GTGTGAAAGCGCTTGACATTTGTGGGGGTTGACCGAAAGTTTTCAGAGTTTTGCGCAACGGGAATCAAAACAGGCGTTGATTTCCATTGCGGATCTGGTCTTTTGCCTCCACTCATTTCAACACCCAAGCCGCCGCCTTGGACTGGAGTAAAGTGTGCTGATGGATTATCCGGAAGTAGACTGACTGAAGGATTTGACATACCCTCTCTAACTTAGACTACGGAATTCTACACTACGTAATTTTGGCGCTTAAGAAAAACCTAAATCAACTCAAGCATACGATGGAGGTACTACAAGAACCGATAACTCTAATTCCTCAGACCGCCATCGAGGGAACTGCGCCCGATTCTCAGACGAGGCGGCGTAAGATTCATTGCAAGCAGGAGCTGATTGTAATGAGTCTTCAAGCGTTTTATTCCAGTCGCAAGGATCTGCAGGAAGTCATTGAACTTCTACAGGGAACTTCCTTAATCAGCCTTCGGCTCATTGACTGGTTTGTGACGAACTATGCCAAGCGCCACAGCATTGGCTACCTCCTCGAGGGCCAAGAGTTTATGGTGTATATGAGCTACAAGAGCCAGCTCAAGGCATATAGTAAGAAGTTGTTTGATCCGTTCTGCCGGCGTGAGCGTATAATGTTCAGTCTACCTGGCGTTGAACCTTTCGTGACCACAGTTGGTAAACTCAACTTCTTTCGCTGGGCCATCGAGAAGAACATCATCGAGTATCTGAAGAAGAACCAGGAGGTGGTAGAAACGGAGATGAATGCTCATATGAAGCAGCTCAGCAGGTCGCGGTCAACGCGCACGGGAACGGATTCATCGACCGGCTCTTCTGCATCCGTGTCAAAGCCTGGAACAGCGACCACGACGAGCAAGCGTGTACGCACTACCTTTCAGACTGCTCTAAACAATACCGTCTGCCATCGTGTAGTTGATATCAAGGTTGAGTTTGACTGATCAATATAGATCAAAAAGTATAAAAGACAGGTCGGCAACTAGGGCACCGCAACAAAAGAGAAAGAGTACTTTTTCTTCAACTGTAAGTTCTTGTTTCTGTGATTTTCTGTAGAAATACATAACCAATAAAATTAAAAACGGAACTGCGAAATAATCTCCAATCTGAGGGAGCTTCATTACTTTCTGACTTATCTTGATTTTTTTATTTTGAATTATCTGCTAGTCTAGTAAAGATCAAACACTCTAAAAGTGAAGTCAGTAAGTAAAACACCACAGACAAAGAAAAAGAGTATATTTTCTTCAGCTGTCAGTTCTTTCTTAGAATTGTTTTTTGTACTAAATGGATTTGACATACCAAATCCAAATCTAGTATTAAAATACAAATTTATTAAAATTAAACAATAAACCACAAAAATTCCAATCAGAGGAATTTTCATCACTTTCTATTTTGTCTTGATTTTTTATTTGACCGTCTCTTGCCACCCATAGGAGCCAAACGAATTCTCTTTCTTGATCCGTTTTTATTGACAACTGCCGTAAATTTTGCTATTTCTTCCTTATTCTTTTCAATCAACATCAAATACTTGCTACGATCTTCATCGATGTCATCAATTCGTTTTTGAATTTCTTCAGGCGAACTATACACTTCAAGCTTATTGAGTTCCAAATTAGGATAGACAGTTGCAATCTTTTTTAGAGTTGAAAGTGGATCTTCATAGAAGCTCTTCTTAAGATTCATTGTAAAGAGATTTTCAAATTGTTCATCTTTTTTGGGTTTTTTTGCGAGAACACGCTCGAGAATTTTCTTATAATTAATCAATTGCTTTTTCAATTCAATTAATCTCAGATGATTACCGATATTGCTTGGAACATTCATAGGATTTTTAGAAGATGGACCATTTGTTGTTCTGTATTTCTTTTTTAATTGAGATAGCAATTCTTCATAATTTAAAGAATTTGTACTTAAAAAATAATCATTATTATTAATTCTTCGAGCACTTTCATTTTCTTCATTAATTTCTGAAGTATCATTAATAATTCGTAATTGAAATTTAGGCCTATCTGTATTTGAGGGTAAAGGAATTAGGATCACTTCATTAAAAAAACTCTCAGTTATAAAATAAGGTTGAAGTGTAATATTTTCATAGAATTTAGGATCTGTTATAATACTATGATATTCATCATAAAATATTGGATTTACTAGTTGCTGGCCTTTTAAAATAAAGTCAGCAGCGTACTTTACTGCAGCCATCTAACTCTGGCTTAGAATTGCTATATTGGCAATTAGAATAGCAAGAGATCCGCCAGCCGCCAGAACAGACGGTTTTTCGCCCTCAAATAGATAACCAAAGACGTAGGCCGCGACAATTCCGAAGAAACTTAACACACTGAAGATCATTGTTGAGACGTAGGGAATTGCGGCAAAACGCATCGAATATCCGATAAATCCAATAAGCGAGTTAAAGAGAAGCATAGGCACCCACGACTTGGTTGATAGATCCAGTTTTGGTAAACTCGCGTTGGAACTACCCAAAAGAGACGCAAGACCCACAACAGGCAACATCCACGCAAAGCTTCCACCGTACAATTCAAACATTCCTCTGAAGGTCGTATCTTCCTTGCCGAGGAGTCGGAAGAAGAAATAAATCATTGACTCAGAGATGCCAGAAAAGACTGCTGCGAGAAGGCCAAGCGGCTTCTCTGCGAGAGGTGAATTCACCTCGGGTCTTGCAATCATTAACATACCTGCAACGGCAAGTACAATCCAAGGAATCTGATACCACGGAATACGCTCATTGAAGATAAAGTATGCACCGATCAAATTCCAGATGGGATAAGCATAGAAAATAGACATCGCATTGCCGGCGGGTAGGTCAGAAAATGCCTTGTAGCTGACGCCGACGTGAAACAGGTTGAGAAGGCCGCCACCGGATGTATTCATTAGGGATACACCTGAGAAACCCTGTTTGCCGAATCCGAGGATGAAGGCGGCAATGCTGGAGTAGACGAGGTTTCGTGAAAAAACCTGTGTCCAGAGGTTTGTATCGACCGATTTGATTAGAATTGGGTAGGATGCTAGAATGACCTCGCTTGCTGGAACTATTAATTCTGCTGGCCCGATCATTTATCTTATTATGTGTGTTTGTTTTTGATTACAACTTTATAATCTTTTTACATCTTCCTGATGTGAATTTGTTCGCTAGAACTAATTTACATCTCGGCCTTGCGCTTGGAAGCCTCCTTCATCGCATCACCGAGCTTGGCATTCGGATCCTTCTTCTTCAACTCCTGGTAAATCTTCTTAACGAAGCCGGTCCACTTCATCGCCTTCGGGTTCATCTTACGCGTCATCTTTCGCGCCGTCTTACGCGATGTCTTACGTGCAGTCTTGCGTGCCATTCTACGAGTCATCATTCGGCTGGCCATTGTATAGTAGTAGAGGTGAAATTAATTTAGAAGATCAGATTTCGAATACAGTAGAGAGCATACACCTGGCACGCAACTAGGCCTGACACAAGAACAATGAAGTATTCAGGTTTCTTCTTATACAACTGAATGAACACATCGGCGTGCTGAAACGCAATAAGAACAGGAAAGGTTGCAGTATAGGATAGCATCATCCATCCGATCTTAGGAAGATGTGTGCCAATAAGGAGGCCACCTACAAAGGCATCGAGGCGATACAACTGAATCTGATTCTTTGCCTCAATTGCGTAGCTGCGAAGCATCTCTTGCGGAAAGTCATCTTCTAGGAGGCTAATCTGAGCAACAGGTGGCTCTACTGCTGGAGGCTCAAGTGCTGCAGGCTCCGTATTTGTTGCTGTTGTTTGTACAGATGACCGGAAGCCATTTGTTGTAAGATTTGGCAGTGTAGCACTCGGCAATGCATTAGTGTAATGATTCGCCATTATGCTTGTTTAATCGTAGAAACCTATATCAATTTTTGAGTGTTATTCACATAAGGCTACGCAGTGAATTCAACTTGTTCTCTTCCGCAAACAAAGGCGGCAAATACCGTCCTGTGAAATTCCGCGTCAAAATGTGTTGCGACTCTGCAATACCTTTGTCTGCACGGCTTTCGACAACGACGGACTTGAGTTCACGCATCGCGTTGCGAGGATCAAATCGCGGTGAGTACTGGTCGAAATAGGAGTTGCCTTCGAGTTTAGCTCCGTTCGGATCAAAGGGTGCTGCAGGAAGAGTTAACGGTTGCATCTTTCTTGAAGGAAGTCCATTCTGGTCATAGAAGGTATCACCCTTACGATTAATTAAGTAGGCAAGTTGTGCAGAGGGTCTATAGGTTGACTGTAGAACCGGAGAGCTAGAATTCCAGGACTCGATCAATCCTGCGTTTACGACATCGCTACTCGATGGTTCTCTCCTTGATCTGATAACAAATTGAGGTAAGGGTGTAGGGTTCACTATACGTGTAGGTATGATAACCGACATCTAAACTGGTGCAACAGAGTTATTTCAAGATGTTTATCGTTCCGTATTATAAATCTGTAGATAGCAGCTGGACACGATACAGTCTCTTTTTATCAAATGGAGGCAAAGAACTTTGGTCGATTGAAGATACTATAAAACCTTCTCACATTAAGACGATTCTCAAGAAGAATGATCTAATCGCTGTTGGACCCCCTGTAAAACTCGGCTCGTGTTATTTTGTGGAGATTGACACGGTGAAAACAAATCTTACCGAATTCTATACGTGGGAAGAAGTAGAGTTTCCAAATGCATCTGAAGATTGCTGGCGAACTCTATCTATGCCGACAGACTTGCTTAGCTGTGGTGTGTTTTGTAGTCAATTCTGGACTGCGACTGCATTGCCTGAGGTCAATACGATCAGGGATTATTTTAGCAAGGTCTAAGGCAGTCGCTCGTTATTAGTATAGAAGGTATGAACCAAGATAGCAGTTCAAGAGGTAAAACATACAGAAAGTCTCACACAGTTTTGGATGTGAGCGGTGCTGTTGCTCTTGGTTTTTACGAAAAGACCTTCCAGTTCTTGCATCAGGATGCGGAAAATGCTCTTCATCGCCCCTGGCATAAGATTGAACGTGGACTTCGTATTGGTCGTCTACGTGAGTTTGTTGAGCGAGAAAAGGCTCGGCTGAATCTGAATGAGGAAGATGAGGATTTGCTATTCAAGCTTTTGATCAAGGGACTTGATCGTAAGGTGTTGAATAGCAAGGCATCTGTCACGTATGATTCAGAGAAGGAGCAGATAACCGAAATCAAGGGGCTCGTTGCACATACGACGGCTGCAGGGCCCGTCAAGTTTTCGCTGATTGAGAAGAAGGCAGTTGTGACGCAGAAGAGACGGGGTAAAGAACCAGCAACAACTACTACTAGAGTAGATGGACCCGCAAGCGAATGATGCAGTTGCAAAGCCTAGCAAGGCTAAAAAAATGAAAACTTATCAACCTGTACCTGATGAAGTACATTTGATGTTTGATGAGCTTTCTAAGTGCCTTGAGGAATGGGAGACCGTGATGCCGAAGCCGAGCCATGTTGACTTAATTGACGACTGGAAGAGTGATTTCAAGCGCTACGTCCAGACAGTCTATCCTGCCGATTTTGATGTGAAAGAAGAGGCTCAGTCTGATCTAGTTCACGACATAACAGCAGGGCTTTTGGAAGCGTATTCCACGTGGCAGCAGCCTGCGTATACAGAGCCGGTGGATTCGGGTATCGTGCACGCACTTCTCAGTAAGCCGCAGACAGAACAGCGTTCTGAGAACTGGTATGCTGAGTTTCTGACGCGAGTGACAGCCAGTGAAATCTACAAGATCTTCGGGAGCCCACGTGAGCGTGCAACACTCGCACTCCAGAAGGCCGGTAAGATTGAGCTATCTGGACGAGGTTCTACGAATATCTCACGACTCGGATCGATGAGCCCGTTTGATTGGGGAATCTGTCTCGAGCCTGTCGTTAAGCTTGTGCTCGAGTCAGAGTGGGATGCGCTCATTCACGAGTGCGGTCGCTTTGTGCATCCTACAGATCCGCGGTTTGCTGCTAGCCCGGATGGTCTAGTTTTACGAGCCAAGAAGTTCAGAGAGCGTGGTGGCCACTTGCTAGAAATCAAGTGCCCGAAGTCCCGAAAGATCGGTGTCAAGTTGCCTCTCGAGTACTTCTATCAGATGCAGCTTCAGATGGAGGTAACAGGCGTGCGTGCCTGTGAGTATGTCGAGATGAAGTTTGATTTATGCGGTATAGCTGACTATAAGGCGGTCGAGGAGACAAAGTGGAAGGGTCTTGTTGCAGTTGTCGGTTGCTTTAACGAAGTGCAGGAAGAGTGGCTACCCTGCAAATACGTCTATGGACCACTCGGTGATCTGAACTGGCGACCGGATCTCGAGCTCAATCAGCAGACGCTGGAACTCAATGTATGGACATCTCCTGATTACTTTCATACGACGGTCTATCGCGACGCAGCGTGGTTTGAGAGTTTGAAGCCGAAACTAGATGAATTCTGGCTTGATGTGGAGAGAGCAAAGAAAGGTGAATTTGTGCTACCTGAGTCATCACGTAAGAAGGCTGATACGAAGTGTCTCATTGTAGACTCTGAACCGGATGAGGTACCGATCGCAACAAAAGGCGTCCAGGTAACAAAACTTGAGTAGCAGTAAGAAGGATGGCACCGGTCATCGGATTTGATTTTGATGAATGTTTAGCACAAGGATATTCGATTGTTCCTTTTATTCTTATTCTTGAACGGCTAATGCCTAGGGCCCTCAAATCACCGAGTGTCTCGAATGTAACTCGGTCAGTTCTAGAAAAGTCAACAAACGCTTTTTATTTGCGGCTAGCGCTCAATGAAATCGAGACAAAGGGCACATTTCTGAGGCCTAGCTTCTTGACACTTCTACCGAAGCTACTCAAGCTGCGTCAACAAGGTCTCGTCGAACACCTTTTTTTGTACAGCAACAATGGTATTTCAACTCTGCTCGATACGATGGATCATATCTTGGCACTTACACTTGTAAGAAAACCTTACAGTGTTCCTCAGGATCAACTTCTGATTGGACCGAATGGCAGACTCCAATGCTTGTCTCCCCGGGCATCTCTAGACGATCCGTGCCGTGCAGTGGAACCGAAAGATCCAAATGGCTTTCGTGAGAAGTCTGTTGCGGGAATTTCGGCGTGTATCGGACAAGCAGTTGATACAACTGAACTCTACTATTTTGATGACACGCGAATGCATACTGGCTTGATGAACGCTATCCAGAATCGCTACGTAGTCGTCAAAAAGTACGAGGTGCGTATGGCCAATAAGAAGATTGCTGAAATGTTCATTGAGAGTTTCCCGTCGAATGCATTTTATGCAGGAAGCAAAGAGGCCAATGTACTTTTGACACAAATGCAGGTGATCCTTCCTGGCTTTCGGCCGACAGGCAAGGAATCAAGTAAATCACTTACGGAGAAACTTACCAAGGAACTTACCAAGTTTTCACCGTTGGCGGGTGGACGAGTTTTACGAAACTGGAATGCAGCAGAGATTGCAGCAGATGAACGGGCTCTAGAATCTGCAATTTCACCGGTGTTTACTTACGGTCAAGTTACAAACGACAATGCTGCGGGATCTATCTTTAGAGCACCTGTAGGCGGTAGACGTCTAGTAAACAAAACACGGAGACGTGCTAGAAAAACACGACGCAATAATTAGATGGTCTTCGTCGAAGGAGATCGATACAAGATAGATGTAAATGGAAAAGAGTATTTTTTACATCTCAAAAAATACACTGTTGCTAAAAAAGGTTCGTTTTGGTGGGCAGAAGCTGAAGAGGGAGTCGTTATTCCAGGCTGGCCAAAGAGTGCATCTGGAAAATCAGGAAGATTTTTGGGTATGAAAGACGATGAAGTGGAGGAACAGCTAAAACAAAATGGATTGGTTTTAGTTGTTTCTGAATGGAAAGGTGGAGTTAGGAAAGGCGACTCTAGAAAAAGGAGAACACGTCATAAAAGACGCGTACGTCAAACACGCCATAAAAGACGCGTACGTCAAACACGTAGAAAGTAAATTTAGATCTTGTAAAATGACAGCACAAGCTCACGCATCCACGCGGATCCATTATCAGGCGTCTTGTGCTTGTAATTATTCGTTACTTGACCGTACGAACCGGTCTTCTCAATCAACCTCTCAGCATCAGTCATGTAGGAACATTCTGATTTGAGAGTACTGAGACGCTCAGGGCCTGACTCCATATAATCACCGAGCAGGTGGTATGGAGTTCTCTGATCGGTTATCGTTGCATTTGCAGGACCCGAATTGAGCGGCATCGGGCTTGTCAGAGGCATCGTGCACTCCTGTGTTGTCGGATAGCCACTGTTCGTTAAGAAATCGGTAAATCCGTCCTTTCGGCACAATGCAGGATAGAATGTATAGATTACGCCCATCACGACCATTCCAATAAAAAACCAGCCTATTGCGTGTATATTTGCAAGAAGTGTATTAACAGACATACTGCCCTCTATCGTGAGGGTTCATTTTGATCCTGAAGCAAATCTCACTGTCCATTCACGCGCAGTAAGCTCATATTCCGCACGATTGTTCGTATACTGTGTTGCGATATCGGGCATTAGAGGATCAGCAGGGTTTGGATCACACAGCATTGACAGAATTGAGAGAAGCACCTTCGAAATTGTCAGTGCCGGAGACCAATTCTGCTTGAGAATATCGAGGCAAATGAAGCCTTGCGAATTGATATTTGGATGATAAATCTTCGTCGTAAAGACAACACGAGGAGGCCGAAAGGGATAATCAGCAGGAAACTGAATATTTACATTGAATACACCTCCGCTAAAGGGAGAGTCCGGCGGACCAAAGATGATTCCTTCCCAATTGAAGATATCTGAATCCGTTATTGGGCCCGCAGAACAATTTGCAGGAGGATCACTACGAAGATCAGTGAGTTCACGAGAAATCCGTTTTGCAGCAGCCATTGTTTGATACGTTTAAAATAACGGCTACAAGTTCAATTTTTACCGCGGTAGCAGCAGTTGGAATGAATGGATGATGATTCTGAAACAACTATCATTGGACAAGACACTTCATATTCCACAAACTGGATTGCACTTCTTACTTCCGAAATTATGTTCTATAAACTCTGGATTAATATACTTGACTGCTTAGAAGAGTTTGGAGGTCAACCTTCGCCTTGACCCCTAAAATTGACCCGCTTGCGCCCCCTTGGTCAAATACAATCTCACAATGCACCGTAGTATGCGCGTTATCAAGAGGGATGGAAAGAATGAGTCAGTTTCCTTTGACAAGGTTTTGCGTCGTATGCAAAAGATTGCCAAGGGTCTCGAGGTCCAGCCTGACGCCATTGCCCAGAAGGTACTCTCACAGATCTATGATGGCGTTAAGACAAGCGAGTTGGACGAGCTAGCTGCACAGCTAGCAGCCAGTTTGTCAACCTTGCATCCGGATTATGCCATCCTAGCCTGCCGTCTGACTGTAAGCAATCACCAGAAGAACACTGAGGAGAGCTTTAGTAAGGTCGTCAAGACTCTTAGTCATCAGACGCTCGAGCACACTGGAACAAACTTCCGATATGTGAGCGAGGATCTGGAAGCTGTCGTAGATCTGTATTCAAAGGAAATTGAATCCCGGATCCAGTACGATCGCGACTATGACTTTGACTACTTTGGCTTCAAGACACTCGAGCGCTCTTACTTGCTGAAGGATACAAAGGGTCGTATTCTCGAAAGGCCCCAGCATATGTGGATGCGAGTGGCTCTGGGTCTTTGGACCTGCGGTGCTGCAACAACACTGAAGGATCTGGAGCAGGCCTTTGAGACCTATGATTTGATGTCGACGAAAGTCTATACACACGCCACTCCGACTCTCTTCAATGCTGGAACGCCTCGGCCTCAGCTGAGCTCGTGTTTCTTGATGGCGATGACGGATGACAGTATCGCTGGAATTTACAAGAGTCTCGGCGACTGTGCGGCCATCAGCAAGTATGCGGGTGGCATTGGTCTTCACGTGCACAATGTTCGTGCTCGGGGATCTGTCATCCGGGGCACGAATGGAACCAGCAATGGTCTTGTACCGATGTTGCGAGTCTTTAATAACACTGCACGCTATGTTGACCAAGGAGGTGGTAAGCGCAATGGCTCCTTTGCAATCTATCTGGAGCCTTGGCACGCGGATGTGGAGGACTTCTTGAAGCTAAAGAACAACACCGGCGCGGAGGAGGAGAGGGCCCGTGATCTCTTCTATGCTCTCTGGATCCCGGATCTCTTTATGAAGCGGGTGGAGGCGGATGGAGACTGGACTCTGTTTTGCCCGAATGAGGCTCCCGGCCTTTCGGATGTTTGGGGCGATACGTTTGAGGAATTGTATACGAAATACGAAAAGGAAGGTCGTGGCCGAAAGACGGTCAGCGCCCAGAAACTCTGGTTCAAGATTCTGGACAGCCAGATGGAAACTGGAACTCCGTATCTTCTTTACAAGGACGCGGCGAACCGAAAGAGCAACCAGCAGAATCTGGGAACGATCAAATCTAGCAATCTTTGTACGGAGATTATGGAATTCAGTAGCCCGGAGGAAACTGCGGTTTGCAATCTGGCTTCCATCGCTCTGCCGGCGTTTTGTAACAAGGAGACTCGGACTTTCGAGTTTGAGCGTTTGCGGAAGGTGACCAAATCGGTTGTTCGGGCTCTGAACCGGGTGATCGATATCAACTTCTATCCGACTCCGGAAACTCGGCGAAGCAATATGCGCCATCGGCCAATTGGTCTTGGAGTCCAGGGACTTGCAGATGTCTTTGCAATGCTTCGGATGCCGTGGGAGTCGGATGAAGCTGCCCGAATGAATCAGTTGATCTTTGAACACATGTACTTTGCGGCAGTTGAAGCGAGTTCGGAGATGGCAGTGGAAACGGGTGCCTATGAAACCTTTATTGGATCGCCGGCGTCTCAGTGGCGCCTCCAGCCGGATCTCTGGAACATTCAGCCGATAACTGAAAAGGAAGGAACATTGAATTGGACAGTTCTGAAGGCGATGGCTGCCCGGGGTCTTAAGAACTCTCTCCTGATCGCTCCGATGCCAACGGCTAGTACCAGCCAGATTCTGGGATATACGGAATGCTTCGAGCCGATGACTACGAACATCTATGCGCGCCGAACGCTGGCCGGAGAGTTTGTTGTGATCAACCGATACCTGATGGAGGATCTGATGAACCGGGGTCTCTGGTCGCAGGGGCTGAAGCAAAAGATCATTGGGCTCAATGGCAGTGTGCAGGGTCTCGACGAGATCCCGGAGGATATTCAGGCGCTATACAAGACTGGCTGGGAGATCAAGCAGCGTACGCTGATTGATATGGCTGCTGCACGTGGACCCTTCATCTGCCAGTCGCAGAGCCTGAACTTGTTTCTGGAGAATCCTACCTATGCGAAGCTCACGAGTATGCACTTCTATGGCTGGAAGGCTGGACTGAAGACCGGCTGTTATTACTTGAGGACGAAGGCACCTGTGATGGCACAGAAGTTCACAATTGATCCGACCCTTTTGACTACTGCTAAGACAGTTGCAGAAGAGGCTGATGAGGAATCAAATGCTAGCGGAGCAAGTAGCAGTGCTGAGAGTGATGATGAAGATGCAGCCTCGGAAGAGGATGAGCCAGTGCTCTCAGCGGAGGAGAAGAAGAAGGCAGATCGTGCTGCTTTACTGAAGCGTCTTGCTCTAGAATATGAGGAGTCGCAGAAGGATAACTGTGTTGCTTGCTCTTCTTAGTTTATTAACTTAATTCCAATCATACCAATGGGTACATTCTGAAATGTAGACACTGATTTGAACTGTTTTTCAAGTGGTTGTAAGTTCTCCACTAGTTTATCACTCATCACATATCCGATATACTCTCCACCAGGCTTCAGCACACGCTTGAGCTCAGACACAAAGGTCGGGTTTGAAAAAAAGATATAGTTATCGGGGCCGACGGTATCAATGACAGTATCGACAGAGGCAGAGTCAGAAAGCCACGTTTTGCATACATCAAAGCATAGATCTGGAGAGACTGCTGGGTCTCGGTCGACGTAGACTATACTTGCATCTTTCGTCTTGAGTGCGTACTGCTTCTTCACGAGCGGCGAATTGCGCATTTCTGTTAAAGAGCGACCGTGTCCTAGAATATAGATTGTTGTCATCTACTTGTTGTAGATGCGAACGATTTATGTAGTACCATAGGCTGCAAGTAGTTTATTTTTTGCTAAAGAGGTTTCAAGTATAAACCATTTCTTTGTTTCTATATCCCATCTAGCACCCAATTTCTTGGCTTCTTCCTTCTTTGTGAATGGAACATTTAGATAAATCTTAGAACTGCTTAGTGTGTTAGTTGCTTTTCTTTTATCATAAGGACAACTCTCAAGACCAATTGCCTGATTGGCTAGTTTATCTGCGGCTTCATTTCCAAGCGAATGAATGTCCGATTTGCCTGTATGAGCAGCGATCCATTGAAATCTGACGTTTGGCTTATCTTTGTACAGCATATATACTTTCTTGACTATTTCCTTATTTGGAATATCATCGTTCCAGTTTTCCTTTGCCTGTTTTTCACCATAGGTCGTTGCAGCTTGAATTGCATAGCGAGAATCTGACATAATACAAATCTTATTGCCTTCAAGAATACTGTCTTCAATGATGTCGTAGGTCCGAATAATTGCCCAGAGTTCAGCTGTATTGTTTGATTGTTTTCCTTCAACACACTCGGACAAATTACAAGGATCTCCTTCGCCAAAGTAAATTCCAATTCCTGCTTTTGCATCTGGCATTCCATTATTTGAACAAGCTCCGTCAGTATAGACGTAATAGTCAGGTTCAAATAGTGGTTCAGGAATAAACTGAGTTTCTGGTTTTTTTACTATTTCTTTTGCTGTTTTCATTAGGACACTAAATGCATTTGTACCTGATTCATATGATTTCTCTTCAATTGAATTAGATAATACAATTCCTTTCAAGAATTCTTTTGCTTGTTGTTTTGTATCAAATTTTTTATATTTTGCTGCAGAGAAACCATTAATTTGAGCATTGCATTCATCCCAAGATGGAAATATACCTGTCTCTCGACCTCTTGCTACTGCATAGTATGGCATTACTTTTCAAATAACTAGACAAATATATCAATTTTTACAGCAATTTTTATAGTATCTTAGCTATCCTCCACCTCAACGCCCACTAATCCGTGGAGCCACTTGATAAACTGCGGCGGCCAACCCCAGAAACAGCCAGTCTGAGCTCGTCCTGCAATGATTCGTGTGCTCGTGTTTGAGCCGTGATTGAGCGCAACGAGAATCTGCTGCGGTGGAATTTCCACAAAGGTCTTGCAAGAAGGAACAAAATGCTCACCCTCACAGCTGCCGACATCAGGGAACGGATGCTTTTTTGCATACTCCGTATAAAAGCAGAAGGATGCTTCGCTCACACGCTGCCTCTGCTCAAGAACCCACGGTGGCACATTGACTGCACTAATACCCTGACGGAGATCGTACATTGCTATCATCGTGCAGCCGACCACATCTGTGTTGGGGTCATTTAGAAGCCAAGCAACGCGTCTGCGAAAGGACGTCTCAGGATATACATCGTCGTCGTCCATATGAAGACAGATTGAGTGCTTCGCAGCTGCAACCGCCTTGTTTCTCTTGTATCCTACAGCACGCTTCTTCGTCATTGGCACATACGTGATCTCACAGCCAGGAGCACGCTCTTCAAACTTCTTGATTTTGTCAAGAATCATCTTGTTGGGATCATCACTGTCGTCGACGATGACCCACTGAATCTTATCACGCGGATAGTCTGTGGTCAGAATATTTACAAAGGCGAGATCGATGAAATTTCTGCGATTATACGTGATGGTTAACACGCTAATAGGAGGGCAGTTCTCAGGTAAAAGACCAGGAGGTAGCTGCGACTTGACCTTCTTTAGCTTCTTGAGACGCTGCAGAATACGGTCGCTGACTAGAGCCAGAAACCGATTGTAGCGATCCTCACTGGTATCGATGGCATCTTTGCCACCGAATCGATCGGCTGAGAGTGCGTGCTGGTACGCTCCCTGAATATCTACAGTTGTGATCCCAGACAGATCAGCAACTAGACCACAGTGTTCCTTGATCGCATTAACGGGTGTCTTGAGAAATGTCGCGTATTTCTTACCGCCAAAGGTTTCCTCGTAGACAGGAATTGTATTGATCAAAAGGGATGCACCACGAGCCTCGGCCTGGGCTGCAGTGAAACCGAAGCCCTCTGCTGCACTGATCGCGATGTGTAAGGGAGACTGGACTGCAAGCTTCTCCATCTCGATAGATTCTAGAAACCCACGCTTGACTGTTACAGATGCAGGGAAGTTTCCTGAGAGGTCGGCTTCTGTTAGAGCTGTCGTGACAGTAACAGGACAGTTATCAGGCCAGAGTGGAAGAAGCTTGTTCGCAGCGATGTGCTTATTGATAGAGCCACCGAGAATCCAGAGAGCTCCCTTACTTTCATTATCGAGCGACTGAATCGGCTTCAGGGGTCCCCGAATACACCACGGAATGTGCACGGCTTTGCTGGAAAAATCCTTGATACGACTTTCCTCCTTGACCCAGATCTCCGTAAAAAGTTCCTTGTAGGAATCCCACGCAGGCACGCACCACTCAGGGTTCACCATCCAGATCTGAATAGGTGCCCACTGAATCCATACAGGATGAGGAACCTCAAGATGGATTACGATGTCGGCGGGGCTCGGTGGCTGGAGAGGATCCTGGCGCACAAACTCAAATTCCTCACCACCGATATGCTTCAGTGCAGTCTCCAATAGAGTCGCATCCTGACTGAGTCCAAATGTATTGGACTGGTTGAATAAAAGAACAACACGACGCATCTGATACGTGATTCCTTTCTATTGTTTAGACCCAACAGAAAAGCTAGGTAATTCAAACCCAGTTTCTAATGATCCAATGCAGACTAGATACTGATTTCCAATTAAAGATCCATACAGATTATTCTTGGCAGTAAATTCTCGAAATGCTTTAACAACTCCATAATACCCATATGCTCCTGAAACCCATTCAACAAGAACATCGCCTGCTGAATTGCGAGGTATTCCATCTAAATCAACTGCATCATCACCTAGTATATACCGATTTGATTTCATTTTAGGATAATATAATTCTAGATCCTGTTTTACAAAAGGATATGAGTGATTTCCATCAATATATAAGAAGTCAATTTGATCAGGAATTAGAGAAACAGCTTTGGATGAAAATTCACGAATAAAATGCACTCGATCTCCATAGATATCTTTTAAGCGCATTGATGTATCAATATAAATAGCATCGCCTGTAGTCTTATTTATTGTATCATCATATTCGGGATAAGAACAATAAGGATCAATGCAATAAAGTGTACAGGTTGGAAATGTCTTGAGTATTTCCTCAGCAAATTCGCCTTTATGAGTTCCAATTTCAACACAAATTCCATTTACCATCTCGCTCGCAAGTTCTCTAATTATCTCATTTCTATTCATCTAAAATAGATTGTAATTAGGATTTAGACCCTAATTGAAGAATTTTGAGATACCACGGTAGAAGACATCCGATGTCTCATAGTTCAAAAATAAGAAATCTAGGTTTTTTGTCGTGGTCAAATGATCGTGCACCTCTAGAAAAGCTTGGATCTGAATTCTCCAAGGCAGTCTTAGCAGAGAATCGCCGATTTACCAAAGCACTCGATGGTTTCAAACAATCAAGGATGTCGCACTACAAGTACAAGACTAATCTTCCATCTTGGACCTACAGAGGATTTACTGTAGAGGGTGATGACAAAGGCTGGACACCGGCTGAAACGTGGTCTGCCAAGGACTTTCAGATCAAAGTATGGGATGCAGATATTGATGATCTGACGGGTCTATTCGCTGGAGCAGTCCCTGAATCAGATGGATACGAACGGTTTACAATTAGCATCTATTCATTATCTACAGGTAAACCGACCCTAGTCGACCATCTGAAGATGCCGTGTGGGCCTCAGGTTGCCTGGCTCCCTACTTCAGATCTAGTCTATCTACAATCCTCGAAAGATCTAAACTACGACAGTCTCTGGCTTTGGAACCCTACAACGAAAACCTCAAAGGAACTCTACCGTGTTGCTAACCCAACTCAGATCCTTGAGATCAAGCGTCTAGAAGACGGCTCAGTCGCTGTTCTAGAGAACGACTATGAGACTAAACGTCTAGGATTTGTTTCATCGAAAGGTGTGCACTGGAAAGCAAAAGGCGCAGATATTGTTCTTGTGTCTGAAACAGTGTTCTATGTGGATCAGACTGAAAAAGAGCCAATCGAGTCGCAAAGTATTCTTGGCGGCTGGACTGTAAAACGATCCTTTGGTCTGAAGACTCTGTATGATCGAGATGAGAAAGCCATAACAACAGTTTGGGGTGAGATCAAATCAGATTCACGAGATCCTACAACTCTCTGGATTTCGGATGTTCGCTATGAACCCTATGTAATTGACACAAGAACTTGGTCTCTCTCGAATCCTCTACCGTATCCATTTACAGTTACCTATACTCCTGAACCCGCACCGACCTTTGTGATTCGTCCAGATAAACAGGAAATCAAAGGTCTTCTCATTAATGCATATGGCGCGTACGGTATTCCTACAAAAGCAGGGGCTCTCGTTTCGCGCTGGCATCCTCTTCTGAAAGCGGGTTGGGCGATCGCATCGGTTTCGGTTCCCGGTGGAGGTGATCACACGCAGAAATGGCGTGAAAAAGGACAGCGTCGTGGACGTCGAGATGCAATCGATCTTCTCCGGCTTACGATTTTGGACCTTCAAGAGGAAGTGGGAGTTGAGCCAATGAAGACAGTTTTGTACGGTCGATCTGCAGGCGGCTTGTTAGCTAGCAGCACTGCTCTTATGAATCCTGGACTTGTAGGTGGTCTCTATATTGAGAGTCCTTATGTTGACGTGCTGCGTACAATTAGCAACCCTGAGTTGCCTCTTACCTTGCTGGAAACGAAGGAATTTGGTATTGGAACTGATTTTATTGATTTTGTCGAGACGGCCAGCTGGAGTCCTATGGAGCATATTCCGAGTGAAGGAATCCCTGACTTGTTTATTTTGGCGCGTGCGGACGAACAGGATTTACAGGTATATCCGTATGAAGTGTTAAAGTTTATTGAGAGGGCTCGAGGGACTAAACAGAAAACTGGAGATGCGCTAAAACTTCTACAGATTAGCAAGGGTAGAGGACATTTTGCAACAACGATTAAAACAAGAGAAGAAGACTGCTGGCTTTTAAATAAAAATATAGGATACAAGTATACTAAGATGTCTGGTCTTTCCATTAACACAACTCAAACCAAGGCTGCAGAAATGCTTGGAGATCTCAAGTATGGGCAGTGGCGCAAGAACCGCGGTGCCTCTCGTAAGAACCGCACAGAGCGTAAGAACAAGACAAACCGGGCCAACCGCATGAACCGCAGCACCCGCAACCGCATGAATCGCAAGAACAAGACAAACCGGGCCAACCGCAAGAACCGCAGCAACCGCAACCGCATGAATCGCAAGAACAAGACAAACCGGGCCAACCGCCACTGAACTAGTCAAGGATAAGACATCCTGACTGCGTAGAATCAGTAGCAACCCAATTCCTAATAAATTGAGATCTGTGTAAGCTATGAGCTCCATAGACCTCAAGTCCCTTTCGATGCTTTGCTGTTCCGTATCCCTTATTGTTCAGCAAATCATATCGCTCAGCGATCTCCTTATTTTTGTTAGCCCATTCTGAAACCCACGTATCACGTCCTACTTTTGCAAGAATGGAAGCTGCAGCAATCGGCACGTAGGTTGCATCACCGTCAGGAATACACTCATACGGAATACCTTGGATGAGTGGCTCAAGAATACCGTCTACCAGGAGCACTTCAGGCTCTAGGCCGGTAAAACAAGCAGTCTTTGCACGACGAAAGGACTCTTGATTAGCCCAGGTGGTTCCCTTTTCATTGAGTTCTGCAGCACTCACTGATCCAACACCCCAATCGACTGCGAGAGCTTGAATGGCTTTTGCAACTTCTGAACGTCGCTTCTCAGACATTTTCTTACTGTCTTTGATTTTCGGTGTCCATTCACGATGCTCATCGGTCCACTCATCTTCAGGTGGCCAGATGACGGCTCCGGCAAAGAATGGTCCCCAAAAGCAACCACGACCCGCTTCATCGAGACCAAGTTCGACGGTTGGAAGTGCGCAGAACGATGTTTTAAGAGAAGATATTTTGAGTACAGTTTAAGCAAATAAATATGTAGTTAATTTTTGACCCAACGATTAGATAGAGTCTCGATGAAGACTGTACAAATACTATACTTACTACTTTTGATTGTGGCAATCATCTGGGTTGTTAACAGCACTCACTTACTCGATTTCAAGATGAACGAGGGATTTGCCTCTAGTTCTGTTCTACAAGGGCCAGTCCCTGTGATGCCCGCCGAACCGAGCATCCCCAAAACACTCGATCAGGTAATTTTGAAAACGAACTATCTTCCTGATCCTCGTATTGCGGGTGAGCTTCCGTATGGCCCGTATGCACAACAGGCATCTGTTGGATCCTTTCCGTACCAGGATCCTGCGCTACAACCGGCTGAACTACAGCAGATGAAGATGCTGTTTGAGGACATACGGGGCTTCTTGGTCTTTCAGGGAGTTGAATTAATGAATACAAGCGACCCGACTGTGTCATTACCTCTGACCCAGTTGCGATCTGATAGTCGCAGGTTGCAGCAGGAGGTTTCGATCTTAGATCGCAATCCAGGTATTCCATCATCACTAACTCAGCAGGACGTTGCAGATATTCAGCAGCAGCTCACATATCTGCAGAGAAAGGTTCGTCTATTCCAGACTTCGGGTGTTATCACGGAAGGGTTTACGGATGGGGCTGAGGTAAAGACACGTGCAACGGCGACTGATCTGCAGAATCTGCAAAGCAGCATCTATGCAGCGATTCTGACCTTGTCATCGAGTGGAACGGTTGATGCGGTCACTCAAGCACGTATCCTTAATCTCCAGAATATGTACTCGGCAATCACGGATATGATCAACAAATTGGATAAAGGTATCTGGACCGCAACCGATGTTCCGGTCTTTAAGGAGGATATTGATGGAATTCTACCGAATTTGGCATCGCCTGCAAAGGCCATCGCTGATCTATTTAGCTCAAGTGGTAGCGGCAGTGGCAGCAGCAGCAGTGGTAGCACGAGTGAATTTGCTGCAACTCCTACTGGACAAGCACTCGCTTCGATAGTAGGACCAAGTAATCTTGATACAGTCTTGAAGAACTTTCAGAAGAATGGCAACTTTAATGTGGATGTTTCGTTTGGATACAACGGATCTGGATCTACTACTTCATCTACAGCTTCTTCATCTACAGGTACTTCTAACAATATGGGCACGAACTACAATGCATCATTTGCGGTTGACTCTAAAGGAGATGTAAAGCAAGTATCTAGTTCTGGAGAATCCTCTGATTCATCATATAGCCCTCAGATGACGGGATCGCCGTTTGATACCTCAATACCCAGTTTTATTGATACATCCAAATCAGGACTTGACTGGAAGAAACGTAATAAGGACATCTGCGAGCAGATTCGTTTGCGTGGTCTAGATCCCGCCGATTTTGGCTGCTTGCCGGCTGGATCTGTTATGTCGCCGGCTTTCTCTTGGAGAGGCTACACGAAGATGATCTGTGGTCGTCTAGGTGCGACGCTCGATTCTGGATTGCCGCAGGCGTGTGGATGCCCACCTGATAATTGGTCTGGTTGGACCTTATAAGGGTCGTCGTAAAATTAGCAACTAACGATAGAAGGGTATGAAGATCACCTTAATCCATTTATTTCTTGTAGGAGTTGCAGCTCTCATATTGGGAGGAATTGGAACCTATGGTTGTATGAGAATTGCAGGATTTAGAAATTATGATGGATTTACTGGAGGGTCATCTCCGGTCTGCGAATCGTGTGGCGAGAGTGGATCGTGCAGTTGCCCAAATCCGGCTCCAAAGTGCCCTACACCCGCTCCGATTGCACCGTGCCCGCGTACGGTTGAACCGGATATGAGCAAGTACGTTCTGAAGTCGCAGGTGCCGCCCTGCAGAACTGCACCTGATATGTCTCTGTATATGCTGAAGACGGAGTGCCCGCCCGTTCCTGATTTGAGCAAGTACGTTCTGAAGAGTAGCATCCCGAAGCCGCAGCCTGTCATCATTGATAACAGTATGTGCAAGAAGTCGGCAGGTGAGTGCCCTCCTTGCCCGAGAGCCCGTTGCCCTGAAATCAAGTGCCCGCCACCGACCAAGTGCGCACCTCCGGCCCCTTGCCCGAGACCCGTGTGCCCACCGACGGTGGTCAAGTGCAAGTCTGAGGAGGCGGCGCAGACTGTGCGTCCATTCTTGGCGCCGCTGAATATGCAGGCGTTCGGAATGGGCATGTAATGCCCATACGCAGTACTGGCAAAGCCAGTTAGGAATGGGCATGTAATGCCCATACGCAGTACTGGCAAAGCCAGTTAGGAATGGGCATGTAATGCCCATACGTAGTACTGGCAAAGCCAGTTAGGAATGGGGATGTAAAGCAAAATAACTAACCAATTTATATGCATTACACAAGTAAAAAAGCAGGAGAATATTTTGCTGATTTATACGGTAAGGATAACTTTGTCGTTGTTGATATTGGTGGTGCTGATGGACACAAACGGTTTCGAAATTACTATACGAACTTAAATATGAAATATATTTGCGTAGATCTTACACCCTGTGAATCGGTAGACGTTGTTATTGAACCTGGGCAAAAATTACCCTTTGCAGACGGTTCAGTTGATTTAGTTATTTCTTCCTCTTGTTTTGAACACGATCCTTGTTTTTGGATTACCTTCAGAGAAATGTGTAGAATTACAAAAAACGATGGATTCATTTATATAAACGCACCTTCAAAGGGCTCGTATCACTGTGTTCCTGGTGATAATTGGCGTTTTTATGGAGATGCAGGGCAGGCTTTAGCCTATTGGGCCAGTTTATCCTATGGAAATGAAATACCTTATCCAGTTTCTGTAGAAGAGACCTTTCATATTCATACAACTATGCAAACAATGCCAAGTCATTGGTCAGATTTTGTCTGTATTTGGAAACGGACATCTGAAAAGCAATCTACTATCGTTGTATCCGATACAATGAAGAATAAAATGGGTCCCTTGAGACTAAAGCTAATAAATGATGGTTTAAATTGTTCATCGCAAAAAGAGGTTTCACCACAAGAATGGGGACCCTAGAGTTTGTAAAAAAGTTGAAAATATCGCCGTCTAAACTAAATTATTATAAGAATAAGTATAACAATGCAGATCTTCATAAAGACGTTAACTGGAAAAACAATTACGCTGGACGTGGAACCGTCTGACTCAATTGAAATTGTAAAGCAAAAGATTCAGGACAAGGAAGGCATTCCTCCCGACCAGCAGCGTCTGATCTTTGCTGGTAAGCAGCTCGAGGATGGTCGTACATTGAGCGACTATAATATCCAGAAGGAATCTACGCTGCATCTTGTACTCCGTCTGAGAGGTGGTCACTAGATTAACTTCTGAAGTGTCGCATTCATATTCTCCTTCAGTTTATGCGGCTCAATCATAGCCTTATCAACAAGCATTAGCTGATATGGTGTGGGTTCACCAACTAAAGTAGCAGGGACTCCAAATGCCCGTGCAGCAACAAATACATTCAGATTCGAAGTCCTGATAGGAGTTGGAGTCTGAGCCATCAAATAGAGTTGCTCATACGCGAGTGCAATAGGTTCAGCAAAATTAGTATAGACAGTATTGTTATCAGCAATTTCTGTGGTTGTAGATTTGAAGAGAGATAGATAGTTATACTGTCCTTGTTCAATAACTGAAGTAATACAGCCTGAAAAATAGCAAGGAACATTTGCAAGTTGCAGTAGACATTCCGTATGATGTTCACGGCAGCCGATAGGGCCTAGCTTTTTGAGTTCAGTTGCATTTGTTTCATCTACTGTGTCAAGAATCCAGGACATTGATACGCAAATAGGTATTATCTTTTTTGAAATTGGAAATGAATACCAGAATCCATTCAGAATCATTATACAAGGCAGAATTGAATAAGTAAAGATATTTGCAGCGTCGATCCATTCAACAATCACAGGACCAACCTTCTTTTTTGTTATTGCATCAAAGATAAACTGCTCAAAAGAGCAAGATATCGTATTTGCCTGATATAGACGAATGTACCAATACTGAAGTACTGCGATAATCTGAATTGCATCACAAGGCGTTAGTCCATTTCCCTTCCAGACAATTCCTAATGCTAAGTTTGATGAAGGGAGCATCTATACAAGTATAGCTCTTATCTTTATAAGCCCAAGTAGATGGATACCCGATTTTGGGGGCCTTCCGGTTGGAAACTTCTACACGCAATTACATTTGCATACACACCCGCAACAGATCGAAAAGCTATGCAGACATTCTTTGAGATGCTTCCATTTGTGCTGCCTTGCAAATACTGCAGGTCGAATCTGACTATTCATATGAAGAAGCATCCTTTAGCGCAGGCACTTCATTCACGAGAGACATTATCAAAGTGGCTCTGGAGAATTCATAATGAAGTGAATGCGAAGCTGCGATCTCAGAATTTGACGACTGAAAAGGATCCGCCGTTTGAAGCCGTCGAGAAATACTATACAGATCTCTTGCGAACTGGTTGCACTCGCACAGAGTTTCCAGGATGGGACTTTCTGTTTTCAATCGCAGAATTTCATCCGATGGCCTTGGCATCGAAGCAGTCTGTTCCGATACAGGGTGCGCCGCCTTGCCATCTGCTTGTGGACTATGATGAGAAGAACCAGTGGAATTGTTTGACTTCCGATGAACGTTTTCCATTGTACATTCTCTTTTGGCGCAGCCTCGCTGCAGTTCTACCCTTTCCTGAGTGGCGAGCCTCTTGGCTAAAAAATGGGTCATTCGATGACATAGATCTGTCAACACGTGATAAGACATTGAAGTGGCTATGGTCTCTACGCTGCGCACTAGAGACCGAGTTGGAACTCTTGAATCGCTGCAAGTACTCAGCCCTTTGTAAGACTCTCAAAGTCTTTCGCAGTGGATGTACGAAATCGAGTCGGGCAAAGACGTGTAGAAAAAAGAGATCTTCATAACAAAGAGATGAGTGAGATATCAACGTTATCCGCATTTCAAATGATTCTACTGTTTTTAATTCTTATGGGTATCCTCCATTATATTTGGCTTATCTACAAGGATAAATACGAGATCATCAAATCTGATTTCAGTGAAGGATTTACTGGCGCGTCAAGTGATGCCGAGGTATCAAGAACTACGTGGTTTGAGAATGAGGAACTGTTTGATGAGTTCTATGGGAGCGTCTACGATAATCTGACGCAACTTTCGGGTAGATATCCGCAGGAGCTTGCTCTGATTCTGCATCAGTGGAAAAAGACGGCCTCTACGGATGAAATGGATGTTCTTGATGTTGGCTGTGGAACAGGAATTGCTTCGGTTCTTCTGGCCAAAATGGGAGTACATTCAATCGTTGGCTTAGACAAGAGTGAGGCGATGCTCCGGCGTGCTCGTAATGTAGTACTGCCGGCGATGGCTCTATCACAAGAAAAGAAGGACTCCGTCACCTTTTTACAGGGTGATATGAATCAGCAGGCGACGTTCACTGCAGGACAGTTTAGCAACGCAGTTGTTCTCTTTTTTGTCATTTACTACTCTATAGATAAGGCGGGTCTCTTTCAGAATCTCTTTCATTGGATTCGCCCTGGAGGGTCAATCGCGATTGAAGTCGTCAACAAGTACAAGTTTGATCCGATGCTAGAGGCGGCTAGCCCGTTCGTTGGTGTATCACTACAGAAATACACAAAGGAACGCATAACAAAGAGCAAGGTAGAGTTTGATCGGTTCTCGTATGAGGCTGAATTTGATTTGCAGGATCCTGCAGCCGAGTTTCGCGAGACGTTCCGCTTCGCGGATAAGTCAGTCAGACGTCAACGGCATACGCTCAATATGACTGATATCAAAGATATTGTACATTTGGCTCAGACGGCTGGATGGAAATATGAGGGAAATATTGATCTGGTGACTGCAGGGTTTGAGTACGCATATGTGCTACTGTTTACTCATCCGTGAGATTTCCAAATAACAAGCATAAAAACAAAAATTGAACTACCTGTTGTTTGTACTGGTAAGTACACACAACAGAAATGGCCTCTTCGATTCCGAATGAGTTCTACTGCCCCATCACGTTCGGCCTGATGCAGGATCCTGTTATCGCTGCTGACGGACATACGTATGAGCGCGAGGCAATTGAGCAGTGGCTCGTGAATAATATCACGAGCCCCAAGACCAATCTTCCTCTGACCTCGATGAATCTTATTCCCAATATCGCACTTCGCAATACGATTCGTGATATGCTGGCAAAGCAGCCTCTGCACTTTCAGACGCCGAAGCTGGTCGGCAAGTTTGAAAACAAGACTCTTATTGCCAAGGCGTATCCTGCAGATGCGGCAGTTCATCTGACAATCAAGACTGAAGAGCCTGAGACTCGTCAGCCGATTGTTCTACTGGCCATCGTGGATACGTCTGGCTCAATGGCTGAGAGTACGGACGATGAGAAGTCTGCAGAGGCCTATGGATTCTCACGTCTGGATCTGGTGAAGCATACAGTTCGGACGATGGCAGCGGTTCTCGGTGATGATGATATGCTTTCGATCATTACGTACTCGACGAATGCGCAGATTGTGCTGCGGCCAACTCGGATGAACAAGGAGGGTAAGGCGCGTGTTGAGGCCGCTCTTGAATATGTGCAGCCGGATTCGCAGACGAATATCTTTGAGGGTCTTCGCCACGCGATGGAGATTGCGAACACAGATGAACTCGCAGGTCGCAACATTGTCGGCCTGCTGCTGACGGACGGCTTTCCGAACATCAATCCGCCGCGAGGAATCCTCTATGAGCTCCAGAACCGCATCGTTATGAAGAATCCTTGGACTCTGCACACGTTTGGCTTCGGCTATAAGCTGGATAGCAAGCTTCTGGCGGACTTGGCTCTCTGGGGTAATGGCCTCTTTGGCTTCATTCCTGATGCCACGATGGTAGGTACAATCTTCATCAACTTCCTTGCATCTGTTCTTTCCTCGGCTGCTCGGAACCCTCAGCTAACGCGTGATGGAAAGCTGATCTATCTACACAACAGTCTTCTCCAGGGTGGTCAGACCTATGAGACTATGATTTCCTACAGTGGCCAGGAGATTTGCTTGAATGGTAAGGTTGTTCCTCTTGAGTCTGAGCCGATTGGTTGCACCTTTGCTCTAGCACACAGTGAGCTTATCGAGACTCTTGAAAACGTAATTGCGGTTGAGTCTGCAAATCGTACAGGTGCGACGATCGAGAGGCTGAAGACACTTGCTGCAAAGTTTGCTGCATCGTCTGAGCCGCGTGTAGTCGCCTTCTCCCGTGATCTGCAGGGATCAGATCCTGAGGGCCAGCTGGGTCTCGCTGTCTCGCCGAACCATTTCGGAAAGTGGGGTGAGCACTATCTGCGCTCCTATCTGCGAGCCCAGAAGCTACAGATGTGTATGAACTTTAAGGATCCTGGTGTTCAGATCTATGGTGGCCCGCTCTTCAAGGAGCTTCAGAATGTTGCGGAGAAGGCATTCTGCGATCTACCGCCACCGGTTCCGTCAGTTTCCGCTCAGCCGAAGGGATATTATGGTGGAGGAGGTGGTGGAGCACCCGCATATTCCTCGCCACAGTCGATGGCAGTCTTCTACAATTCGGGCGGCGGCTGCTTTCACGGTGAGAACCGAGTTATGATGGCGGATGGATCTCGAAAGGCCATCAAGGATATTAATCCTGATGACCAGGTCTGGACACCTGAGGGCCCTGCAAATGTTGTCTGCCTAGTCACAATCGGTTCCAAGCGGCCGGCGCAGACGATGGTTCAGATCAATGGCCTCTGCATCACGCCGTGGCACCCGATTCGTCTGAAGGCAGGTGGACCGTGGGTCTTTCCTGCGGATCACTATCTCTTTGGTGAGCGACTCATTCAGACGGTCTACAACTTGGTGCTCAATAAGGGCCACGTAGTGGATGTGGAGGGATATGAGTGCATTACGTTGGCTCACGGATTTGAGGAGCCGGTTGCCAAGCACGATTACTTTGGAACCTCGGCGGTTCTCAATGATCTTGCCAAGCAGCCTGGGTATTTCCAGGGCCGGCCGGTCTATCAGAATCTAGTTGCAAAGAAGGATCCTGCAACGGGTCTCATTGTCGGCTGGTATGACGATGTGTAAATGGATCTAGACCAACGGGCATTTCAAATGCCCAGCAGTCTAAATAAAACAAATAATAATCCAATAGATGCCCACTTCTGCATCAGCTACACCTATTCTGGACATCTTTGATCCGGATCTTATCCGAGGCGCAGAACACTTACCTTATGATCCTGTAAAAGCTTATTTTTACGTTGAACACCCCACAGAAGGATGGCGCGTTTATTTGCGGAGTTGCTGCTTTATTCACGAAGAGGGAGCTCACTTTGATGCAAAGCGATTCATAGTTGTAAAGCGCACGGGTGGAAACTCTGAGGGTCGCGTTTGGGAGCCGCCGAAAGGGCAGATGGAAGGAAAGGATGCGCTCAAGCATCCGAGAACACCGATTATGAAGATCCTTGAGGAAAATGTCCGGCGTGAGGTGGATGAAGAGGCGCACTTGATGCCGCTACGCAATTTACGTCATACAGGCCTCATTTACCAGAATCGCGAGCCTAATTATCCTCCGAATACCTTTTTTCAGTACCATATCTTTCAGGCCTATGTCAAGCCGCAGGCTTTGAATGTAGCGCTTGAGTGGTTTGCCTGGCTGGCGGAACATCCGAAGGCATTTGCGCGTATGAAGCGTGATCGCAAGGAAAAGGATGCCATTCGGTGGTTTGATCCGAGGGAGACGCAGATGATGGGTCGTTGGTCGCCCACAATTGTCGCAATGTATGTGCAACGTATGAGCGGAAAAAAGCGTTCATAAAGTAGAAAGAATAATGAAGTGGTGTTTAGGTTTAGTTGTTTTAATGGTTATTGCAGTTCTTGCATTGTTCAAGGTTCAGGAGAATTTTGGAATGAGTCCTGGAACAATGGTCCAGCTACAGACCAGCCACGTTCCTACAGCGGAGGATGCATACTATCAACGTTATATTTACCCTAAAATTCTGAAAAGAGATTTGTATGATATGACGGAATCAGATCTTTATTAGGTAAAAAATTGAAAAAAGTAGACTCTATCAGTACAACAAGAATGAATACTTATATATACATTGTTGTTGAGAACGGAGATCCGTATCCGATTGCCTACAAGAACTATGATGACGCTGTTGCGGCGGTCAAGCTGAAGCACAAGGAGACTCTCGATGAGGATTTGAAGTATTACGAAGAGTACGGAGAAAGCTGTCATGAGGTTGATGTTCCTGAGTCAAAGTCAGGAATATCGTATCTTTACATTGAAAAGGGCATAAGTATTTATATTTATAAACTTCCTATTGTCTAAGTAAATGCTGGATGGCGTTGTCCTTGTATCACCTGAGCAATATAGAATATCTTACGCGATCAATCCATTAACAAACAAAACATCTCAGATTGATTCTGAACGAGCTCGAGATCAGTACAACAGACTAGTCGAACGCTTCGTTAGACATCGAGTTCCGGTCTATCAGATTACTTCCTCGGCCCTCAACTCCGAAAATCGTTTTCCAGATATGGTTTTTGTATCAAATTCGGCTCTTTTTATGAGGGGCTGGCCTGTTCATACTGCAATCATATCGTCCTATGCAAAGAAGGAGAGACGCGGTGAGGAAGATCTTGTTGAGCGATTTCTTGAATCGCAGGGTATCAAGAATATCTACAGATTGCCAGAAAGAGAAGGATTATATTTTGAAGGTCAGGGTGATTGTCGCTGGTCTCACGATGGCAAGCATCTATGGATGGCGTATGGTGCGGGTCGATCAACTCTTGCAGGCATTCGAGCAGTTGAAGAGATTATTTTGAAGGAGGCTGCCGCTCTAGGATGGATGCCACCGACGATTCACCGCCTACGTATTGTCGAGCCGACGACGTACCATATGGATTTGTGTTTTTTACCGCTGCCGAATGGGCGTTGTCTGTATCATAACACGAGTTTTGATCGAGCATCGCAGCAGGAAATAGAAAAGGTCTTTGGCAAGGAGAAGTGTGTTCACGTTCCTTTGCGATTTCTATATGGGTGCAATTCAGTGGTAGTCAATGACACCTTACTAATTGCTCCGAAGCTGGCATTCCCTGACTATAGATCCTGGATGCGAAAATACACAGGTATGCACGTGGAGCACGTAAATGTCTCTGAATTTGAGCTGGCGGGTGGATCTGTATCTTGTTTGGTTTTACCGCTTTGGTCAAGCGTAGCTAAATAGCGTAGCTGCTTAGCTACCTAGCGAGTACCTCTTGATCTACGTTTCTTTTGAGTTTTTCTCTTTATCAATCGTTTTTGATAACGAGTCTTTCGTTTTCTGTAGCCGCCTTCTGAGATTGGATTCGCTTTATATTTTTCTATATCTTTTTTATAGTTTATAAGTTTTTGAATTCCTTCTTTATATTCTCCTAGATTATCTTTTATTAGTTCAAATAGTTTTTCAAATAATTCAATATTTATCGGAATAAAATTTGTAAAAACAAGAAAACTTGAATTAAATAACTTTACTGATCTATCTCTAGATTTAAACTCATTAGAATTTAGATATTCAGTAAATACATTTAGTATTCCTTCAGCATCCCTTGCTGTTATTAATGTATTTAAATACTCATTATCTATATTACCCCGCTTATCCATCCAAATCGGTGGTATTTTTTTTCTAAGTTCTTCTACATCAGTCGAATCTAATTGAGCTTCTGCTAGTTCTAATAATCTCTTATTTAATTCAGGATTTATCGGTCTAATTTTTTCTAGAGCTGAACCTATTAAAGTACTAAAAACATCTTTTGCAAATATATTTGACTGTATATATTCATTTAAAAACTGTAGTATTTTCTTAGGATCAGGATTATTTATTACTAAATTAATAAAATAGTCTAAATTAACAGAACCGTGGCGAGCAGTACGATTGAATCGTTGAGTATTTACAGATTGATCATTATTAATTGTCATAAAAATTAAAGAGGTAATCTTACGAAGTAACCTATCCTCCGTACTTCCCCGTTTTGCGTCATCTACATCAAGCATTTTGACTGAAACATCATTATATTCAAATGTTCCATCTCTTGATTCAAGTAAAGGTGAATCTTTTATAAATGTATAATATGTAAAAGGTTTTGTCTCACCAGTTCTTATAATTGGATAAAATGATGCTGCTTGAACTTCAACTACATTACTAGTTTGAGTATTATCACCACAAAATAATTTAGTGCTATCATCATTTTTATATAACTCAACTGCCTTTAGTAAAAATTCTTTCCAAGAAAATGGATAGATTCCTGAATTATCTTCATAATAGATTTGTGATCCTCCACAAGTATAAAAAGCAGTTGCATGACCTTGTTCACCATTGATTGATGATACAATATATACTGCTTTTGAATTAGTTATAAGATCATTGGATATTTTAGATAGATCTATAGTTATATCATAACCACTATCAAGATTTTCATTCATTATTATAGTTGATGGAAACCAATTCCAATTAAATTGATAATTACTAAAAAAGACTAATTTATAAAGGTTAAATAAATAAAATTCATCGTATACATTTCCTCCTGGACTGTATTGATTTTCTTTTTTCTTCTTCTTTAATTCTTCAATATTTATGTGTGACCGATTAACACCTTCTGTATTTTTATGACCTAATGCGGCTGCTGCAATGCCATCTTGACCTGCTGCTCTTGATATTTCTGACATTCTTTGAAACACACTATGTTCTTTATCACTCTTAAGATCACAAGTTTCTCGTCTAATGCCTTCATTGTTATAGTGCCGCATAAATCGCTTTTTCAGAACTTTAAAGTACTCTATGATTGCGTTTTTTCTTTCACGGATTTTACTAGCTAATAATTCTTTAGTTGAATTATTTTCAAAAAATTTATTAACTGTGCCTTGATTTTTTGTATTGAGACCTTCTAAGTCAGAATTAAATAGAAAGAAAGTTTTTTCTCTTATATTACTAATAATCAATTCCATAGTAGAATCAAAATTCGGATCCAGTAGTGCAGGTTGAACAATTTCTTTAAGGCCATCACTAAATAGAAAAATCATCTGAATGGAGTCATTCCAGCACTCACCCAAGTGCTGATAAAACCCTTCACTGTCGCATCTAGCATCACTCGCAGTAGGAGATGCTACAGGGCCTATGAAGGCAGGAGTAGCTTTACGAAATGGATTTAATCTATTGAAGAATGACATTCTCTTTATACTTGTTATAGATTTTTACTAAGACTAAAGTAATGGGAAATGTCTTGGGCCGTAAGTATATTATGCGAATTGATACTATCTACATAACATCAAAGGAGTTTCGAGAAATTAAGACCTATGAAGACGCAATAAGGCTCGCTGGTTATGTGATAAAATCAACGGATGAAATCGACATTGTACAACAAGGACAGCGAAGAAAAACCATTCACGCATTTGAACGCTTTCAGTTTGTTGAAGCCATTTATTATAAAGGTAAACTCATTATGATTGAGCGGTTGTATGGAGTAAAGTAAAGCAATCTAAACACAAATTCTGTATACTAACTATATCAAATGCTGGCTCTTGTTGTCTATACGGCAACGTGTGCTGCTGTTCTAAGCTCTCCAATCAAGGTGCAGTCACAGTCGCAGTCGCAGTCGCAGTCGCAGTTCCCTTCCTTTCAGAAGTGGTCAAAAATCAATGGCAAGGTTTACCAGCCGACAGAGCGCGATTACCGCGAGACGATCTACACTCAGAATCTGGCGACAATTCAATCAACCAATAATTCTTGGACTAACAAGTTTGCAGATCGTACGGCTGAAGAGTTTGCCACGTACCTCGACTGTGTTGAGTCAAAGTCAAAGACAAATCTCCGCGGTGCTTCTACGGTTCAGATTCTAAACTCAACGAATCAGTTCGAGACCAATGCAACTGTCGTTGCTGCGTGTAGCCAGTAAAAAATTGAATAACTTTGGCTTTACTCTAAACAACAAGTACTATGGAAACACAATCACAGCAGAGCCCTTTATGGGAAATGAATTCCCTCTGGTTTCACCATCCTGAAAACAACGAATTGTATTCAATGACATTTCCATACAAGAGTTGGAAGGATTTTCGGGACTGCCGTCCCTATAAGATGTGGAAGCCGTATGCGATGACATCCTGGTGTTGGAAGGACGATCAGTTTCAGGTCGTCTTTGCAACACCCTATAAAGTAAATGTAGCGATGCATTTTGTTGAATTCCCGGTAAAATCTCAAGATGAGGATGAAATTCGCGCTTGGATTAGAAAACATATGCCAGAGTTTTGGAAAGTCTAAACGCAAATTCTCTTTAGTAAATAATGCAAAACAAAACAATCTGGATTCTTTGGCTACAGGGTTGGGATAAGGCTCCTTGGCTTCAACAGCGTATTGTAGAGTCTTGGATTAAAAATAATCCAGACTGGACCGTTAAACTCATCGATGAAGAACAAGTGCGTACTTTAGTATCTGATATTGACTATATGTATGACTCGAGCAAAACGATCACTCCTCAGGCAAAAAGCGATATCATTCGGCTTTCACTTCTTAAGAATTATGGAGGTGTGTGGGCCGATTCAACGATGCTTTGTATGCAGCCATTAAATCGTTGGTGCTCAGATGCAGTTAAACCGGCGGGTTTTTGGATGTATCACGGAGATGGAGCAGGCCTACCAATTGAAGAAGGCCCAGCAAGCTGGTTCATACTTGCAGAACCTAATAATCCATTTATCAGCCAGTGGAAGAAAGAGTGTGATGACTACTGGCTTTCTAGAACCGAAACAGATGATTATTTTTGGCTAGACACGCTCTTTAAAAAAGTCATACAGAATGACATTCAATTATTTACACTTTGGAGTTTAGTTCCATTTTTGAGTTGTGAAGATGAAGCAGGATTTCATTCAATTAAAGAATCTAAGATGGTATTTTCTGATGAAAAAACAAAAATGCTTTTATTTGAGAAGCCACCCTATGCTCTTAAACTCTGGAATCTCTGGAATAAAACCTTTCCAAATATAAATTCTAAAGAGTGTCAGGAGTCAACCGGATTATTTGCAATTGAGATCTCTACTCGATTCGCTCCAACTTGTCTGCCTGAGTCTTGATTAGTTGTTTCTCTAGTCTTGCAGCAGCAGTCTGACGATAATCAAATGTACAGTTGTGCAGCTCAGAGTGTCTGTGTGCAGTACAGAAGAATGACTTGCATTTACAGGCCGAATCGGTTAGCTTAATCTTTTGCCGGCACTCGGTCATCTGACAACGCTTCGGTCTAAGCAACTCAATCTCCGACTCTGGTTCCTTTATCTGTAGCTTAATATCCTTTAGAGAAGAGGTGAACGCCGTCATATTATATTCAGGAATTGACATTTGAGCCGTGCGTATAGTTTAAGGCGACAAATTTCAATTTTATCAAGTAAGTATGTTCTGGTCAAATAAGAGTAGTGCGCTCGTACAATTCAAGGCTTGGATTTCAGACAAGGACCTTGCCTTCGATGAAACTGCTAAAAAGCCGACAGTGCATAATTCTTTGAATCTTTGCTGTACGATTCAACCTGGTTCTCTAGATGATGTCGATCAGATCGCTCGTCTTTTGAATGAATGGTTCGAACCGAAACATACACAGACTCGATGCGCTGTCAAGGCTGAATGGGTTCGTCAGACATTCAAAGAGAGAAATGCGATTTGGATTGTTGCCAAAGATCCTGGAGGAACTGTTAGGGGATGCGTTGCGAGTTTCACGTGTCCCTCACCGTATCCGAATACACTTGCCTCTGCAAAATGTGGCGGCAGTTCGAAACCTTTTGGAATCGTCGAGTGGTTCTGTGTACATCCGCTTTGGCGTGGCAAGAAGATTGCATCTGGACTACTGAATCTTCTTGATTTCATAACGTATCAGATTGGCCGCAAGGCTCACGTGTTTATCAAGGAAGGATTGCCCCTTTTTTTGGGTAATCAGATACCCATCTACGGTACCGTCTGGAGATGGCGTCGTGCTGGCACTAGGGATAGATCTCAGATGCGCGAGGGATGTGGCTTGTACGCATATCCGTTTGAGGCTGAAGATGAGAAAACGGGTTTGCCTTTGGTACGGGTTGAGGGTTTGCGAAAGAAGAAGGGGCTTCCTGCAAAAGTGATCAAACAATGGGAAGATGCGCTCGATAATGATCTGCCGGCCTGTATTGTCTTTGCTACAGCGGTAGATGCGGTCGATGAAAAACGCGGCTGGGTCTATGACTCACCCGTGTTTTTGTATGCGTTTCGGTTTACAGTTGGCAAGTGGCTTGGCGCGGCTCCGAGTTCTGAGATTTTATAGTTTAGGGTTCTACAGGTGCTGCAGGAGCTGCTGCATTAAGACCCGCAGGCCGATTGGCACCGCTAGACTTCGGTTGTGATTCTGACCAAGACTTGACACCCTTCTGATAAATGGTTTCGCAGCCAGAGTAATAGTCAACGAGCAGCTCGCGCGCCTGCTTCGTGAGCTGATCCATAACAGGAAACCCTGCAAACATATACTCTTGCTTGGGTCCCTTTGCTATCCAGCGGCCCGTCGCCGAATCCTTCTTGATATCAAAAATGCTCTCGAGAAACTTCGAGATTTCAACCGTCTGATTCACGTGAAATGCAAGGAGCTGTTGTGCATATCCCTGCATTTCTAACGTCGTCGGCTGACTTCCTACACTTAGTTCATCAGTTGTCTTACAGGCCTTCGGTTTGGGTACAGGAATTGATATAATACCATCGACAACAGGCAAAGTATCCTGTAGGAGATTAAATGCCTTGTTCAGACGATCAATTGCAGACTGTAGATCATCGGCCTCTTCCTTTTGATCAACTCCCTTCAGCTGTGCAACACTGAGACCTCCGCTAGGAGACGAGGTTGTCGTCTGTACAAAAGCACGCAGAACAACTTCAGATTTCTTGAAGTCGGCAGGGTTCACTTTTCCGTAGAGCTGTGAAAGTGTTTTCGTAGGCACATACTGCCCTAGAGTTGAAGCACCAACCTTGTCGCCGATCGAGTACTTGCAGACGCTCGTTTTTGCATCTGATGGTAAAAGATCCTGAATTGACTTGGAATCAAGAAGCTGGAGAGCGCGAGAAATGCAGTGGGGCTGAAAGGCTTCGAGTCGTTCACCTTCCCTTACTTGTGTTCCTTTCTTCATCGCCTTGTAGGTTTCGTCGAGCAGAGGATTCTTGAGACTCTCTTTCAATTGACCGATTTTTCTTTGGCTGATCGGCGAATTTTCTCTTTCTTTATCGGCCGTGTAGAGTTCAGTTGACTGATTTTTTGTCAGTGAGATCAGATACACCAAAAGTGTATTTTCAAAGATCTTACCTAGACTTTTTACGCGGCTGATCGGATCCTGTTTTATAACAGCAGTTGCAGACGTAACAAAAGTTCCATCTTCATCTTTCATTATGTATTTTGTTCCTTTTGCGAACTGGCTGACTTCTTGATAGGATTCAAAGGAAGGATCTCTTTCAAAGAGTATTTCATAGGGTTGGCGAGTTCCTCCAATCGATTTCGGTTTAATTCCGAGTTTCACTGTATACGGAATATAGCGCCTTAATTCTTGTATGGTTGAGATTTCCTTTGGAGCTTTATAATCAGGAGGTTGGGGTGAGATAGTTATTATTGTTGTGTCAAAATCCTCTAGTTTTAGTACACCAGATGTTTTTGTTAGGAGTATAAGCTTTTGTTTTTGATCTCTACTAGGACTAATTTGTCTCAAGGTAGGATCAAACTCAAAATACAAATTAGGACTTATCTTGAAAAGCAGCGAATTTCCTTTCGGTGTATACTTTGATTTGATAGGATCATTTTCAGAAACAGGTTCAAGATAGTAGCGTAAGAACTCGTAGGCGCCTAGAGCAGGTTCGCTGATTGCACCGCCTTGTTGTACAGACTGCCACCGCGGAAGCACTGTTCCTTGCTGTAGAATAGGACGTCCAGCGTACGCTGGTGCCTGTCGTGCAGCAATATTCAGCGGAACATCTCCAGGCCGCCCAGGTATCTCCCATTTCAAATCCTTGATAACAATCAAGAGCGATCCAAGAATCTGAAAGAGGCGAACATAGTAAAAGGCGATGATCATCGCATACTGCCGCTGGTTTTCCTGGAGACGCACCTTTTCTGAGTTAACAATCTCAGGCTTTGAGATTCTCGGATTGAGATCATCGTACGTGCTGAAATAGATCTCACCGATCTGATTCTGCTTCGTAATGTAGCCGAGAACTTCGAACTTGGCTGTTATTAAATCTGAAAGTGCGATCACGTACTTTTCAGGTTCAGTCGCCATATCCATAATCTCCTTTTCACCGAACTCGTCGTACATAAAACGAAAAAGTGAATTGGCCATCTCACGAACCTCTTTTGTGGATGCAACTAGTTCTTTTCCTGAGGTTATTTTTGAAGGTCTTCTTAGTTTACTAAAATTTATTGTTGAGTTTGCACCACCCATCTACATAACTACTTAGATTCTCCAGCGGGTATAAGTAGCGGCAGCCACTGTTTCTTTGTATCTTCCAGACGCTTCCAGCACTTCATCAATGTTCCAGCTGACACTGAACACAGTCCTGCAATTGCATCTACAGGAATATCGGTATGTCCCTTCTGCTTGATGGCCTCGGCCAAACTCGCCGCCGCCAGAGAGGGTGGCATATGCTCAGAGCAGAGCGAGAGATCCTCTGCGATATCAGCAAGTCGTGTAGATAGACTGAGAACTACCGGAAATTCAGATCGCTTGAGAGGTAGGCGACTGAGCGGATGTGCAATGTAATGCGAGGCACGTGTCGTCTGTAATGACGACGGTGAGCCGGAGAATCCCTTCAAATGACCCTTCTGAAATGCGAGTGCCAGAACTTCCTGTACATACTTGAATGCCTTTGTGAAATCACTCGTCTTGATGTGAAACATATCGGCAACCTCCTTCGGCTTCCTAGGCTGGCCGACCTGCTTGAGTGCGGAGAACACGCAGGATGCGAGAATGGCCGATCTGGAGAGACCCCGCTTCTGGCAGTTTGCCGTCAGAGCTACGTAGTATTCCTTGGACAAGTCAAGCACGCCTGAATCGAGGCCCTGATTCGTCGCGGTGATCTGAAAGGTTTCAAAGACGTGAAGGAGATTTCGTTCCTTGTAGGGCAACATATTCCAGGTGTGGTAGCGGCGAATTTTATTCATTGACCACCGGCAATTAGCTGTGCCGCCGCTCTGTGTGGGGAGAATCACAGTTCCCAGACTGGATGCGGGGAAGCGCATATCTTGCGGTGCTCCTACACGACACGGGTCGCCGCCGCCACGGTCATCTTGGCTGAAATAGCGATACTCGGCGGAGAGATCCAGGCACCGGGAGATGACCGTGCCACAGCCTCGGCACGTGCTAACGTCAAGGTGCTCCCACTCTTCGAACTTGGACTCGCAGGTAGGACAGGTTGAGATATTGATAGTAGGCATCTCGTGATTTTCTGACCAAGCGTCATCGAGAAACTTGGATACAATATCGGCTGTAGTCTTCTGTACCACAGCAGCTGTAGTACTCATTTTTAGGTATCTATCATAGGCCAACTCTGGAATTCAATTTTCATAGTGCAAAATTTGAAGGTCGCGTTAAACGCTATTGGCTACCCAAATGCACGTCTCCGTCATAACACCGACGTATGACCGCAAAGAATTCATACCACAGTTGATTAAAGATTTCAAACAACAGACGTATGATCATAGTAAGATTGAGTGGCTCATTTTGGATGACGCGCCGCCAGAGAAGCAAGTCGGCCATTTATTCGCTAGTGCTGCAGAGACGAGTGAGTTTACCATTCGTTATCTGGTCAGCGAAACAAAGCAGCCGATGGGTGCCAAACTCAATCGACTAAATTCAGAAGCGACAGGCGACATAATTATTGTTATGGATGACGACGACTACTATCCACCGACGAGAATTCAGACGGTTATTGATGCCTTTGATCAACATCCGAGAAAGAAGATTGCGGGATGCAGCAAGGTCTATATGTGCAATATGGCGACTGGAGAACTCTTTGTTGCAGGCCCGTATCACGACAAGCACGCGCTCAATTGCACGCTTGCGTACAAGCGATCGTATCTGATTGACCATCAGTATGACGATAAAGAGCCTTGCGCTGTAGAACGCGTCTTTACAAATGATTTTACCGAGCCGATGATTCAACTGGATAGTAAAGCAACCATTCTTCACCGCATTCACGATACCAATACCTTTAAGAATAAGATGGGTATTGGACTTCTCAAAAAGCAACGTGGAAAAAAGTAAATTCTAGTGTAAAGTATAAATGGCATTCGATAGTCAACACTACCAAGAGGTGCACAAGTCAATCAAGGCCACTGTACTCAAGTACCTTGAGCCGTCTTTTTTTGCGAACAAGTCAGTTATTTCAATTGGTGAGGGCGGCGGTGATTTTGCTAAATGGCTCATTGATATGAGCGCAAATGTATTGGCGAAAGATGCTCACCCAGATAATGTATCTGAACTTATTGCAAAGGGTATTCCTACCGAAACCTTTGATGCCAATACTGATACTTTGACAAATAGCTATGATCTATGCTGGCACATTCAGGTGCTCAATCACTTGGCTACGATCGACAACCACCTCGCGAATATTTGCAATAAATCAAACTTTCTGATTTTGCAGACTGAGGTAATTGATTCAGAAGATCCAACTGATTGTGTGACAGTAAATGAGCTTTCGGATCGGCGTGATCAGTCGCGTAGTGGGTTAGGTACTCGGCCATCTCCGGCATATGTAGAGGCAATACTGACGGCGAATGGAATGCAGTTTAAGCGTATCACTGATTCCCTACTGAATACGACATATGATGATAAAGGAACACAGGTTACGATTATGCGCTATGATTGGACGTGCACGAACACGAAATTGTACAATCACTGGAATGATCCTGCATATAACATCGCGAGCTTCTGGATCTGCTGGAAGAATGGCCAGACAAATCCTATTGTGGCGAATTTACAGTAAAAAATTGATTGAATGCCATACGTTGCAGCTAGTACAGTTGCAAATGGCAGATATTCAGTTTACTGGAACGGATGAGTTTCACGCATTGTGGCGCAGTAGTGCACACGAGGCAGTTCCTTATACAGATGACTTTCCTGAGGCTCTTCTTGTTCTTCCAGAACTAATGGATGGTTCAATTGGTCAGGGGAAAGCAACAAAGATTACAATTCAGATTACTCTTAATGGTCCTAAGAGTAATCTGCGTGTTTCAGATAATGGTATGGGTGTTGAGAATGAGCGTCGCCTACTTCAGTGGGCAGCCTCAAAGGCTAATGATAACCTCCACAGGAATGGACACGGTCTTAAGAAGTGTCTGACTAAGTGGGAACCTGAATACAAGAAGGCAAATTGGACAATTAAGTATCGCCGCCCAGGCAAGAATATTCAAGTGATTAAGGGACCATTCAAGGGTCGTGATACTGATTCGGATGAAGATACCAAGGATGGAACTACACTATATCCTTCTGGAACAGAGATTTCAATTGACTTTGACGCAAATAAGATCCTTGAAAGTCTTTCTGATAAGCCTACTGACTTATTCAACGCAATAAAGGAACTTATTCAGACTCGGTATTCTGAAAGCATCCTTCAGAATACAGAATTCGGCGTTAATATCATCAATACCTCTGCTAAACTTGATGAGAAGCCTCTTGGTCTTAAGAGTAGTCGTGATGATAAGAAGAATTGGCATTCTTTCAAGACTTGTATGGAATCCTACATTGCTGATGGTACTATTCAGAATGTATTTGCTCAGAAGATCTCTATACCAGGTGGATTCTACACACTAGAACTGTTTTACATCAAGGTTCTTGGAAATACGGCTTTCCCCTTGAAGAAGGAGTTTCCTAAGTATGGTCATAAGAGTATGAAGTCTTCACGAGCACACATTTCTCTGGATGGTCGGATGATTGAGGCAATTCCTATCTATCAATTGATGAACCGTGAAGCGAATCATAATGACTACAATGGGTTCATTGCCTTTGTAAACTTCATTCCGAATTCGGTTAATGATGCAATCCAGAGTATGCCAGCTCCTTGTACTACAAAGGTAAGTCTTTATGAGAATGATCCGATCTTTAAGAAGTTTAAGGATGACTTCTACAAGACAATAACGCCAGTTATTGATGAAGTTCTTAAGAATGTTGAGGCAGCAAAGGCGCAGGCTAAACCCAAGGCACCTGTTCCAGCCCCTGCACCTCCTGCAGCTCCAGCTGTACTACCTGCGCTTGCAAGTACTCCAGTAGTTTATAAAGACTTCTTTGCGTTCATTCAGCCTAAGGTAAAAGCGATAAATCCTACCTTCACGCCTCAAGAGATAACAGCAGAGATTGCTAGGATTTGGAATCAGCGAAAGTTATTGATTGCTCCAGCTGCTGCTCCTCCTGCTCCTGCACCTGCTCCTGCACCTGCTCCTGCACCTGTTCCTGTTCCTGCCCCTGCCCCTGCCCCTGCCCCTGCTGCTCCTGCTCCTGCTCCTGCTCCTGCTCCTGCTCCTGCACCTGCTCCTGCTCCTGCACCTGCTCCTGCTCCTGCTCCTGCACCTGCACCTGCTCCTGCACCTGCACCTGCTCCTAGGCAAATCCCTGTTGCACCGATTGTACCTGTTCCGCAGCCGCAGCCGCAGGTTAACATAAACTTCAGCAAGACTGATACGCACGTAATTGTTCTAGAGAAGGGCAAGAGGTTTATTGAGATTCGCTACAGGGGTCAGTATCATATTGCAGAGAAATATTATACTGAACATCTTATGGCTTTGGGTCCTCAGAGATTCAAGGAGTGGATTCTAGCAATTGAGAAGATCAATCAGCTACTTCAGTAAGGTAAGCCTCTTGATAAAATTGAAAACCAAACCATATTTTTACATTTGCATCAGTGAATGTCATTTCAAAATATTAGTCTAAATGAAGATGAACAGCGCAATCGGGCCTATGCAGCACTGCTAGCACCACCAAAGAAGCCAGTTGAAATTGATTACTCGAAAGAGATTCTGGCGGAACTGAAAAAGATGAATGAACTGATGCGAGAGCAGACTGTTACACTCAAGAAGATTGAAGTGGCAACTTCGATGACAGCAACAATTTTAGAGGGTGTTCGGTCTGATGGAGTCTTGCGTGTTACAGATTGTATTTACGGGGCTAAATTTGGTGAAAAGAATCACTCAGCTCAGCTTTCTAATCCATCAAATTAGGAAATCACTTCGGTACTAGATGATAAACAGCCTGACGTACAATCTGAAGTTTTTCTTCTAGTAGATCATTTCTCTCTTTTAGTTTTGTTAGTTCTTGCTCCATTAATCTTGTTTTTGAAATAGCTTCATCAAGAGAAGGCTTATTCTTATTTTTTTCATATAGAACTTCACAAAACCAATGTAATTTATTCCATTCTTCATTAAATATTGGTCTTATTAATCTACCTAGCAATTCATACTTCCAGTAATTAATATCGGTGAAACCATCTCTTATTTTTGTTGCATTACTTTCAGACATTATTTCTTTTATAGAAGTTAATGCATCATGAGGATATTCAAATTGATTTCCATTTGCAGCATTTTTAATTGCAGTATCATTTAGATTATTAATCTTACAATAAATAAATCTGTTAATTCTACTTTTTAATTCTGGAACACAATTTTCCTTATATTGAACAATCTCATTGTAATGTTCAAGCATTTCTTTGGGAGACTTTCCAACTTCAGATGGATTCCAAATCCCATATCTATAAGTTTGTAGTTTTTCTATAATAGAAAGAGTATTAGGTAATGCTCGTGTTTTATGACACAATAATACTTCAGTCTCAAGAAGAGACTTAATATGATTTAGTTCCTTGCTCTTTTCCTCCTCTTCTATACGCTTTTTCTCTGCAATTTCCTTGCGAATCTTAAGAAGTTCACGAGCCTCTTGTTCTAGTTCTGGATCAATTACTTCCTTTGCTAGTTCTTTGACAGGCTCTTCTACATTTACCTGCCTCTTTATTGATTGAAGTGCCCTCGTTGAATCCTTTCCAAAGAAGTTGCAAACTTGTAGAATTACACACAGTGCCAATGATTGAAGGTCGATGCCGCACGTTACAATTTGAACATTAGCCTCTTCCAGAATTGCTTTTGAGTTTGCAGTAGGTGCTTTCTTTGATGCCCAAATCAAGAAGACCTTATCATTAGGAATTCTATTCTTGATTCTCTGAGCACAAAGAATAAACTGTGATACTTCCTGCTGATCAATTGCTTCCTTCCATTTATCCTGAATCAAACAGTGCGTTGTTCCAACAGAAATCATATGATCAACACCATTTAAGGATGTGTCTCTAAAGTGAGTACGAATATCATATTCACGGAGAGACTTTGTAAGATCTGGAATTTGTAAAGAGGCATTGTGAATGATCACCTCAAGTTCCCTTCCGTTATCAGCGGCTGACATTATTGCAGTTTATTGCATTGGAATTAATTCAATTTTTACTTATATTGTATTTAAGATATTAGTAAAATTGAAAGTAAATATATACTAATAAAAAATTATTAGATGAATACTCTTGAGTATTACGATAGGCAAAAGGAGTTTTGGGGTGATAATGAAGTTCAAGAGATCCGAACTGAATATCAAGCTAAAGAGATGACAATTAGTCAAATTGCTGATATTCATCATAGAACTCCTGGTAGTATTTCATATAAATTAAAGAGCCTTGGTATTATCGATCATAATACTCAAGCGAGAGGCTTTGATGAATACAAGAATAGTAATTTATACAAGGAGATTGTTGGAAAAGGTAGGATAAGTGATTCTGAAAGAAAGATAAAAAGACTTTCACGATATGAAACAATTACTGTACCACCGCAAATTAATATTCCTTTTAAACAATTGCTTGATCTACGATCTGATGTAGAAACTTTAAAAATGGATGTTAAGGAAATTCTTCGTGTTATGAATGCTATATACGGGTTCAAGCAACATTCTTCTTAATAAGAATTATCTGACTCATCCGAATCAAGTTCATATCCATCCACGTGATATTTTGCATAGCAGTCAGACGAATAATGACCTGGCCGACCACACCGATAGCACTCTCCACTATTATACTTTGACTTTTTTGTGTTAGATTTTGATTTATACTTCTTCTCATGTTCTTTTGTAATATTATTTGAACAAGATCGCTCGTGTACAGCACAACCGTATTCTGTCTTAAATGTCCTATCACAATAAATACATCCCCAGACATATTCTTCTACTGCTTGAGTCTTTGTCTGTGGTGGTGACTTAGTCTGTGGCATCATAATAGGACAAGCAGCAGCAAAGTGACCTGATAGATTACATTTATAGCATAAATCTGAAATACCCTGAAGTTCATTTTGTAGAAGAGACACTATGCCTTCTGGTAATACAACTTGACAATATCCAGCACCTCGAACATTATCAATACCATACTTCTTCATATAGTCCTTTGTTACGTTATTCTCATCGTGAGGGCTAGTGATAACCCTGCATTCAATCAATTTAGTAGGCTTGTACTTAGTCGTCCACGCAGATCCCTTGCCTGACTTGTGCTCCTCAAAGCGGCGCATTACATCCGAAGTCTTTCCAACGTAATACTTTCCCTTCTCGCACTGAAGCACATAGAGTTGCTCCATCTTGTTAGTTGTAATAAAGCAAATAAAAAATTCAATTTTTTTATTTGATTCATAAACTTACTTGTTCTCAAGGGCCGTTAGACGCTTCTGAATATCCTGTAGTGCATTTAAGATCGGCTCAAGCATTGCGACCATTTCCTGATCATAGAATCCAGCGCTATCACGTTCAATCTTCTTTTTCTTCTTATCAAGAATCTCTCCAAGAACCTTCATAGGGTTTGCCTTCTTCTCAGCTTCCTTTTCGGCCTCAATACGCTTCTGCTCCTCAAGGGCAGCAAGTCGTATCTTCAGAAGTGAAAGTTCAGTATCAATGTTGCTCATTGTATACTTGAAACAAAGCAAATGAAAAAGTCAATTTTTTCATTTGGTTTATTAGTATCCAGTTCACTTACGTCCCTTTACCTTCTTATAAATTCTATATTCATTTAATTCCTCTTGTTGATTCATAAAATCATCATATTCATATTGTTCCATAAATACTTTATCGTTATGCCAATTACTAAAGTACTCTATAATATCTTTATCCGATGTATCGTCATGATCCCAGGGTTCATTACCAATATAATGATTGTCCATAAATTCAAGTACTGCCTCTTTATATTTTTCAAGAGGAAGTAGTTTTGTTTTTTCTTTTTCTAAGGCAGCGTTTTGTTCTTTTAGTTTTTCTAATTCTGCTTGAAGATTTCTATTTTTCTCTTCTAATATCTTATTTTTCTCAGATATTTCTTGAATATTTTCTGTATTTTCCAGAATTGTTTGCCGCATTGTATCTACCTCAATTGTTGCATATACTGTCATATGCGGTTGCCATTTTCCAGCAAACAGATAGAATTCCTTATTTAATTCTTGCAATGAAGTTGTTGTATCTGATACAGTTTGATTATCAATTATTTTAAATGCTAATAAGAATATCTTGAAGAAATGAGTTGGCAATTTATACGGAAGAGGATCTAGTTTTATTATAGGATTTTTTCCAGAAGGTGTTTGACCATGTGATGCGTCATAAATTTCATTGTTATTCGCTGCGGGGCCATATGAGTTAAATCCACCAAACTGCCTATTCTGTACAATTGCGAATGTTCCAATAAATCTTCCGTAATTTGTTAGAGCAATACAACAATACTTAGTACCAGAAGACATTTGTTCACTCTGGTCTGCAGACTCCTTTATGAATATAATAAATTCGTCCTGTGGAAGTTTATAGTGAGAACAATAATATAGGGTACTTGAATATCTTTTTACGTTGGGATTCGTACAAGGTATTCTAACACAAGGCTCATATAGAACACCTTCAACGGGCTTATACGTATACATAGTTTCAATGCCCTGTAAAGACATAGTATCTCTTTGTTCTCTCATTTTAGTAAATAATTCAGACATCTCTTTCACTAGTTTCTTTTCAGTATCTTCTAGGTAATTTACAATAGGCTCCATTGTATTAATGTAAAAAAGGTTAAGATAATCAATTTTTAGTTAACTTTACTCCAGATTAAACGCAAGTTCCTCAAAGCCCTCAGGCTTCACTTCCTCAACCGAGATAACATCTCGCGCCCACGCTCCGATCAAAGGGCTATCGCCTCGGTAATCACCACCTCCACGCCCATTGCCCTCGCACGTCAGCAAAGGCAGCGGGTGGTACTTCATTCCCTCCTCTCCAGACTTACAAGCCATCTTGTCCACGAACTGCCTCTTGCTGTGATTGACGATATATCGGTACGTCGTTGTATCCTTCTCTTGCGGCATAATCATCGTGTACTCGTCGCACATTCGGTACAGATTCTTCTCTTGGTCAGGCTCGTTATCCGCGTAGTCCCCAGCCCACACCATACGCGACTTGTGATGAGGCCCTTCGGGGCTCAGACCAAACTCAAACGTCGACACGAAATTGTTTCCAAGATACGAGTGCTCTAACAACTTCAGACCATTTCCGTAGTTGTGTGCGCACATCCACACCACAATCTTTCCATCAGCGCTAAGAACAATCGGATAGTAGTACTGTCCCATCTTATCTTTGTATACTAATAAAAAGTGGTAAGGTCATTTCAATTTTTTACGCCCTCTTAGAAGATGTCTACTCAGTCCCTCAAGCGCTTTTCGCTTCTGTACGCAAAGTCTCAATTCAAGCCCCTTCTCATCTCTAAACTCCAGACGGACGGGAGCTTTCGCTACAATGATCGAATCTCACGTACTGCGTCTCTTTTGAGAGAGGAGAGCGAAGGCGAAGTCTACAAATCCGTTAAGACCTACTTCAATCACCAGAATTCCTATGAATCTGAATGGGCATCTGTGCTTGACGGAATCCGAATGTCGCAGGACTACGAGGTAGGCGAAATACAACTGGAAAACGACAATCTGTCGGTTATCAATTGTTTGGTAAATGAGAGGAGACCAGCGCAAGGCTACGTCGCCAAATACTACGATGACGTTCGAGCCGCGGCAAAAGATATGGATTGGCTGGAGATTCGCTGGATTCCGCGGAAACTTAATAAGGCTGATGGGCTCTTTAGATTTTAGTGTCTACGAGTGCCTCTACGCTTTTTACTCTTTTTAATCTTACTAACTTTCTTGTGCTTGCGACTGCGAGTATATTTGCGCTGTTCTACACTTGAAGCTGAAGCAGCTGACGCAGCTGAAACAGAAGCAGCAGGACCAGAAGCCGCAGCAGGAACAAGAAAAGAAGCAGCAGCAGAAGAAGCAGCAGAAGCAGCAGCAGAAGCAGCAGCAGGGCCAGCAGGACCCATCACAAACGGCAGCGCGTGAATTGAATTTCTAATTTGTTGAGGTTTCGACGCCAAAAATCGCACTGAATTTCCATTAAAAAATCTATATGTGTAAGGCCAAGGTATTTCTTGCGGTGTACTTATCCAATTACTCAATGAAACACGACTACCCGAATAATTTACATAAAGACGACTTCTCATCCACTCATTTAATCTTCTTGAAAACTTATATCCATCCCTTTGAAAATAGATCAAATAATAGATAAGTTGTGCTAAATCACGGCCTTCTTTAAAACAAGGCCGCTCTTCAGGAAATTGCAGCGATGTTTTAATTTGGAGTTGATTCCACTGTAAACAACTAAATCCAAAGTCAATAAGTTTATAGATCATTTTATCTCCAATCTTACTATACATTATATTGTCATCTTTCAGATCACGGTGATTAAATTGTAGCGTGTCGCCAAAGAAATTTAGAATATGCGATATCTGTAAAAGCATATCAGGTATAATAATATCATTTGTTTCTTCATCTTTCCCTTCAATATAGGCTCTAAGTGTATTTTTCATTAATTCAGATACTATAATTCCATTCAAACCGCTTGCGTCATAATAGAATCCAACACTGTAAATCTCAGGAACACCACCATTAGGAAACCCTAATTGTTTACTTACTGACGAAAGAATAATTTGAATTATACATTCTTTTAAGAAATTATGGCTCTGAAACTCAATAGGGCCATTTTTGGGTAAGAATCTGATTACTTTTATGGCAACTGGTTTACACGTTTCCACGTTTGCACATTCAGAAATAGCACCATAGGAGCCAGCGCCAATTACTTTAATTATATCATATTCAGTATCTATATTTGAAAACGTATTTCTAATTTGTACGCTTTTCATATCGCTAGAAAAGTATATTTCATTTGTATTAATATCTTCTACTAACATTTTTTCAAATACCTCTCCTGTCATATTTTCATCCAGTATCATTTGAATACCATATGGCCGTAAATCTATATTTGCTAGACGAGCTGGTCCAGCTGCAGAGGCATTCGTAGCAGATGCCATTCTACTTAGCGACTGTAAACTTTGCGAGTCCCTTTGCGCTTTCTAAGCTTACGCGTCTTTTGCTTCTGTTTCCGCTTCTGTTTACGCTTGTAGCCTCCGAGAATTCCTGGAAGACCTATTTGTGGCGTACTAGGATTACTACTAAGAACAGACGATGGAGAATAATTGAGAGAATTGCCTGTTGATTGCGCACGTGCAATAGCAGGCGGGTTGACAAGAGCTGGATGATTAATAGGGGAATTTGCTGCAGATGGAGCAGGAGCAATAGGAGCAAATATATTATTCACTTGTCTTACAACAGGAGTTCCTGCACGAGCAGCGGGAGCAGCAGGAGCAGCGGGAGGAAGAGGAGGCATAGGAGGAAGAGGAGAATAAACAGGAACCGAAGGATCAGGCACGTCGGAGGGTTTGTAATAAGGCAATTTTTTCACAGCACTACTTAGCTCTGCAGGCCTTGTTTTAGTCAAGAAGGATGGAGGGTCAAAAGGTGTTTCAGGTATATTGAAATAATCATAAGAAGCCTTCCAACCCATTGCAGGTGCCATAGTCAATAAAAGAATCCACAACCGAAGCCTTTGCGACAATTTACTAAGTTGTCTTAATTCATAAGTAAGTTGCGCTAGATCACGGCCTTCCTTAAAGCAAGTGCGGAATAGATAGGATTTAGTTTGAATTTGCAATTGATTCCACTTTATACACGCAAGTCCAAAATCAATAATTCTGTAGACCGGTTTATCTCCAACCGTTTTATACATAACATTGTTTGAATGGAGATCACGATGATTGAATCGTACAGTTTTTTGAAAAAAGTCTAGGATATCTGCTACTTGGACGAGTGCATCCGTTACGATAACGTCTTTCTCTTCTTCAGTTCTGTCTGCTATAAAGCTGTCAAGTGTGCCATCCATCAGTTCAGAAATCATAAAGCCACTGGTTGGCGTCTCCTCATCGCTAATTCCTATTCTATAGAGATCAGGAACTCCAGCAAGTCCTACTGGTTTGCTTACCTCAATAAGAATAATTTGAATGATGCATTCCTTCAAAAAGTTAGTAAGTAGAACTTCAGGAGTATTATTTTTATTAAAAAATACCTTTTTAATTGCAACTTGTCTGCATAGGTTAGAATTTGTGCATTCTGTTACGGCACCGTATACACCTTCAGCTAGATTGCGAGGATTGGAGTATTCGAGTTCTTTTGCACCATTTGCAAAGGTAAATCCTGTTGCATCTCTCTTTACTTTGTTCAGAACTATATCCTTTGTTAGTCGCGCTTCAAACTCGGCTTGAGAAAGAGAACTATCTAGGACAAGATTGAGACCATATGGCCGTAAGTCTATTGAAGGTAATTGTCTACCATTAGCCGCTCCAGCGGCAGCTGACCCAGCGGGAGAGACTGAGGCCATTCTATTCTAGACGCAGCAAAAATTGACTGGCATTTTCCCTTTGAATTTGCATAGACATAATGTCCTCTTCCGTTGCATACCGTATGCATCAGAGCCCCCGCAGCGCTGCCGTCGCGTGCCGCAAGACACTCAAGGCGACTGCCGCCGATTGCTACGACTTCACCGAGGTTGAGGCGGAGTCTTGGCGGTCTGATAGCCCTAAGACGCACCCTAGTGCCAGTGCCAGTGCCGACAGGCCTGCACCTGCTGCCAGCTCAGGCCTCCGCGTCGAGATGACCTACGGTAGTCGTCAGAGCCGCCACTCGCGTCACGTTATCCAGTATTAATCCGGCCAAGTTATTTATACAAAATGAATCCTAAGGTAGTATGAAGTTTGCAGATGCTCTAAAAAAAGCAACAACTCTTTTTGATTCCGATTCTTTTTTTGAAAGAATAAAGGATGAGGATCCAACAATGATAAAATATCTGCCACTCTTGCAAAAAATAAACAAGAGTGGATTTTTGACAACACAAAGTCAGGCTGGCAATCGTACAAAAGGAATTAGTTCTCACGATGGAGAGCCATATGAACTCCTAGAGCGAGCCTTTATAACTGGATTTATGCTGGAGAAAGATGCTATTAAATTTATAAAGAATATGGCAGTTCATACTGATAAGAATGCAATCTATGTTCCCGTATGCAAAGAAACACCTGCATCCTTAGACATTCCTCTTACGATAGTAAGACGTAAATCAGATATACGAATCGAAACACATATGTCTACTTCACTTCCAAAGTCAACAGAAGCCTCATTTAGAAAAATGGTCCATTTGAATAAATCAGAAAAAGTTGTATTCATTTTCTGCTGGGATTCAAAATGGTGTAGGTCTGCATCCGATAAAAATGGTCTTTTTACAGAAGTACATTCTATTCTTAAAATGTAGGAACGTAATTTTGAGACCAACTACAAAATCTAAGCAGCACAGCACGTGTACGGTGTATTGGCTTGCGGATTGCCTACACAGCCACCCGTCTGGTACTGGCAGACACCTGTCGTAAAGTAGTAGTTATTCGTGCCGAGCTGGCTTGCGCAGTACGAGCACATCCAGGCGCAGCCCGTTCCAGCGCCGACCTGGAACGTGACGCAGCTATTCGGGCCTGACGTAGAAACCAGGCTGCCATTGTGGTGGAGATTGAGGCAATCGGCATTCGATGATGTAAAAAGAGCTGCAAGAGCGGCGAGGAAAAAGGCACGCATTGTATAGTTTTACAATGTGTGCATTTTTTAGATAGTGTCTACCAAATTATTCATATAGTTTGTAAATACTTGCATTCCTAGATTCGTATAGTGTCCTAAATCTTGTTTCAATACTTCGACTTGTCCATAGTCTTTTAAAACATCTCTAGGATTTACAATGCAAATGCCGTGTTTTTCTGCAATCTCTGATACTACAGTAATTAGAGTATGTCTTGATTGTATATAATCAGTATCTAAAATTGCATCATAATGTGTGACGAGTATTATCTTTCGAGGTTCAATCAATTTCTTAATTTCTAAAATATCACTTTCTATTTCTTCCGATGATAGTTTTCTACAGATAAAGCTATTGAGTACTTCGTTTGGTGTATTTGTATGGGTACCCGAAAAACGTGGATCCACACATAAATGATGCAGGTAATACTTTTCAAACACATATGTCTTATCAGAACAGATTTCAATAATACATAGGTTTGACTCAATAAATCTCTTTTTAAATTCTTCAGTACAGAGTATTGGACTATTTTGTATAATACCAGTTCTAAAACAAAGTTTAGAAAATGGATCTGGTAGGATGATCTCTCCTTTTAGAAATTGAATCATTTGAAGTACTTCCTTTGTTGAATGAGTATAGTTAATATCTTCATTCAACATATTATTATTTTTAATGTCTTTAATTCTACACGTTCCAAATAGTGTAGTCATTATAATACTATTTGAATTTACATTTAGACTATTTCGTTTCAGAGAGAAGTGGCTTCTTGCTATCTCCAGATGCATCAGATTCAGATTTGACTGCCGGCAGTTCGATTGACCCTTCATCCACAAACGTTCCATCTTTGATCGCTTGAATATCTTTTAACAGATTTTTTGAGATGGAATTGTTTGTCTTTTCAAACACGTTAATCAGAGATGCCAGAATATTAAATCCAACTCCAACCCAAACAAGAATCTTCATATCATAGCCGGCTGCGATAGTTGTCGTCAGAATTCCAGCAGATTGTACAATATGAAAAAGATACACAAGTGCCAGATTCCATTGATTCAGACACTTGCGTTTATTCATAAACGCCTTGAGATCTTCGAGTTTGTTCTGCTCAAACAGATTCTTAATTGCGAGAGTATTGTCGATGGGCGCAGAATTCATTCTACTAATTACGTCTACTTCTTGTCTGGCGCTTTCGTGTCTTACGCTTCTTAGAACCTCCTCTAGCAATGCCGTGTTCTTTCTCTGCGTTTAACTTGGCCTTCAGATCATTGCGAATTCGTTCCATTTTTGCTCTAGTTTCAGGTTTGAGTCCCTCTCTAGTAAGATAAAGTACTGCTGCATCATATTGGCTTTGAAATTCACTTTCTAATGGAATTCCTGCCGCGATCTCGGCGTCGATTTTCGGCTGGAGGTCTCGGATTTGCTTCTCAATCTTTGGCCTTTCTGAAGCTTCTACCCCCCTTTCTAGAAGTCTTCTTAACGTACGAGCATATGCCTGTGCAGTATTTACTACAGTAGGAATTCTGGGTCTTGCTGCTGCAGCTACTGGCTCAGCTGCTGCTGGCTCAGCTGCTGCTGGCTCAGCTGCTGCTACTACCTCAGCAGAAACACCTACATATCGCTCGGCGATAGCTAAAAGCCGATCCATCTTTTCATTAATCTGTCTGAGATAGCCTATTGATGAATTTTCTCCTGACATTCTACTTATACACTATTTAATCTCTTCTCGCAATCCAGAGGTAGAATGGCTACTAAGCAGGCAACTGGCGCCAAGCCGCAGGCTACCGACGCCAAGCCGCAGGCAACTGGCGCAAAAGGCTTCGCGTTTGAAACACGCATCGGAACCACTCTCGATCTTCTCAAAGAGCAAATGGAAACTGAAGAAGGCTGGGTCTGTATTATTCACTCTGAACAAGGCATTCGCGAGTTTTTCAAGGAACAGTCTCTTAACGGTGTTGATCATATGGTTCAGATTCAAGATCCCCAAGGCAAACAGTACTTATTTTTATTGCAAGAAAAATGGAAATTGATGACGAATCAACGGGAAGTCAGCCAGTTTCTCGATTGCTGCGCCCGCATTCTCGCCCGAATGCCAGATTATAAGGGATCCGTGCATAGACTCTGGGTAAGTCGGACAGTTCCCACGCTAAACGGCGAAAAGTCGCTGGAAGAGGGGCAAGCGATCGTCGTTCAGACGTGCACCTCACAGACTTTTCTGTGTTATATGTCCGTGGTTGTTATCGCAGAGGTACTTGGCCGTCGGGATCTTTGCAACGGTTTACTTGACCAACTCGAAGGCTGGTTGCCGCAGGACGACGAAGTTGTGACGCAGGAAGTGATAGCTGCTACCGCTCAACCTTCGCAAGCAGCAACAACATTTAGCCCCATCTCCGACTTTGGAGAAAAGCGAGTGCTTCCAATCACGAAAAAGACCCAAGTTAAAATTAGCAAGATGGAATAGACAAGTACAATTCAAGCTGTACCTTTGCTTGTTTCAACGCTAATTCGGCTCCAGTCGTTGTTGTAGTAATACAATCAATAAAACAGTTTGTTGCATCTACACAAATCGTTTCAACCGGTGTACAATTAAATACTGTTGAATTTTGAATTGAAGGTATCGTTTTCCAAGTTTCTCTCGTAATTACCTCATATGAAAGACCTAGTTCTCTAGCACAGAACTGCACAGTTTTAGAATACCCTCCATTTCCTAAAATATAGAGCGGTGAATTCACAGTAGAAAGAACCTCTTTGACTGCAGAACAATCTGTATTATAGCCATACAGTTTAGAATTACGTATGAGCACTGTATTACACGAGTTAGTCTTTTTTACTATCTCATCTACCTCATCAAGATACTGAATGATCTCAGTTTTGAAAGGCATACTGACAGCAAACCCTGAAAACCCGAGACACTTTGCAGCAGCTACTGCATCCTGAATCGACACGATCGAAAACGACTTATAAATCGCATTGATACCTCTTTTTTGAAACTCTGTATTAAAAAAGAGACATCCAACATTTCCAGCCTTCTTTGAAAAAGATCCAAAGACGAGTGTATCCTTATTAATCATTCTAGTCTATAGTACCCGATCTCATTAAATGCCATTCACAGTAATTCAGATAAAAATAACTTTGCCTTGAAAAATAAAAAGATATTAAATTGATTAATGTGAAGAGGAGCCATATTTAAGAATATCAACGCTGTCAGAAGCTTGACCTTATTTATACTAAATCCACTCTGAATAATTCTATTCGTAAACTCATTTTCGGCAATACCCATCAGCGTCGCGTCAACCAGATGAGCAACTATAACATTTGATTCTTCAACACGAGTCGAATAATTCGAACTATTCTTCATACTGGAATAATTCAGTTGCATTCCTCCATACAGTTTGGCAAAGTCATAATATAAATCTCCAAGTTCTACGCTGCCGCCGAACTCTTCGCGCCAGTCAATCAACTTGAATTCACTGCCATTGTAAATAACATTGTCAAATTGAAGGTCTCCGTGAAATTGCCGTGTCGGCACTGCCTGCGACAACCAGGACCAGTCAATCTTGTCAAGATAAGAGTGAATAGGACCTACCTTGCGATCATTGATGAAAGGAATTGCATCGAGCTCTGCAAAATTAGTTGTAGACCGAAATAGCTCCACGCGTGCAAATGTCTTCTCCTTGTAAAATAAATCAGTGTATGGATTGAGAGCAATATAATCTGTTTCATCGTATTTTACTTGAGCAAATGTGGTAAAATACCAGTCTAGAAACTTCAGATAGATATCCTTTGTATTCCACTCATACAGCGTTTTTCCTTCAAAGAACTCATAACTGAAAAAATACTGGCCTTTCTCAAGTAGCCTGGGAATATAGGGCTTCAGATATTCGCTGCGTGCAAACAGCTTCTCAATCTTGTTTTGAGTATCAATCTTCTTTATAAATTTCATTCCCTTCTTGTACTTGAATTCGTTCTTGATATTGTGCAAATAAAGTTTGTCGCCCTCATATTCATAGCAGAGAGACTGGTACAGCGCAAGTGTTCCGCTATCACGCCAGTGAATATCCTTCTTCTTAAAGTTGAACAGCTGAATTGACTTAAATACGTCAACCACTTCCTTTCTTTCGTCGACGTGTGCATCAAACTGCTTCCAAAACAGATCCCAGTCATACATGTAAAAGATTCCAGTAAATGCATTCGTAAATCCAGTCTTCGACTTATTTACGAGTTGTTCAATAGTCCCTGACTCTGAAATCTTTACGGTTGAATAAAACTGAGGAGTCTGTATAGGAGCGAGTCCGATCCAATTTTCCTTACTGAATACCGTATTTTGTAGAGCCGTCTCTGTATAAAAATCCGAGACGCAAAAGTAAAATGGGCGCTGAAGTTCAGATCTGCAGCACTCGAGTGAATGGGCTGGCCCTGAACCAGCTCCCTCAAATGGAAGTACATCAATGAATCGTACAGATCTTGATGGATGGAACATCGAAACATATTCCTTAATTTGATCCTTGAGATATCCAACTGCGATAACAAGATCAAATGTCTCGTCAAACTTATCGATAATATGAGATATAATCGCCTTATTCTTCAAGGGTAGCAGCGCCTTGTGGCACGTCTTACTGAGTTGCTCTAGCCTGGACCCTGTTCCAGCAGCCAGAATACAGACGACCGGTTTCAAATGTTCCTCTTGAATTCTGCCATCACTGCGATTAAATTCATCATTCAATCGAATAACATCATCCACTTCAGGCGTTGATACTTCCTGTAGAATAATATCGGTTATTGCAATTACACGATGCTTTCTTTTGGGCACAACCGTAAAGAAATCACCTTCTTTCATTATGAAAGATTCAACAACACCTTCGTCGTTTTCGAGCCAAACTTCTGCAGTTCCCTGAATGATATAATTCGTCTCTAATTTGTAATTGTGAAGCTGATAACTCGTTTTAAATCCAGCAGTAATCTCAATTCTCTTGTAGCAATACTTGTCGTTTAAGGTTAGCCATATCTCTCGGCCCCACGGCTTGATAACGACCTTTTTAGTATTAATATACTTATTATCAGATAGTATACCAGGAACAATCATTGACATCTCATAGCATTTGTAGGAGTTAGTTTAGGCCTAATCCTACTGCTTCAATCAATTAAAAAATTGAACTCGATATTTTTACTGTAGATAGTACCTGAACTAAAAATGTCGATTGACCTGTCAATCGCAGATAAGCTTCTCACCTACGCAAATGAGGATCCTGTCAACTTTACCTACGTGGGTATCGGGTCAGCCCCGCGCTACGAGGATCCTAAACTGATGACACCTGAACTCGATCAGATTCTTCCCTCCTTCATCCTTGATATTCTATTTGTTGGATCTGCTCACGCACAAACAGTACGTTGCTATCATTTCGATCCGCGATTTGATCTGAACGTTATTAAGAACTACATTGAGCACAAGGATATGGGGTTTGTCTACGAACCCTTTGAAGAGGCGAATAACATCTACATCTTTCGTACAAATTGCCTGGAACTCATCTTTATCAAGGAGTTCTTTCAGCATACACCTGTGCAGCACACTCACGGTCCTATTCTAACCGAGGAGGACTTCAAGAAGAACGATGATGGGCTCTTGGAGGCACTCTGTGAGATCACTCTTCTTCATAAGGGACACCTCGTTGTTCAGGAGTACACTGGAACGAGTATTCAGAGTCTGTTTAAGGAACTATATGCAAAGAGCTATGAACGCAATGAGTTTAAGAATCGTATTCTGTTTGACATTACGTACAACACCGACTGGGGGTGCTGCGTGAATATGGCCAAGTACAAGCCAATCTACAAGAAGGACGGCCACTTCTTCAACTTTACACTTGCAAGCGAGGCTGAACTTCAGAAGCTTGTTGGCACAAGCCTCAAGATTGATGAATTCATCGGCATCTACTTCAAGCGCGAGTATAAGAATACGCTCAATAATTACTGCGTAGACTACAGGCGTAAGCTTCTTCGGAATGAACCTGGTCTCTTTCTAAAGCCTGAGGATGGTGTAGACGAAACAACCAATGCTGATACAATTATGAGTCTGCTCATTAATAAGCTTAACTTCTACTTGCCAATTCTGCGGTCAGTGCGAATCATTGATGAATTCAAGATTCAGTATGCGACTGATCTTATGAGAACATACCACAATTACGATCCGTATAAGTGGTATGATCAAATGGAAAAGATTGTTTCCTAATCGATTCAGTTTATTTATAAATTCTTTTACCGACCACCCTTAGCTCTACTTTTATTTTTGCGAATGCTGCGTCTGCTTTTTTTAGCACGGCGTCTGCTTTTGCGACCACCTTCCATCTTAACATTCCTCATAGCTTTTTCTAGTTGACGCCCTTCATAATCAAAGAAACCTTCAGGAGGATTACCTCCTGTAGCCATCATTACAAGTTGTCTAAATAAGTCTGCTGTTTCAAACTCTTTGTTATCTAAAATAGAATCATATACTTCTTGCCAATTCATTTGAAAACCAGCCTCAGTCTCATCAGTTAACTTAGGAAAAAGATAAGATAGTACCTTATCTCTATATTCAGGTCTTCTAATAAAATCATTTGCTGCAGCGTAGTTTTTTTGTTTAAGAAATATATAATATTGCCTATAATACATTTCTGCTTGTCTTTCGCTCCTTCGCTCTTCATAGAGTGTAAACATAGGGATAGCTCTCAAGTCTTCTCCAATTCTATTACCTGCTTCAATTATAAAATTTTGTAATAAAGTTGCAAACTGGTGAGCTAGAGCGGGATCAACAGCTGCAACAGCTGCAGCATCTACAGCCGCAGGACCAGGATCAAAAGTTCCTGTAGCTCTGTCCATTGCAATATTATATACGTATTCCAGTGCAAAAAATGCATTATCATCATCATCTTTAAATGCTTGTATAATCTCTTCAAAAAGACCTCCTTTATTATTTGTCATCAAATCCAATGCTGTTGCATAGTCTCCTCTTTCCACAATTTCAAAAAAATCGTCCATCTATTATTACAGAGATTTTTGTTTTTATCAATGATGCTAAGCTAAATGGCAATCAAAAACTAAAAAGTAAAACCAGAAAAACAAAGGTGGAAGCCGTAAGAGTCCTTCAGACTTTGCAACTGACTTTCCAGAAGGCACAATTACACTCGGCGATGATAAATCAGGAAGCATTTGTAAAAATTTAACAGCCACAAGTAAGAAGGATGAGCTCCGCATCTGCAACACAAATGGGAAATGATAGTCGTGCAAATGTTCTGCCTGTAGCAACAGCTTCCGGTCCTGGATTTCTCGGACCCAATTACAATCCTGCAGATGAGCTGACTGCACCCGCCCAGATCGGCGTCAGGCGCGGCGACACCCTCGACTCGGTCCTCGGTGCAGTCAAGGGTGTCGTCTACTACACGGATATGATTGGATTCGGTGAGTCATCCAGTCCCTTTACAAAAGGAATGCCTGGTCTCAAACCTCTCGGTGTTAACTATTTTTTACATACAGGCGCCCAATGCAGCAACGGAGCTGAAATGTGGGAGTATGTGCAAACCATTCCTACTGGCTCTGCCCTCGGTGAAAACGTGAAGAATGCTATCGCAGATATGGGTCTGCCTCAGCTACGCGGTATGGCACCTGGTATTATGGAAGATGCTAAGGCTGCACTTGATCCTACACCTATTCTAAATGCGGTTGGTGGCAGCGGATATCCCCAGTGCCGTCTGATGAAACTGCAAGTCGGCAACTTTGACGGCCAAATAAACAATCGAGATGGTGATCTTATTGTTGATCCAAATGGCTTACTGCGAACAGGGAGTGGCCGCTTCTTCCAGGAACACTGGATTCAAGATCGTATACCGCCTCCGGTTCGTCGTCCTGGTGAAACTGATCTGGACTATTTTCTAAGAGGCAACCCTATCCAGCTGCCCTACGATGAATGGGAAAAACAACCTAAGAATTATCGGTCAGATGGATGTCTGAAAGATCAAAGCCAAGTTGCAAACGGTGCAGCCCAGCCTATCTTTTGTGCCAAACAGAACACTGTCACGCAGATCACACTGCCTAATAAGAGTACTGTAAACGCTGTTGGAATTGATGGGTTTGATGATTATATGGAACGTGCACCTGCAGTGAATCGATCTGACAAGAACAAGAAGCTCGTGTCGCTCAGTGTTGCGACCATCGCTCTAATGGGCCTATTAGCCTTCTGGTCAGTCAAAAAGCGCTAGTGCTTTCTTGTTTTACGACTCCGTTTTTTATGTCTGCGAGTTCTACGAGTTCTACGAGTTCTACGAGTTCTACGAGTTCTGCGACCACCCAAATAAGTTGGGTCAAAATGAAGAAGAACATTATTTGCCTTACTCAAATAACGTTGTTTTTTATCTCCTGTCTCTGGATTTGTCATAGGGATTCCATTTCGTGCAAATCCGATACTATTATAATACTCAAATAACTTTTCTTGATTTCTTCCTACTCTAGTATTTGTCGCAGGAACCGCAAGAAGTGAGATTGGAAGGTTGTGGCGACGAGCCAAACACGCTGCCAGATACAGTAATTGCCTACCAAGACCTTTTTCTTTAGAAACGATAAGTCCAACATCAAAGACCGGTCTATTTCCAATTGTATTGTTTTCTTTCAGAAATGCTCTAGTTGTAGTTTTTAATTGTATAAACCCTAGCGTGTTCTCACGATCTGAGTCTTTATCGAAGAGTTCTATATGGATTGTACTATCAAATAGATCAATCGGTTCATCGTATAGAGCAGCGAGTGTTCTTACATGAAACAATTCATAACGAAACAATCCTTGTACTACTTCTGTTTCTTTTGCTATGACAATATCATACTTTTCGGTTAATGATTCAATAAGTGTAGTACATTTACTATCTGCATTTGCAGCGACTGCGGCAGCATAGGCAGCCATCTAGTGTTTCCTCTGAGTTTTATTCTTGGATTTGACAGACTCGCAATCCTTCGCACGACCAATGATCGCGCAAGAGATACGTTTTCCCGCGTGCCCTGTTGTCTTTGAATCCTCTTCAGATCCGAGTCCAAGATCATCTTCATCCGCGTGTACAATCAGTGTGCGCCCGAGTAATTCCTCCACCTTGACACCTGCTAATTTGTAATTGTAGGTGTGATTGATGGCCTCTACGTTGCCCAGATCACCTGTGTGGCGTTTACCCTTTACAGTCGGCGGCCCACCGTGATCTGATTTGGGGCCCTTGTGAAAGTGAGAGCAGGCTCCCATACAGCCTTCGCCTCTCAGATCACCGTTTGTATGTATATGAAATCCGTGTTTGCCTTCCGGGAGCTCAGTAAATGTAGCAGAAAGTTTCAATCCTCCTACACTGTCTTCAAATAATGCATCTCCCTTTACTCCACCCATATCAAATACTGCAACAGCCTTCATTGTAGTCTATTCTTTACGATTTCTTTTTTGCTTATAGCTACTTTTGCGTGTAATACGCTTACGACTATTCTTTCTCTTATATCTCCGTTTACCTCCCGCAACAGGTTGACGATACATTAATTGATTAGGATTTGTATTTATATCATAGACCGTAATGGTTCTTCGATCAATTGCATTATCTCTTCCATCAAAAAGCAGTCCTTCAGCGTCCATTCCTCTAAAGGTTAATACCTCTACGCTATCATCTGAAAACACAACATTATACTGTGTCCCTACGACTAGCGGGATATTGTTCACATTGACAGCTGCCATCTACTAGTTTATGAATTATTAAGCTAGAGCCTTGTAAGCGTAAAATGCCGCTGTAGCGCCCAGAAACTGTGAGACCGCATATCCGCCAAACTCCGCACCCGTGATGGCTCCCTTGATCAACATCGCGAGAGACACCGCCGGGTTCACGTGCGCACCCGAGATACCCCCGATCAGAAGGATAATCAGAGCCAACGTGGCACCAATAATAAACGCATTACCAGTCGCCAAAATGGAGATTAGCAGTAAAAAAGTGCCGAGAAACTCGACGAGGAAAGGAAAGGTGTTCATTCTAGTCTAGAACAACAATTCTAGAAACTCCTTGCAAAGGCGAATCTGCTTCTTAATTACCTCCGTAATTGGCTTAGCCTTTTCCAGACTTTCAATATATTGTTCCAACTGAAAGCCGATTTCATCATCGTCCGGGTTATCAGGAATTGGGTAGTGCTTTGTTATGCCTATGTGAATGCAGCCATCGAGAATTTGATAAATAAGATTCTTACGAGTTTCAATCTCAAAGACTTCTTCTGCGTCCTCATCAAATGAAGTGGATACAGGAATTAAAGGAAGTTCAGCTAGATGTGCGTTTAGAAACCCTTTCATTCTCTGTTCAACTGCCGCATCTGGAGATAAATGATCCGGAGAATCGAAGAGGTGCAGAGAGCCTTTTGGAATTGTAATGGAAAGAGGTCGTCTAGATGTAGATTCAGTAGCCATTGTGGTACTTACTTTTAAATGTCATAACAAATTCAATTTTTTACCATACTAGTAGTATGGCGTATCCGCAAGACACGGCGATCTCGTAAACGCGATGATTAGATTCTAATGCACTAGTAAATGAGTCTCTCCCTGGGTAAAAATAAACTAATTAAAAGAATGGGTTTTTTTGTATTCATCCTTGTTTTAGTACTTCTCATAAGTATCCTTATCTATGGATACAACTCAGGATCCTGTAAAAAAGAAATAAAAAACTATGAATGTACGGATGCGTTTTGTTTGTATAAAGAGCTAAAGATTGATCTACCTTCGAAAATAAGAAATCAAGCGATCTCGCTTCTTGACAATAAATCTATTCAGAAACGCGTTTCAATCAATATGTATTTGGAAAATATCTATAATTGTGCAGTACCCAATAAAGATGGCATCACGATCTCCACACAAAATATTAGAAAAGTTGCACCTGATATCATTCAATACTACCAGAATGATCTGTGCCAACTGCTTTCTATGTCGCTCGGTCTCAAACTATTTCCTACGGATCTGACTTTACCGACATCGTGTGCATTGTTAATTTATGAAAGAGAAGGTGATTGGATCAATTGGCACTATGACTACAATTATTACAATGGCCGGTTCTTTACAGTGTTAATTCCGTTAACGAATGACATAACGTGTACAGAGTTTCAGTTTATGGATGACGACAAAAAGATACACAGCATACAATTAATCAATAACAATGCGCTGTGTTTTGAAGGGAATTTCCTGTATCATAGAGCGACGAAATTGTGCAAAGGACAAAAACGAGCAATCTTGTCAGTTCAGTATGTGACAGACAATACAATGAGTATGATCAATCAACTACGTATTAAACTGAAAGATTTTGCGTACATTGGAAAATTATTTTAGATAGTGTAGAATGAAGATCCCAACTGATTTTTCTTTTTGGTTCGTTTTCTTCATTGTATTTCTTGCAACTACAGTTATAGTGACTGCAATAAAAGCCACGATTTATAAGCAATACGGTGTACCTATGTATCCTGTCAGACTCTAAACAACTTTTAGCGTTGTTTTTACTGCATCTTCAGCCACTTCTGCAGCCTCATCCTCAGCCTCCTTAATTGACCCCTGCGTGTAAATCCTGCTCGCGATATTCATTGTTTCCAACTCCTGCATCAGAAGCTTGTAGGCGTAGGGAATCTGGATCGGTGCAAACTCCGTCGTATTATCACACGTCTTGCACAACCAAATGTTCGCGTCAGGATTGGCGATCGAGATCAGGCCGCACTTCCTGCACGAGTAGCAGTTGAAGCCGTCTGAGCACTCCATAAAGCGCTCCTTCGTAAACTCACTCACACCGTGAGCACAGACGCAATCACGCTCCATCTCTCCAAAGCGGAGTCCACCCTCACGTGCTCGCCCCTCAGCCGGCTGACGAGTCAGCATCACGAGTGGTCCACACGCACGCGAGTGTAGCTTATCTGCTGAGCAGTGGCGCAAGCGCTGGTAATAACACGGCCCCATAAAGATCTTTGTTTCCATCTGCCTGCCTGTGTGGCCATTGTACAAGACTTCGTTGCCATACGGCTCCAGATTCAAGTCATCACGCAGAATCTTTGCAAGACCATCCAGTGTCATCTTGGTGTTGAATGGCGTTCCATCACCCAAGCAGCCCGTGTGGCAGCCGATCTTACCCAGCAGCGTCTCCATCAGCTGCGCAATCGTCATACGACTAGGAATACAGTGCGGGTTGATGATGATATCCGGAATAATTCCAGAGGCTGTCTGAGGCATATCCTCCGGATTTAGAATCATACCCACCGTTCCCTTCTGGCCGTGGCGACTGCTGAACTTGTCGCCAATCTCAGGAGTACGGAGCTCGCGCATACGAATCTTCACAAAGGAATATCCTTCGCCGTTCCGATTCTTGAAGATCTTGTCAACGAATCCGCTCTCATTATTGCGAGGTGTTCGGCTGACATCCCGAAAGCGCTTAGCACCCGCTGGAAGAACCATTCCAGTCGGAACACGTAGAGGCACAATTTTTCCAACCAGGATGTCATCGCTACTGACGAAAGTATTTTCAGGAATGAATCCGTCCTCACCTAGCTTGCCGTAATTGCCATTGCGGAGCTGCTTCGTCAACTCGGGATCCGGGCGGCCAAAGCGTTCCTCCTCACCGCTGCTCTGATTCTTCTTCTCCTCGTCCTTGTATGTGCGAAAGAAGACTGACTGAAAGAGGCCACGATCCAAAGAGCCCCGATTGATCATAATACTGTCCTCCTGGTTGTAGCCCGTATAGGTCATAATGGCAACAACGATGTTGCGACCCGATGGCATCGAGTAGGCCCCATAGTGCTTGCTCATTCTCGGACTGACGAGAGGGATGTTCGGATACATCAGCAAGTGGGCCAGTGCATCAAAGCGCTCCTTGTAATTCTGGGCAAAGAGACCCATCGCCTGCTTGCCCATCGCACACTGATAGGCATTTCTCGGACTCTGATTGTGATCCGGGAATGGAATCGTGGATGCAATGGAACCAAGAATTACACAGGGGTGAATCTCAGCGTGAGTGTATCCGTGATTCGGCTTCTCGCCCACCTCCTTTGCATACATTGCAATCATTGCCTGTTCCGTCTCTCCGGCATCAATGTACTCCATCAGACACTCCCCATTGGGAGTCATCCAGCGAAGCAACTCATCCCACGTCTTGCAGGATTCAATACTCCGAAGCATTGCCTGCTGTTCAGCCTCCGGCGCAGCAGCGATAGTGGCCAGAGCGGGAGCGTGGTAGAGAGGGCGAACCAGACGCCCGGCTTCCGTAGTTAGCCAGAGTTCCTTGACCGTTGGCTTCCAGACAATTCCAAGTTGGCGGTGGAGAACTCCCTCCCGCTTCGCCTTTCGGATTCTCTCAATACAACCGATCGCATCTTTCGGAGTAAACATCCCAATCCATTTTCCATTCAAGAAGATCCTGGCGCCAGTGAACAATTCAGAAATCGGAAGCTTTCGAATCGGCTGAAACTCTTTCATCGCATCCACGAATTCCTTGACAATCGCCGGATTACTAAACTGAGTTATGGAGACCGTGCTGGATAAGTTCTTGACAACTCCTACACTGTGGCCTTCCGGAGTCTCATTCGGACAGATGAAACCCCACTGAGTGTTGTGGAGCTTGCGAGGTGCAATAAGTTTTCCGGCAGTCTTCTCAATCGGAGTGGAGATGCGGCGCAAATGGCTGATCGATGAAATGAAATTCAGACGACCGAGAACTTGGCTGACTCCGATTTTCGGCGGGCCTCCAACTTTTGCGGAACCAAAGTTGCCAGTGGAGAGAGCGGACTTCAAACCAACTTCGACAATGGTTGATTTGATGACCTTGTACAGATTACTCATATTCAGAATCTCCTGAAAGCTGCCGGTAGCCCGCCACGAGCCGGAATGAATCTCCTTGGCGATCGAGGCCTTCATATCCTTCAACATCTTGACCTGGAAGAAGGTCCGGAAGAGGTTTGCCAGGAGGAAGCCGGGGCTGTCCACACGCTTATTAGGATAGGAGTCTCGGTCATCTCCACTGATTCGCTTATAGGCAACCCAGAGGAGTCGCCGGGTCATATGCGCCAGAAAGCACGCCTTCTCGTAGGCATCTTCTGTGCCGCCGATGTGAGGGTACAACTCATCACGGAGGAGATCCTCGACTGTGACATTGCGTGTGGGCTTGCCGGTCCAGATATTCAGATGACGCTTCATCCAGTTCAGGGCATCCTCCTGTGTGAGAACCGTAGAGGCCTCATTGATCGATTCAATGATGACATTCTCGAACGTCGGATCCCAGTCATCTCCCAGAATGAGCCGGACGATGGTCTCGTCTTCCAGAACACCGAGAGCCCTGAAGAGAATGAACAGCGGAATCTCCGTCTTCATACGGGGGATGGTTGCCCGGAGATAGATGATCTGCTGATTCTTCGGATGGTACATCATTCGAACTGAGATTGACTTGGGAACCTGCTCATTCATCGGACCGATCGACTTGACCTCGATGACCTCCCACTCCTTTGTGGGATTGCGATTGTTGCGAAAGACGACGGGGCGGTTTTCACTCATTCGCTCCTGGCTGATGATAGCGCGCTCACCACCACCGACGATGAAGTAGCCACCGACATCTTCGGGGCACTCACCGAGCTCCATCGGATGCACGTGCTTCTGGTCCCTCAGCAAGCATAGTGTGCTGCCGACCATAACGGGAATCTTGCCCAGATGCACATTGGGAAAGACACGAGTGTGAGTGGCGCGACGGCCATTGTCGCTGTTGTCGATGCGCGTCGTCGTGACAGCGACATCAACGGTTAGCGGTGATGCATAGGTCAGATTGCGCAGACGAGCATCATTGGGCAGCATTGGCAAGACTGCACCATTGTTCTCAAAGATCGTCGGCTTTCGCAGCTGCGGCTTCTGAAATTCCACCTGCACCTCGTATTCATAGTGCACACTGGCGCGGCTCTGAGTTATTACAGCAGCTGCAGCGGCAGCATCCTCCTGAGTCTGGCCCATCAGTGCATTCGCAGCAGAAGTTGAAAGACCTGTAGCGGATGCAAGTGCAGAACGGGGACCTGACAGAGGAATCTCAGGGCTGCCACGAATGATGATCGGATTCGTGGCCTGCAGGATCTCAGGAACATCGTGCAGAATGAAGTGGTTGAATGACTCAATCTGATGCGAAATGATCTGTTTACGATCCATTTGCTGGAAATAGATATCCAAAATCTTATTGTGATCTGGAACAATAAGTTTTTGAACGCTGCTTTCAAATTCCATTTTGGGTATGGTGGATGAACCGGCACGGTCCATATCAATTTTAGGTGAATGACGCGAAGCGACTTTAGGCACGAAGTGCCTTTTTAGTTGCAATGCAACTTTAGGCACGAAGTGCCTTTAGTTGCTGCGAAACTTTAGGCACGAAGTGCATTTAGGCGTAAACTATCGCGTAATCTATACCTGATGTCTGAATAAGATGAATGATTCTCCAAAAGATGATTCCATAAAATCCTTGACTATTACGGGCACCGCTGCTGAAGACGGAATGAAATCCCGGCGACCTTCCTCACGTAAGAGACGGCAGAAGGTTGAGGATATTTATGAGGAGCCTGATCCGTTAGCACCTCCTGAACCGCCAATGCCGACTAGACCAATGGCAAGAGTGCAACAAGCACAAGTTAAACCGCAACCTCAGCAACAACAGCAGCCTCAGCAACCTCAGCAACAACAAGCAGATCGAGTTCCGTGGAAAGCACCTCCTATTAGACAAGAGGGAGGTCAGCCAGCTGGTAAAATTGTTTTGAATCCTCCGAAAACACCCAGAATTAAGTTGCAGCCAAAGACAAGCCAAGTGGCAGCAAAGACAGTGCCTCAAGCTAGTACGAATACAACACGCAAGGCTCGTAGGTTTCGTCTAACGGTATCAAATCTCAATCATCGTTTTACAAGAGCCAAGAAAGTTGCAGAACAATCAAACAGACAGCCCATTCAGTCGATTCGCGACTATTTACTGCAGAAGGGTGTTATACAGGCCAAAAGCAAAGCCCCTGAAAAGATGCTTCGATCAATGTACTCGGATTTTATGATATTAAAAGATCCAGCGCTTTAGAAAAGAAACAAATAACAGATGAGTACGCCAGCCGATCTGGATGCCGCATTCAATCAATTAAATGTATATATACAAGATACATTCACACTTTTACAGGCACAAACACCAGTTGTTGCAGGTCCGGTAGGTGCAACTGGCCCAATTGGACCTGCAGGAGGTCCAACCGGCGCATCAGGAGCCGTTGGCGCAACAGGTGTTCAGGGAATTCAGGGTGTCTCTGGTGCTCAGGGTGTTGTAGGACCACAAGGTCTGGTTGGAGTGACTGGAGTCCAGGGTGTCCAGGGCATTCAGGGAACAATTGGGCCTTCTGGACCCACTGGATCTACAGGATTTCAGGGTGCAACGGGTCTTCAGGGTGCAACTGGTACTCAGGGATCCATTGGACAGACAGGACCTTCGGGTCTTACAGGTGCTACGGGAAGTCAAGGTAATCTTGGAAGTACTGGTCTACAGGGTACAACCGGACAGACTGGTCCGACTGGGTTATCAGGAGCAACTGGTATACAGGGCGCAACTGGATTATTAGGAGTAACAGGAATTCAAGGTCCTCAGGGTTCAACAGGACCTACGGGGACAGCAGGAGCAACTGGTATACAGGGTATAACAGGTGCAACAGGTCTTATAGGAGTAACAGGACTAGTAGGAGCAACGGGATTAACGGGTGTGACAGGAGTGACAGGGCCTTCAGGTGGTCCGACTGGTGCAACAGGACTTATTGGCCCAACAGGTGCATCAGGTATAGCTGTATTTAATTATAATAGTATTTCTACACAAGATATGTCTGCTCTTATTCCTGATGGTTCTGGAGGATTTAGATACAATACAACGTTCAACGTAGCTACAATGACAGATGGATTAACATTGGTTATTTTAAATTCATCCCAAGTGTCTCCTCCTACCGAATTTTACTTTGTTGCAACAACTCAAGCATCGAATAAGGCATTTCTTGTAAAGTATTTTAGTCAGAGTCGTAATACTATTAGTGTATACGTTACTGATGGTGCTTATCGTCTACCAGTTAACGGAGTAGGTTCAGGTCAACCTTTTCCGCCGGCCTTTACTATGCAATCAACCTCTAATTCAAATGGAACTGCACATACATATCTGTTTATGTTTTACAAAGGTGCAAATGGTCCTGGAGGCAGTCCAGATGGAGATGCTGCTTATATTTATTAGAAAATTGAAAATGGATTTAATCTAAATACTAGATAGATACAATGCTCTCTCTAGTATTTGGTGCTCTTATAATGATTGGCGCTTTAGCACAGAGTCCGTCAGTAGCTCCCCCTTCAGGAGGTCCTAGTCCTCAACCTCCTATATCAGCATCACCTGCCGCTTCCCGTTCACCTGCTTCCCGTTCACCTGCTCCTTCACCTGTGATACCTCCTCTTCGTTTTATAGATTCCACTCTCTTTCCCATTGTAGGAAATTATACAATGGGCTACGTGAATACTACGCAAGAGAATCGTTGCCATCGCGCTACACTAAAGTTTCAAGCGCAGAATACAGGCCTCGTAGATATGCTCAAGATGGGAGTCTATTCCCAGGCCGCTCCTGAGACGTGCGGTATCAGCTTCGTGCTCTCCACCTTTCCTGGTGGTGTTGCTGTAGGCTCGTCTCTCCTGACGACCTTTACAGATCTTGTAGCGGCTGTTCCTGGTACGGATGAGTTTGTCAAGTTCAATGCAACTCCTTCTAGCTGGTCGGTCGTTGCGGGTGATAACTATACCATCACGATCCTGCCTTTCACGTGGGCATCAAGCCCTTCTGGAACAATTGGGACTCCCACACACTGTGTCTTTCAGATTCCGTATGGTCGGCCTGGTCTACCCTATGCTTCCATAGGCCAGTACGGACCTACTGCTCAACCGTGTGGCTCAAGCCCTTGGACAACAGATCTTGCAGGCGACGGATATGCCATTCAGATTCTGCTAAATGGCCACGCAGCGCAAGTGAATGCGCCTTCTGCTTCGTCCACTCCTACACCGACACCGACATCGACACATACTCCTACACCGAGTTCAACAGGAACACCAACGCCATCTGCAACACCTACAGGTACACCGACGATCACAGACACACCGACACCTACGCTCAGTCCAGGTGCAACAGCATCAAATTCACCGACCTCTACACGCACACCGAGTCGCACGCCGTCAATCAGTTATTCACCGAGCCCTACCTCTTCCATAACACCTTCACCGACACCAACTGAGACACCGACAGCGACACCGACACTTCGTATTGGTGCTTCACCATCCGTGACACCTACAGAGACACCAGGGCCGACCGATTCGCCGTCTCCCACGCATTCTGTGTTGCCGATCGGTGCTCTTGCTGCTGGCACTGGCGCTAGCGCACCCTCTGGGTCCTTTGACACTGGACACGTCGTAGGTGCCGCGATTGGTGGTGCACTAGTCATCGTTGCCGCAATCGGAATCGCTATTCGTCTTCGTCTTGTACACGCGGAACTCAATCCAGATAAATACAATAAGAAGTCAAAGATAAAGATAACCCTCAAGGATCCCAATTCAATAGACTCTCATCACACAACCACGATTAATCCTTCTGCAAGTGTCGTACTGCGTGTCAATTCGATGAAACGCAGTAAGTTTGAACCGGTCAAGGTAAGTGCGGACGGTGTTGCATTAGAAAAGACACGTGATTATTGAGCAAAATGTTTGTCGAAATATTCGAGTGCATTCAGAATCGCCGCATCCATATTAAAATAGCGATAATTGGCTAAACGACCCAAAAAATGGACAGATTTCTCTTCTAGAGCAAACTTTCTGTATTTTTCGTAGAGTTCCTGATTTTGAAACGTGGGAACAGGATAATAGGGTTCACCCTTATCAGTTGTGATCTCCTTGACGATAACTGTATCTTTAGATTGTTGATTGAGAAAGTGCTTGTATTCGACAATTCGCGTATACGGAACTTCCATTCCAGGATAATTAATGATTGAACACGGCTGGTACAATGGAACATTCTTATGAATCTCTTTTGTAAACTCAATGCTGCGATACTCTAGAGGTTGTAGACCCTTGCTGGCGTAAAATCGGTCAATCGGCCCAGTAAAGATGACGGTTTGAAAGGATTCGAGTGGCTGATCAACGTACTCAAAGTAATCAGTATTGAGTTTTACAGTTATGTTCGGGTGATCAATCATTTTCTTTACGAATTCAGTATAGCCTTTTGAAGGCAGAGCCTGGTACTTGTCATCAAAGTAGCGGCAGTCAAAGCTCTCTCGTACAGGAATACGAGAAAGTACAGTGGGGTCAAGCTGTGCGGGCCACTTGGCCCACTGCTTGAATGTATAGTTCTTGAAAATCTTTTCATATAATTCAGACCCTACACGACTTAGTGCAACTTTTTCGGAATCATCGGTGCAGTAAAAGACTTGCTGATTTTCTTTGAGCCAGGCTTTCATTTCTTCGGGTGTCTTGATATTCTGGCCGCACAGAGTATTGACTGTTGTTATATTGACTGGAATATGAATAAATCGTCCGTCAACGAGGCCCATAATCTCGTGATCCCAGCGCTCCCATTTTGAGAACTGAGATACATAAGTCCAGACACGCTCGGAGTTTGTATGGAATACGTGGGCACCGTATTCATTCATCAAAATTCCAGTCTCTTTATCGACGTAATCATAGACGTTGCCGCCGATATGCTTTCGTTTGTCGATAATGAGGACTTTTTTATTGAGCCGACTTGCAAATTGCTCGGCAATTGTCACTCCTGATAGACCGCATCCAACAACAAGGACATCATAGGTCATTTGTTGTTGTATGTTGTGTGGCTTTAGGGTCTCAAATGGCATTTACTTACGATTCTTGTTGCTGCGATTCTTACGGTTGCGGTTATTACGACAGCTGCGGTTCTTTCGGCTGCGACAGCTGCGACAGCTGCGGTTCTTTCGGCTGCGACAGCTACGACCGCCTCTCATATTATTGTTATTGCTGTTATTGTTGTTATTATTGTTGTTATTATTGTTATTATTTACACTATTAATGTTGCTATTATTGTTGCTGCCTTCATATATTTCTCCAATATCCATTAGCGCCTTTAATTCTTTCTCGCGTTCCTCTTTTTCCCTTGCCTCCTCTGCAGCAGCCGCCGCTTTTGCCGCAGCCTCTGCTTTTCTTGCAGCCTCTGCATCAGCAGCTGCCTTTGTAGCAATATATTTAGCTTGCAGTTCAGGAATTAAATATTTGTCTACATTATTATTAACATTCATTCTACTTACTCTTCATCTTTTTGCCGGGTGCCTTGATGTAAATCAAGGTGCCTCCTTTGGTGCCTTGATGTAAATCAAGGCGCCTCCTTTGGTGCCTTGATGTAAATCAAGGCGCCTCCTTTGGTGCCTTGATGTAAATCAAGGCGCCTCAATATGCGGCCTCCCCTCTCGCATCTCATAGTAATACTTCTCCAGGTCGATCGCGTAAAAATATCCTACAGATCTCAGATTTGGCCCATAGATCGGTCGGTCGCCCATTAATTGGCAGACTTCAGGGACAGCAGTCTGACCATTGGGCCACAACTTAGGACAGAGTGGACTCGGCTGTGTCAACCACTTCCACTCATATTGTACAGCTTCCTCTTTTGTCATTTTCATAACATTTTTATAGACTTCATATCCGTACGCGATCATCGGCTGCCGAATCAAACAGATATTTGCCTGACCATTAAGAGACATCCACATCAGATTTGTAGTCGACACATTGAGTTTCGCGAGAAGCTTTTCAATCAGATCTTGAGATCGCGGGCCAAACTTGCAAGTGTCGTGCAAAAAAAGAAACCATTCTTCAGGTTTAGCTAGTTCGTGGTCAAGTACCATCTGAGCTGCAATCCAGTTTGCGTACTCATAGATATTCCGCTTGAGCCGAACCGTTATGCAACCGTCATCTTCTTGCTTGATTGAATCTTCAGATTCCTTTTGATAGACATAGACGATCTTAGATCTCCAGGCAGATGGAATCGATTTCTGAAGCATCTCGAGTGCGACTTCATATCCCTTGATTGTTGGAATAACAAGATACATTTATCTATAATACTTAAAACTAAAGATTTAGATCTAGTAAGTATACGATGGATGAAACTCTTACACAGGATGAACTGCTGAATTTACTAAAAGATCCTTCTACAATCAATTTATTTGAAAAATCAAAGCTAGAGAGTGATTGGGCAGAAGCGCAAAAGTACGAGCGCAATTGGTGGGTAGTCTATACAGGAAACTATCCAGATGAGATTCGCAAAAATAACATTGAAGCTCGTTTTATGATGGTAGATCAGGGTCTTCCTGGAAAGTCTGTACTTGATATTGGATGCGGTCCACTTTCTCTTTTACAGCGTATTAAAGTGGGTACTGGGACTGCACTTGATCCGTGTCATTATGGTGATTTAGAAAAGGAATATGAAAAGAATGGAATTCGTAGATTATATAAGAAAGGTGAGGATTTGAGTGAGGCTGATGGAACGTTTGATGAAGCGTGGATTTATAATTGCTTACAGCACGTTCTGAATCCGACTCAGATTCTTGAGAATGCGATGAAAGTAGCCTCTATGATACGAATCTTTGAATGGATTAATCTTGATCCATATGAAGGACATCTACACAAATTGACACCTGAACTTTTACGAGGACCCTTTATGAAAGAAGAATCTGGGTGGTCATTTGTTTATGAAACAATTGGAAGATTTTTTATAGATGAAACTATGCAAGAGCAATATTATGTTGGAATCTTTAAAAAGAATGAATTAAAGGTTACTTCTATTGATCTTTATAATATGTAGGATGCATCTTTGCGATAGGACACAGTCCTATCTAAAAAGACATCCGTCTTTGCGATAGGACACAGTCCTATCTAAAACCGATTCGCAAACTATATGTTCAGTGATGAATTCCCTTCCATCGTATTTGAGATCAATCGATCAGACTTTAGCGTCTGCTAATGCTACTGGAGCAACTGGTGCTGCTGCCGCAGTACCTGCAACTGCATCCGTTGCTGCACCTGTTGCAGGAACTCCTATGCCAGATCCTCCATTCAACCCTTCCTTCAGCTTTCAGACAACCCCACTGACAGGCTCAGCACCCATCTCGATTGCACAGCCTTCCAATAACAAGAAGCTCCGCTTTCTCCAGGTCAGCACGCACGCTCACCAGTTCACCGGTTATAGCAAGGTCTCTTATGAGATCATCAAGCAACTCGCCGCGCTACCTTGGCTTGAGCTGACCCATTTCGGATTTCAGAAGCATCCGCAGATACCCCCGAATTTCCGTCCCTACCCATCAAATGTTACTGTTCTCGATGCAGCAGCAATGGAAAATCCTCCTCAGCAGGGATTCGGATATGGAAACCTTATTGAGGTAATCCGCTCCAAGAAGCCGCACGTTGTGATGATTTACAATGATATGTCAGTTGTATCGCGTTTTCTGGAGGAGATTCGTAAGTCGGGTCTAGTTCGCAACTTCAAGATCTGGATCTACTGCGACCAGGTCTATGACCGCCAGCTGCAGGGAATGATTGATATTCTGAATCGTGATGCAGATCGCGTGTTTGCCTTCACGGATTATTGGAAGAAGCGTTTACGTGATCAGGGTGTGACACGGCCTCTCTCCGTTATCGGCCACGGGTTTGATCCAAAGCTATTCTTTCCTGTGCCGCGCGACCTCGCCCGCAAGTCGCTCAAGATGCCTGAGGATGCCTTCGTCATTATGAATCTGAATCGTAATCAGCCGCGTAAGTGTCTTGATGTTCTCATTATGGCATTCGTCGAGCTTGTCGTCAAGTACCCCACAAAGCCGATCATTCTATTGTCAATCTCAGACAAGGGTGAAAAGGGTGGTTGGTGGCTGTTTGAACTCTTTATCAATGAACTGCAGGATCGCGGAGTGCCGATTGAGCAGTTTGGCAATCGTCTAATGATCAGCAATCAGGATATGGCCTTTAAAGATGAGGATATCAACATTCTGTATAACATCGCTGATGTTGGAATCAGCACGGCGGAAGGAGAAGGGTGGGGTCTGTGCAATTTTGAGCAGATGGGTGTTGGCATTCCGCAGGTGGTTCCTGATGTGGGAGGATTCAAGGAGTTCTGCACAATGGAAAATAGTGTAGTTGTCAAGCCGAAGTACAAGATGTACTTGCCAGGTGTATACTCACCGGTTGGAGGTGTTTCACGTCGCTGCGACCCGCACGATATCTGTATGGCTCTCGAGGAGTATGTCAATGATAGCGACAAGCGAAAGCGTCACGGTGCCAAGGCGAAGGAGACCGTTCTGGGCTACACGTGGGAGAAGGTGACGAAGGAGTTCATTGGAAAGCTGGAGGAGGAGCTGAAGGAGTTATAAAGTCGGGTTCAGGACGCCGAGTATAGACAAGAAGGCCTTTGTCCTTCTTGGCCGTTAAATAATAGTTGCGATAACATTCTATGGGATCGCTACTAGTCTTATACTTGTCATCCATTGCGATTGCGAAAGGGGTTTGGCCTATAACAGCTAGGGCAGGAGGATTCGCCTTGAGCCACTTGACGTGCTCTACGCAGGCGTGTGGCTTAGGCTTCTGCCACCGATACGTGTACTCATCGCCGAGTGCGAGACCGAGATCACAGGCAAAGTGGTAGTTTTCGAGAGATGCGCGAATCCAGATTGTGCAGGGGTGCTTGAGATGCGCATACTTATATCCACGGCCTTCTGAATTGATCTTTTTTGGGCTCGTCTGTAGACTTGTTGGCAAAGCCAAAGGTCCGAGTTGCTTCTTGGTCTTCGTTAGCAGATCAGGATAGGCTGCCGTCCAGTGAGCAGTATACAACATCTGACACGTCTCAAGAATCATCTTGATGACGTGCTTGTCGCAGTGGGCTTGCGCGGCTTGTACGGGATCTGTAGAAAGAATGAATAGATTCATTCGTTCAACGGAGTGTAGTTGTGCTTGTTGACTACCTAAACGGCTCATCAATTTTTGCGTGTCATCTTTTTCTTAGCTCTCCTTTTCTTCTGGGTTTTCTTATACTTACGTTTTCCGCCTTTTGCTGCAACAGGAGCAGGTGCTGCAGCTTGCGGTAAAGTAGCAGGGCCATATCCTTTTGCCAAAGCAGCAAAGCCTCCTGGAGTTTTTGCCTTCTTATAAATATCCGCAGCAGCGACTGCACCTAGAATGGTATCACCAGAGAAACCCAGGAGTTTAATCATTCCTGCATCCTTGGCTAACGTCGTCGCCATTCCGATTCCTCCATTTTCACTTAGCATCCATCTGTAAAATTCGGGATGCCGAACAGTGACAGTAAAGGTCATTCCACCCGCATAGTCGCCTTGACCTTTGGAAAAGTCATAGCCTGTCGAATCTTCCCAGCAGGCAGGAGGCGTTTTCGCAAAAAGAATCGCCCATTCCGCATTTAGAATACGCCCTTTTGTTCCTGGAGAACGGACATATTGCCATATATTACGACATTGACAGAGTACAGGAATACCATTAACACTTTCGGGCTCTGTAAAGAGATTTTGTCCGAACATTGTTCTCGTAAACGTTTTCGGAAAGGGGCCGAGAACCTCACCTGACAGACCAAGACCGGGAACGGTAAATGTTTGCATAACTTTACTTTTATCTGCCGTGATAGGTGCAGTTACCCAGCGTGTTCCTGTTTTAATATCATTAACCCAATGGCCTTGTACTGGTGTTATCGCTTGTTGAGATGCCCAGGTCGCTTGGCCTTGATTTCCTGGTTTTGCATTTGCTGGCTTTGTTATGGGTAGATGCGATTGGGGCTGAAAAAAAAGGATGTCCAAGAGACCCATTACTTTTGCGTGTGAAATTTACTTGCGACTCTTTCTTGACTTGGCCTTCTTAGCTTTCTTCAAGCGGCGTGTTCCTCCAAATCTAAAAAAACGACTCATATCAAAAAATGAAGCAGGGGCAGGAGCAGCAGGAGCAGCAGGAGCAGCAGCAGGGGCAGCGGCAGCGGCAGCAGCAGGAGCTTCGGCTTCATTAGCGATCCGTTCTGCTAGCATAGCATTCGTAGCAGCATCAATTTTTTCGTTGATCTCAACTCCCGCCGCTCGTCGTCTCGCAATTTCTTCAGCAGCTCGCGGGTCCCGAACCCAAGGATCTTGTGCGTGATTTCGTCTATGATTTCGATTTGTTCTATTATTATTTGCAGTGCCTCTACCATTTGGCCGCGGATATCTCATTGCTCCAGATGGGCCTTCTCTCCTGGCATTATTGTATTCCAATTCAGCAGGATATCCGAGAGTTGCAGTCTTTTTACCTGCTGTACGCGATGATGGCCTTGATGGATATTTATTGTTGCGTACAGGAAGTGTGGGTGCAGTACTATTTGTACCATATCCAGCACTGACAGCATATGTTGGGTCCCGATTATGAAAAGGACGCACTGCAGCACGATTAGAAAAACTTGCTCTTCTTGTTGCTGCTGGTATTCTTAATAGTGAAGGACCAAGAGGAGGTGGCTGAAATGCACCATGAACAATTAAACCACCTGTACCAGCCACTGCAGCAGCAGGATTAGCTGTAAGAAGTCCTCCTAATGCAAGAGCTCCTAGACTACGCTGTAAAATAGAAGAGGGTGGCAATGATTCACCGGGTCTCCGAATAATTCCCTGTTCTTGTAAATATCGTGTTGGAAGAGGAAGCGGAATACCTTGGCGTTCAAATTCTGCATATTCTTCAGCTGTTAATGGTGGAGCGTAGTATGCTTGAAAAGGAGCCATTTGTAAAACGTGAGCGGGAACATTAAGTGCAGCACCAGCGCCAGCACCTGCAGCAGCGGCAGCATTGCCAGCACGCCCAAGAACATGTCCAGGTCCAGCAGATGCCCAGTTATACATACCAGGCCCTGTGCCGCGACCCGCATTTGCAAAATAGCGTGCTAAATATTGCTGATATCCACGACCACCAACGTTCATAGCACCAGGCATTCGTGCAAGTGAGCGCATCAAATCTTGCTGCTCAGCAGCCTGCCGAGCAAGATTTGCCACCGTCACTGTTTGTTGCATTCTATCTACTTACAACGGCTAAACCATTTTCGTGCTCTGGCAGATCTCGTCTTGGCTTTTCGCACAAGGTCCGCGTCGGGACCATAGTGAGTTTTACCGCAGACCAACAAAGATGAAACACGAGCGTAGCCCCATTGCTGCTGAGTTGCACCAGGACGATGACCAGTACGCCACGCTGCTAGACCACGGTCATAGGATTCTTGCAGAAGATCTTGCGGTACACCCGTTGCTTCGGCTCGCTCTTTAATTGACTTTGCATCTGGAAAAAGACGATTCCACTGCTCAGTATATCCAGATTTACGTGTTTTTACACCGCGATCTGTCTTGAATCCCACATAGGCCTTAGGGTCCTTTGAGTCGAGTGCGCCGAATTTGAGAATCTCCTTCTTTCGCTGTGTCTTCTTTTTATTGGAGAGACCCTTGTAATACTTTTTGGGCCATAGCTTCCTTGTCCTCATCTACCAGTTAGGCAGTTTTAAACCTCTGTTTTTGCTAGATGTCATTGGCCTTCACACGGAAAAACAAGAGGCAGACGGGAGGCTCACCTCAGACGGGAGGCTCACCTCAGACGGGAGGCGATTGTAGTGCGTGTTCTCTGCCTCCGCCTCCTCAGATGGGAGGCTCACCTCAGACAGGAGGTGGTGGTCAGACAGGAGGAGGTTGCCCGTGCAGGTCGTGGTTCAAGGGTGGCTCACCACCGACGGGTGGCTATAGAGCAACAGCCAAGAATCGCAAGTATCTGAAACTCTACAAGCGAGGCAAGTCGATCGGCTTCACAATGACTGCTTCTCTCAAGGCCAAGGGACTTATTCCCAGAACCTCACGGAAAAACAAGGGTAAAAAGGTACTTGGACCCAAGTATAAGTAATCAGTACTATGGACACATCAAACAAAGCAAAAACACGCAGAGTCGCACTCCGATCAAAAGTCATAACACGCCGTCGTACATTGACAGGCGGAGGTATCGTAAAACTCAATACAGACGCTGCAACAGCGATTCTCCAGCCGGTCTTTAATGATTTGCCAGCGACCAAGGCGAACGGAGATCATAATCTGACGTACGGCGAAATTGAGTGGCCTACACTCAAATATATCATTGAACAGGCCAATACACAACAGTGGCCCTCCGGCAACGGCAAGTTCTATGATCTCGGCTGTGGACGCGGACGTGCAGTTCTCTACGCTGCTCTGGCTGGCCCCTTCGACCAGGCAGTCGGTATTGAGATTCTGCCCGAACGCATCGCTCTGGCCCAGCAAGCTCTCGCTAAACTTAAGCAATCGATACCGACCGCAGGCGCTAAAGTCAAACTTCTTGAGACATCGTTCCTGAATCCTTCTCTCAAGTACAAGGATGCCCGGGTCGTATTCTTCAGCAATCTCTGTATTGACGATCAGACCTCTTCAGCCTTGTTCAATAAATTGAATACGGAAATGCCGAAGGGATCCTTTCTCTTTTGCTCGAAGGCGCCGTCAGCTCCAGTTCCTGCGTTTGAGCACGTTTCAGTTCAACGAATGCCGATGACGTGGACACCGACTTCAGAGCTTCACGTCTTCCGACACCTATAAAAATGCATCTTAACGGTAATGGCTACGCTGTCTGTAGGTCAACAACCAGAAAAACCAATTGTACGAACCCGGTTTGGATACGAGGCAAAGGAGTGTGTCAAGGCACTACAAGAGGTCTTATCCCAAACTGGTGCTGCAGCAACAGGAAAAGCCCTTCACTACAGTGCTGACTTACTCTGTAGCGGTGGGTTTGAGATATGGATACGACTTTGCTGGACGTTCATTTTCCAGAATATCCATTTGACAAGTCTCCGGGTCTTTGTTTATCTCCAACAACGGACTCTGGATTTGGAGGAGCGATCGAGAAAGTTGGATCTGGAGGAGTTATACAAGGATCCGGAATTCCAGCAACGGGCGGCGGAAGTGGTTCTCATTTTGCAAACTCTTCCGAGACAGAGTAAACTCGTTTGGCCAAAGGTTCCGGTGGAGACGCACGATTCGATCTGGATTCAGAGTGTCTCGGCTCCGAAAGAAACTGAGCCGGTTCGGAAAGTCTGGGCGCCTCAACACGATCAGCCGATCTTGAGATTTGTAGGGAACCAGATTTTGACGGCGTGCGAAGAAGCCAATGTGGAGAGAGCGTTATTCTGGTTGAGGTGGGTTTTGGATGAAGATAAGCGTCTGCGGAAACTGAACAATGGAATTACAATGACAACGAATCGGCGAGGACAACCGGGATCTGGAAAGATTGATAAGGCGGAGATTGGATATTTCGTTGCGGCGATTTGTGCGGAGGCCTACAAAGATTTGGCGCGCCGGGGTCTGATTCGGATGCACGAGGAGTTTCAGGCGCTGCTCGATCTGTGGAAGGGGAAACAAGCACGTCTGGGTATGCGACAACGCCAGGAGTGCTTGGCTATAATGATATTAGCTCTGGCCGAGGTGCCGAGATGGAAAGTTCCAGCTGCGCAACCTCTTGTTAAGGATCCGACCGTTATCAGTCGAGCAGTGCAGCAGTCTGTGAGGTTTTTCCAGGAGGTATTGAGCAAACCGCAAGTTCAACCGATTGTTCCGAAAGATATTGTGGGGGCTACTAAACGAAAGAAGGTGGCGTTAGCTGGGAAGCCTAGTAGTACAGAAGATCAGATGAGGTTGATGGATGAGATGGTTATGGCGTTTATCGATAGATAAACGAGAAGGTAATGGCCTTCATCGATAGATGAATACGATAGATAAGATACTAACAAAAATTGAAGTACTTCAACTGCTACTTACTTGTATACCCCGTATACGAATAAGATGCAGGCTCTTGTTCAGAAGTTGATTGCTGCAAATGAAGCATACCGTAATGGATCCACGCTTCTGATGACGGATGATGAGTATGATGAGGGCATTGAGATGCTGGCTCGCGTTGATCCCAATCATCCACTTCTCTTTCAGGTCGGTGCTGAGACAAATCAGACTGGCAAGGCAACAAAGCTCCCGCACCGTATGGCCTCTCTGGACAAGGCAAAGGTTCAGGAGGATCTGGCAAAGTTTATCAAGAGACAGCCCGCAACAGGCCAGCTGGGATTCATTCTGAGTGAGAAGCTGGATGGAATCTCCGGCCTCTGGAGTCCTTCAAAGGGAAAGCTCTATCTCCGTGGAAATGGAATTGTTGGAGTGGACGTCAGCAATTATTTGTCGTATCTCCAGCTCTTCACAACTCAGAAGCCAACGACCGAGGATATTCCGGAGGATGTCTGGATTCGGGGAGAGTTGATTCTTCCAAAGTCTAAGATTCCTCCTGGGCGTCTTGGCCGATCGATCACGAATGGAATCTTTCACCACGATGTTCCTGATCCGAAGGAGGCAGCCAATGTTCGCTTCGTGGCCTACGAGTTGATTGGAATGCCGGGACTTACCGCGCCGCAGCAGATGGCCTGGCTTCAGAACTGGAGTCTGTACCTCCCGTGGTTTCAGATCGTCGCAGGCGCTCTGCCGAGTGCTGCAGATCTGTCAACGATCCTCGAGTCTCGTCTGGCTGCGTCGGAGTATGATATGGACGGAATCGTTATTCGGACCAAGCAGCCGCCCACAAAGGCTGTGATCAAGGGAAATCCGACGGAGTGTGTTGCGTGGAAGCCTCCACGGGGAGAAACGAAACTTACAAAGGTGATTCGAGTAGAGTGGAATGCAAGTGCGAATGGACGTCTTGTCCCTCGGGTTGAGATATTGCCGGTTGCTCTGGGTGGTAGTACGATCACCTTTGTTACGGGCACTCACGCTCGGCGTATTCTCGATTGGAAGGTGGGTCCGGATGCGATGGTTGTAATCCGGAAGGGTGGAGATGTAATCCCGGTTCTGGATTCTGTTCAGACTCCTTGCAGTCTTGCGCCCTCTCAGATCTTTCCGCCGGCAGATCTGTACGAGTGGGATGGACCTGCTGAGACTGCAGTGAACATCAAGCAAAAGATTGCTGATAAGGCAACGCAGGCTGCACAGCTTCTTAAGATGGCAACAAAGTTGGACTGGGAGAACGTGGGGCCGTCTCAGATGAAGGCTCTGGTGGATGCGGGTTTCACATCAGTTCCAGAAATTCGAAAGGTATCTGAGGCAGATCTGAAGAAGTTGCTGGGTCCGACGAAGGGAGTCCACTTCTATGCGCTTGTTCAGAAGGATGGCTGGTTGAATAAGACTGAGATGCAGTTGTTTCTGGCGAGCCCGATTGGTCGTGGTGGTATTGGTTCAACGAAGCTGGAGGGTCTGGCGGCCATTCAGCCCGATACCACTCTTTGGGCCAAGCCGGAGACTTTTACGGGAGTCAAGGGTTGGTCGGCAGATTCGCTGAATGAATTTAGGACGATCTGGGCAGCCTATGAGACGTTCAGGAAGACGGAGTGGAACTTCTTGCCGTATCCGCAAACGAAGTTACAAACGAAGTTGCAAACGGTTGCTCAAGTGCAGACTCTTACACAAATTCCTATTATCGGCTCAGTCGTGTTCAGCGGCTTTCGTGATGCAAAGCTTGAAGAGAATCTCATCATCAAGGGATACAAGGTGTCGGATACGGTCAAGGCTGATACGAAGGCGGTTTTGATAAACGATAAGGAGGATCCTGAGACTTATACGTCAACAAAGATTGAGAAAGCGAAGAAGCTTCCCGGTTGTCGTATTCTGCGAAAGAGCGATTGGGTATCGCTATAGAAAATCAGCCGATAAAGATAGAGTCGTAGCGACAATGCAAGCATTACATATACCTTCAATCAAAATGCCTTCAATGCCAACAATTGAAGTTAGTTTTTTAAAGAGCCAGGAGTTTTGGAAATACGCAGTGTATACCATACTCGTACTATTAATGCTCACCTATGCTGGACTGGCGTTCTGGTTCTATCAGACCAATTCGACGTATACTGAAGATCCAAAAAAAGTAGCAACGTTGATATCGATTAGACGGCAAGATCTGAGTTCAGCAATTGATCGTTTACCAATGGTTGAAACATCTGTTATTGCGAATTTAAGCGGAATTGTTCCGTGGTCTTTGATTCCTCAAAATAATACACCGCTTGTCAATTGGCGTCCGTTGACAGTTCGTCTTTGCGGATATCTTGGGGGCGCTAACGGAATCAAAAATGGCGTGTTTGATATGAATTACGGAATAACAAAAACACTCAACCTCGGTGCACGTGGATTCTTTTTTGATATTGATTATCTTGAAGCTGCACCGTGTGCTCCTGTCCTGCTCTACAGAGATGAACAGGGATATAAGCGCTCATTAATGAGCGGATCTGTAAAGGATGGAATGACAGCGATAGCAAGCAATGCATTTAAAAATAATAATGATCCTGTTTGCATTTTTATCTATTTGCGCAGAATTCCGAAGGGACCCAAGCAACAGACCACCTTTTTTACAAATCTTGCAAACGCATTACAACCTTTGGATTCCTATTTCTTAAAGACAACTGATGCAGGGAATGCATATGGTCTTCAAAATGAAGATAAAATCTTTACAATGCCGATCTCAAGTTTTACAAAGAAGTGTATTGTTATGATTAATTACAACACGACAACTCTAACAGGAACAGGCCAGTCAAATCTGAACTACTGGAACAATGCACGTATATACCAGCACACAACTGGAACAGGAGCTTCGATTGGTGGTATCACACCAGCTGCAACGACTCCGCAGGGATATGTGCAGGTTGCAGATGCGAAAGAGATTCTCCAAATGACAGCGGTTCAACAGGTGGCTTTTGCTGAAACAGCTCGTTCTAAGTTTACACTTGCTATCCGCGAACCTGAGTATCAGTACAAATCTTCAGATTTAGAGATTCTTCTTAATACGCTAGGTGTTCAGTGCATTCCGATTGATGTTCTCTCAAATGCGGCGAGCCCAGATCACATAGCCGCACTTGAGGAATCTAGAAAAAATACTATAGCCAAGTCTCCTCTAAAAGTATCAGATTTATCGATGGATGCAACAACTTCTAAAAAAGATCCTTTGGCTTATTGGTATCAAGCAGGTTGGTCTTTTAAGAATATAGCATAATAGTAAAGAGAATGAAGTATAGCGAAGTACTTTTTGTTATACTACTGGTCGCGATTGTTGCATTGGTGATAAACTCAACACGCTATGGATTTGCGAATCCAATTCCAGGATATACAATTCCAACTCCTGCAGTTCCTAAGAAGCCGTCCGCCGCAACCAATTCAAATGGTGGTCTTGTTTCTATCGGTTAGTAGAGTGCTTGGCAGATGTCAGGAGATAAAATTATTGAAGATCTTGAAAAGATTGTAGATCAAGCTCAGGAACGACTTGATCTGGAAACAGCACAAAACCCGGCACTGCAGAAGGCCATTCACGTTGTGGAGACGTTCTTACGAAGGCGCGGCCGCGTCTGTTATGGTGGCCAGGCGATTAACGCGCATTTGCCTGAGAAGGACAAGTTCTATGATCCGAATGTGAGCTTACCTGACTATGACTTCTTTACGCCCGATGCGAAGGCTGATACCGATGAGATTGTTGATGAACTGAAGAAGGCTGGCTTTACGGAGATTGCCAAGCGCATTGGTATTCACGAAGGGACAACCAAGATCTATGTAAACTATGCTGCGATTGCGGATGTCACTGGAGTGATTGCAGAGTTTTACGAACCGATTGCCAAGCGATCCGAAGTGTATGAAGGCATTCACTACGTGGATCCGATTTTCTTGCGAATGTTGATGTACCTTGAAATCAGCAGGCCGCGCGGTCAGGTTGCGCGGTGGACCAAGGTCTATGAGCGTCTGCAGCTTCTGGAGAAGGCGAAGCCGTTGCCTTACTGTGTCAAGCGTAAGGCAACAATCTTTGAGGACGAGCAGTCAGCGAGAGCGAGAGCCTTTTTGGTCAAGTATATGATCACGAATCGGCGTGTATTTATGGGTGCTGACATTCACGAGATCTACAAGCAGAGTGGCCTAGGCAAATCTGCAGGGTCCCGGACTCACTTTCTGTTAAAAGGATCAGCTCCGGTTGTTTTCTTGAGCCCTGATGCCGAGCACGACGCTGAGCAGATTATGAAGGTGATGCGTGTTCGCAAAGTATCAATTCAGGGCTATCAGAATTACTTGCCGCCGATGGTTGCCTTGTACAAGGGCGACAGCATAGTCTGCTTGATTGTCCAGCAGGAGGCGTGCCACTCACACGTTATTCTACCGCTCACGAAACACAGACAACTCCGTGTTGCGTCAATGGATACATTGCTGACATTTTTGATTAGCTTGTACTATCGCGAGGACTCGTTGCTGATGACAAAGGAGGCACTTCTTTGCTGGATTCGCGAGTACACGAAGATTATGGAGCGGTATCGTCAACATCCGACGTCGATGTTTCCTGCGTTCTCAATTGAATGTACTGGGTATCAGACGAGCTTTGCTTCATTGCTGAGAGCCAAGGCGGCGCGTATTGAAGCTGAGCGGCAGAAGATTAGTAGTGGTGTTCGTATGACGAGAAGAAAGATCGTGAAACAGGGATCTGCTAAGCGACGGACGATAAAGAGTCGCGAGTAATAGATATGCCTGCTAAGATTCACCCTATCACGAATCAGACAAATAAACCAAAAGAAACAAAGCCTCTTCTTTTTACAATTTCTCATTCATTTACGGAAAGTATTGTTCGTTTGAGGGCAATGATAAAACTAATTGGAAGATAGATGGCATCTGAGGCCAATAAATCGTTTCTAGAATTGTTTTTATTTTATCTTCCTGGAGAAGTACGTCGATCCGTTGAAGAAGTCGTGGATGCTGTTACTCCTGCAACAATTGCAAGAAATGATGTTCTACTTTCACGCCGTCGGAATGAAATAGGGCAGCTTCGAAACTATTTTGTTGAATTGCTTACAGGTGCAGTTGATTCTGCGATCGAGGAGGCAGTAGATGAAGCGGTTGAAAAGGCAAGTGTTGCGAGTTCAGCTGCTTCGTCTCGTTCTGCGAGTGCTGCTTCTGCTACTACAGCAGCCCCTTCAAGATCATCTACTGGCTCTTCTGCAACCTATTCGCCTATTGGATTTATAAGTGGTGGAACAAGAAGGCATAGAAAAAAGAAGTTATCCACGCGTCGAGCTCATCGAGTACGTTAGTGCTGCAATACGATTATCGCCACCGGTATACGAAACGTAATTCTTCTTGGTTGCCGAATCAGATCCACCCTGCTGCCAAGCAAAGAGTGTTCCATCCTTCATTTTCTTCTCATTGATATCATACTGTGCCAACTTGTTCGCAACAGCGTTTGTAGATGCGATCATAGCCTTGAATTCAGGATTTTCGAAGAGTGCTGACACACGGCTAACCTCAGCCTCTATGCTTGGATCTGAGCACGTAGCCGCTTCTGCCTCGAGCGCCTCTTTTTCTTTCTTTTGCTTCATCTCTTTCTTGACTTTTAGAGCATTTGTGGAACACGTTTTTCCTTCAAATCCTTCAATCTTTTTCATATCTTCGGCACTTGGTGCTGTTGTGGGTGGATTCATTCCTCCGTCAATAGCTCCCTGCAGGGTATTTAGTGTATCTGTATATAGTTTGACTTCTAGAGAAATACGGCTGGCAATATCATCCGGAATCTCTAGAAGTGCATTAACAGCAGCTTCTTTATCAGCATCAGATCTGTACTCGGGCAAGTCATAGATCGAACAGGGGAGAACTTCTTTGCCTTTGAGAGCCGTTTTGAGAGTCGATTTTACTTGTTTATCTGCGTCATCTGAAGATAGGTTGTTGGTTTGTTGTAGAATTGTTTTGAGTCGACCTTGCATTTCGTTCGATAGTTTGCAGTAGGATGCAGTCTGTTTTGCAATCGTTAATCTCAGAGTTCTATATTTTTCTTGTATTGGTGTTCCAGTAAATCCTTCTTTGCTTTTACTCTTTATTTCTTTGGATAACCACGAAAGGAGTATGCCAAGAAATGAGAGTGCGATTGTGGCTGCGAGTGTGATGAGGACAGCATGCATTCCTTCTTATCGTTAGGATTCATTTTATTAAAATGAATCTTCAGCGATAACCTTAGATAGATGGCATCATTAGGTGCAAATCAATCATCTGGTCGAACAGATGCTCTTATTACTAATACAATCTACTGCGGTATACCCTCCCAGGCTGCACGAGCCCAGGCGAATTTATGCTGCAAGGCAACTTCCGGGCAACCCGCGCAACCTGCACAACTCTCATCTACGTATTTAGAATCGCAAATCTGTTCAATCATCCCGACACCGGCCCAGTTTGCGCTGTATCCAAAGGTTGCGACAACGCAATCGGTCTATACTTATAATAAATTAGTGAATAACTGTGCAACACTGCCAGAGGCTACTGCACGTTTTCAGCAATTCCAGAGATACCAGCCGGCAGTACCGTGTGCACCGCTTCCGATCGAGGCAAATCTTGCAGGTAGATCATTACCGAGTCAGGCGTGTTTATATAATTATCCTGGCAATTGAATTTTCTTGATTGTGTATAGAATGACTCTAACAAACAATGATGCATCTACGATCGCGCGGAAGAACAGACAGAAGGTGCTTTTTGCGTGGAAGTCCGCAAACAATGCCTTAGTGAACATTGGTAGATCTGTTCTAGAGGAGCAGCCTGGTCGCCAGGGACAGAGTCTTGAGGTTGTTATCGAACGTCAACAGGGAGAGTGCAAGTGCAACGCGGATGCTTCAGGGAACCCTTACAGCTTTAATGGGCTGAGCTCGTGCGGATGCGGCAATGGCCTATAAAAAAATTGATTATTTGTGTGGTAAATTTAATTTACACAGCAAATGATCTCTAGTTCTAGCGAACCCGAGGATAATTCTAAGGTATTCAAGTCAATGAAATACCTTGAAATCTTTGAGCAATCTGAGCTTGAAAAACAGACGTGTTGGTGTATTAGTTTTGGTGTTATTATAGGTCTTCTCTTTATCAAGGCTTGCTTGTCATAGTAGAATCTTATACTGTAAGATTTTATAATAACAAAAAATGTTTTTGACTGCTATGCAGTCGTGTAGGTCCTACCAGGGATCGAACCTGGGTTAAGAGGTTCAAAGCCTCCTGTCCTGACCACTAGACTATAGGACCAAGTCCTCCGAAGAGGGATGCCTCCTTTGGGGATTGAACCCAAGACCTACCGCTTACAAAGCGGGTGCTCTACCACTGAGCTAAGAAGGCAAGTTTGCCGTTAGGCGATTTGTTGCGTAAAGCAGGATTTGAACCTGCGAGGAATAAACCAACGGATCTTGAGACCGTCTCCTTAACCGCTCGGACATTTATGCTGATTGACTCTGGGGCATTTTTAAAGAGGTTGCCAACTCTGAAGCTCCTGGTGGGGATTGAACCCACGATCTTCCGCTGATTTCTGACTTCTAATTTTAGAAGGCGGACGCGTTATCCACTGCGCTACAGGAGCAGGCACGAATACCTACTGTACAAAAAGCATTCAATTTTAGGTGGTAGTTTTTGTAAAAAAAGATTGGGTGATACCGATTGCGGGGCTCGAACCCGCGACATTGGGCTTAAAAGGCCCACGCTCTACCGACTGAGCTAAACCGGTAATAATAGTAGAAACTCCTCCACCAGGTTCTTTTTTTAATAGAAGAACCAAACTATGAGTACACCTAGCGGGAATCGGACCCGCGTATCAGCATTGGAAGTGCTGCATTCTACCACTGAATTATAGGTGTTATGTATCAGGATCCAAATAATTACTTATAACAAGCACGTTATTGCTGTGTGGATCCTTTGATCGTGTTGATCACCAAGTACTTTTTGCAAAGAAGTACTAAACTCGATTCCGATACCGGGAGTCGAACCCGGGTCAAGGCTGTGAAAGAGCCCTATCCTAACCGCTAGACTATATCGGATGAATGATCATTTTGAAGAGATGATCAACTCTAGTACAGGCTGTGGGGTTCGAACCCACGCGGATTGCTCCAGCAGATCTTAAGCCTGCCTCCTTAACCACTCGGACAAACCTGTAGGGTTTGTTTGTCTGCGTCTAAACACGCTCGGACAAACCTGTTTCTAGTAAGATATGTGCAGGATTCAATTGAGATAAAATTCAATTGTTTGCTGTGCGAATCCTTTGATAAGTTGCTTTGACTGGGCCGACTCTTTTATTTTCTTTTCTTTTGTTGCTTTCGCTTTATGTGTCAGAACATAACAACTTATTTACGCCTTACTTACGATCTTCTTCTTGACAATCGTCTTCTTGGGGAGCTGAACTGCAGCATTGTCCTCAGCAGGCGGAGCTACAACAGACTGAGCCTGCGGAGGCGGAGCCTGGCTTGAAAGTACCTCTGACTCATCGAGCTCCTCCTCGTCATCCTCAAACGCCGCGGCGAATCCAGATGACTTGGACACAGGTGCAGCAGTGTTAGAGCGAGCCGCAGGAGCCGCAGAACGCTGAACAGGTGCACCAGATCCATCCTCATCGATGAAGCCATAGCCACGACCCAGATCAGGCGTGCTGTCAATGCGCATCTGCTTGGCCTTCCAGGAGAGACCGCAACCGACACTGCTGATCCACACACCCGTGCACTCGATCAGGAGCGTTGCCTGAGTCTTGCGCGGGATGATATCCTTGAGTGGGATATCCTTCGTGTTGATCTGCTTCTTGTCAGTGTCATAGAAGGCAGTCTCGAACTGGCCATCCTTGCTCTTGCGGAGGTTGACCTTTACCGTGGGAGGATACGGCTTGCGGTTTCCGTTCTCGTCCTCACTGAACTTGACAGACGGCTTGTACAGCTTCATCTGCTTGAGGATCTGCGTAGTCATACCGGGCTTGCGGAGCCAGTTCTTCTCTACGCACTCACCCATCACACGAGTATCCATTGACTCGAGAGCCGTGAAGATCGCCTTGACCTTCGGGATCGAGTCGTAGTCGCGAAGAGACACGTTGACACTGTACTTGACAGGGCCGAACTTGTCATCCTCATTGAGACCGTAGGGAAGATCGAGGCTGCCGACCTGCATCATCAGAGGACGACCATCGTACTTCACATCAACGGACTTAGCACCACTCTGGAGAGACTTAACCTCACCAAACGAAAGCAGAGAAGCGTCAAACTGGGCAGGAAGAACACTCATTTTGTTTATACTTTTTTTTGGGGGGTGCGGGCCATTCAATTTTTGACGCGGCCTTTTAGGTTTGGCTTTGGCAAACCCAATTTCAATAGACCAGATAGAATGGATCAGTACCAGTATATTCGGTTAAAGCAAGAGGCTGCGACTGTATATCTTGGAAGAAATAAGACAGTTGATGCGTCTTTATTAACCTACCAGAGAGAGTTGAAGGCTGCGTATGCGGGTAGTTCTGCTGTCACAAGTCCGGTTGTACTCGGTACGTTTACATATGATAGTAATTCAGTTCCGTCAGATAATGGATTGTATCCTTACTACAGCCAGCCGACGAGAGGTTATGCAAATGCGCCTAATGTTACGCAAGGACAACAAGTACTCCGGGTTGCTGGAGGATATGCGTGCAATTCTCAAGATTATACGACGGGTAGCCCTGGCATCACGTTGCTGAATTGCTCGACGGTTAACACAATTCTTACAGGATATAATAATTTGACGCCGGCTCCTTCACTCGTCTGCAAGGTCGCTGATCCGAATGCGCACTTCTTTCCTAATAAGGATAGGTGTACAGACAGCTGCGCAAATAATACACTTCCTTATCCGAGTGGGTAATCTATAGTCTAAAGTAGAGATGAGCAAACCGCAAAGTCTTATTGATATGGAGGAACAGTTTGCAGAGGCAATGGCTGATGCAGGTATTACATCAGAAGCTGATGTATATAAGGTGGGTGATGACAATTTAGAAGCGTTGTACGAACAGCTAGTGATCAAGCGTTCTGATTTTGCTAAAGGGCAAGTAATTCGTGGAGGTCGTAGACGTAGTGGACGTGGTCGTAGAACACAAAGACGTAAGTCAATTCGTCGCAAGTCAAGACATATGAGACATCGTAAGTAGCGCTTTTTAAATCTTTCAGAGAAAGAATAAAAAAGAGATACGGTCAAAGTCGGGGTTGAACCGACGACCTTGCGGTAATTGCTATAACAGCTAGGTTATATAACAGCCACACGCTCTAACCAACTGAGCTATTCGACCCGTCTGCAACTATCGTTGCAGGCGGCTCTTATAGCAAGCTTCGCGATCTATTCGACCCGTCTGGGATTATCATCCAAGGCGGCTCTTATAGCAAGCTTCGCGATCTATTCGACCCGTCTGCAACTATTATTGCAGGCGGGACAAAAAATTTGTTTTTTTAGTTTTTTGCTATTCTTAGTTATTGTGTTTTGTTTTAAGCATTGATCTTTTTTTCTTTTTGTTTTTAGTTTTTTACAGCGTAGGCAATTTACGCAGTCGCAACCGGCGCCTTGAGGTAGTGGCGGTTGAGGTAGCGCTGGAGGTTGAAGTAGGTGAGCGTCTCACCATCCTTCACGCCGAGGAGCGCCTTGAGCTTGGCATCAGGCGTGATGTTGTGCTTGTTCTTGAGGTTGTGCTCCTTGACGTAGGTCGTGATGGCCTTCGTGACGTTGGAGCGGCTCTCCTTGGAGCCCTTGGACACACCGAGGAAGCCGCAGAGGTCATCGGAGAGCGGGGTAGGGAGCTCGAAGATGGAAGGCTTGCGCGGCTTGACCTCCTCGCCCTCAACAGGCACCTTCTTTGAGCGACGGCGGCGCTTGTCAGCCTCCTTCTGGAGACGGGCAACACGCTTCTCGAGGCGCTTGAGCTCAGCGACGAGCGCACCGACCGTCTCGCGGACAGTGTTGGCCTGGACAAGCATCGCCTTGACGTCATCCTGAACGGAGACAACCGGGGCAGCCTCACCATCGACCGCCGCGGCGACACCGGCCGCAGGGGCGGCAACCGGAGCAGCAGCGACAGGGGCAGGCGCAGCGGCCGTCTTGGCCGCCTTAGCAGGGGCAGGAGACGCCGCAGGGGTTGAGGCAGCAGGGGCGGCGGCCTTGGCCTTGGTGGCCTTGGCAGCGACCGGTGCAGGTGCAGCGACAACAGGGGCAACAACGGCTTCAACAGTCTTCGTTACCTTCTTGGAAACAGACTTGGTGGGGGCAGGAGCAGACATTATACCGGGGGCCGTGGTATTACTCATAGCAAGAATACGCACATTTAGCAAGCATGAACATTCAATTTTGGTTCAAAGGCTTTAGTACCTCGAGGCCTTTTTTGCACCACTCTACTTTTTTTTTTGAAGTGTCGTCGCAAAATGATGGCTTAGAGAATCAATTTGACTTAGTTGCCATTTGGCGTCCTAAAGAACCTTTCCGCCCAGGGAGCAGAAGGAGAGCCACTATGCCAAGTGTAGTCAAAGCGCAATGCGCTAACGTCAAGAGTCGCAAGTTCCCTCAAGTACGCTGCCCGTATCCTGCAACAAAAGATGAATTCTGTTGCCGCCATTGGAAAAAACCGCGTCGGTTTGTTGTTGCCAAGCCTAATCAGCTTGTGACGCGTTCTATGGATATTGCGATTAAAAGGATTCAGAAGTGGTGGCGTTGCTACCAGGGCAGCAAATTACGTAAACAGAGATCTCTTCTCTTCTTTGCTCGAGATCTCTGCAAAAATGATAGGGAACTTGCGACTTTTGAACCTCTCTCTTCTGTCCCCAGGGACTATTTCATTGTTCTTCAGGACAAAGGAACAGACCGATATTGGGGATTTGATATACGGAGTCTTGTCAATCAATATGAACACTATGGAAAACTCGAAAATCCGTATACAAAAGAATTAGTAAGCCAGGAAGGTCTGGAGCAATTTCATTTACGCGTGGCTCTTCTACGAAGGTTAAAAAAGCCTCTACACTTTGAAGAAATTAGCGGTCTGAGCGCTGAGCAGAGCTGGAATCTGAGAGTGCTCGATGTCTGCTTGCGCTTAGATATGTTGGGTTATCGCATTGCAACTCAGTGGTTCTCAGATCTGAATGTATCTGATCACCAGCGCCTCTATACAAATCTGTATTCTCTTTGGAATATGAACCCAGATCTACCTTACACTCTAAAGGATAGAATTGTACCGAAACATAATGAGCCATTGTCTCGCTTATTCAAGATGCCGCCGCATAAGATGTCATTCAAGACAGAGTTGAATAGTCTGAGGAGGATGAATCTAAATCTGATTGAACGGATTATCTCGAGTGCAGATGCTCAATCTGATCGGGTTATTGGAGCAATGTACTCTGTCATTGGAATTAGTACAGTGTCGAAAGAATGTAGACAGGCATATCCTTGGTTGAGCGAAGCTACAGCATAAACTAAATCTTACTACACCGTCGCTCAATCCATCGCGCCTTCGAATCCTCCTTTAGAATCTTCAGACGGCTAAAACTCTCCTCTTCAACCATCAACTCACCACAAAACTTATCCAGAATATGATGAACAGATCCATACTGTTTCATCCGATGAATTGCTGACTCGAAAGACATCGGCACCAAATTCTTCAGATGACACCGATCCCATCCAGCCAAGAAACACGCATCCTGCAATGTACTCAGACTAATACCCCAGTTGGCACAGATTGCCTCAATGCAAATCTCTTCAACCACCCACTGCCGCCGAATGGACAAGAGTCTCCAGAGCCTAGGGCACCCCATCGCAAATAAGTCTGAATCAAGCGTCAGAACAACATCAATTTGCTTAGTATGTTCTAGATTGATTAGAATATCATCGGCTTCACCTTTTGCAAGAATATGAGAGATGGACGGGCCAAGCTGTTGCTTGATTTCTGCCTTATGCGCAGCACTAAGATGCCACCCTTGCCACTCCAGTGATTCAATGGCCTTCTTCAGATGACGAATATCTTGTTCAGTTAATTCAGGGCCATATGTCTCCAGATAGGTCTCGAGCTCCTTCTTTGTTTCGAGAGCCGAATTCCGTGTTAGACGCCGCTGCCCAATAATCTCCTTCTTTTCATCGGGTGCAGTTCCATCCCAGACACAAATAATAGTATGACCTTTTGCACTCCAAGAAAGCAGCAGGTTGATAAATTCAGGTAGCTGAGATCGATGTGTGTAGACTAAACTAAACATATCGATTCCAATACGCAAGGGCGTTTCATCTGGATTTTGCGAATCAAGACGTCGAAATAAAGTACGAAAGAGTGTCCATACGCCGCGAATGCCCATTCTTTTTTATGTTGATTTATTCATAGTTCTATAGCTCAATTTTTACAGTATCATAGCAGTTCAGGCGATACAAATCGTAGCGACCGTTCTACATTTGCCATTGACACGCTTTTGGCAGGTTTGATAAATCCTTTTGCTATCAAAAGTTCATATTTTCCTGTTATGTACCGCCAGGAATAGTCGCGTCGATCCTTGACACCGTATTCTCTCTTAAGTGTATCGACTTGAACTTCGATCCACTTCGTTTGCTTATTCCACAGTGTCATAAAGCGTCGATGAGAGCCTTTGCTCAAGAGTGCAACAATCAGAAGTTCAGTCCAGGCTTCTGTAGATGCCTCCAGATCTTCAACAGGTAGATCCTTGTCGAAGCAGGCAGTATGCAGCAATTCGTGGAGTAGAACGCGGGCTGATTCCTCAAATCTGTAGATGATAATCTTCGTTTGGCTACAGATATAGGAATAACCTCCGTTAATATTCTTAGCTTCTACAAGCTGGCCGACAGGAGGATATAGTCGAGGTGTAGTATTCATATAATACAAGACATATCCGATAGGCTGTCCAATCGCCTGAAAACACCGAGCCCAGAGAGCCCAGTCTGTATTCTTGAATGACTCTCGAGTTCCGATTGCAACCACGCGCGTATATCCAGGAAGTTCGCGTGAAAAGACTGAAACGCCATCGCGCTTCTGCTTCCACGCGTCAATCATCTCCTGACGGAAATTTGCAGTGTCAATGTTGGATGGTGATGAAGGATTTGCTTCTGATTCGAGCAACTGTATATCAGTTGTTGATACGGAATCATCGATCCAACGAAGCTCGGGAAGAGTTGATACGCTTTCTGCCATTGTTAAAAAAGGTTCAACCAGATGTGAATACATCCTTCTTACATTACCCTGCTATTTTTGTTCCTACTAGGACATCATAGAGCGAAACAAAGAGCGCCTCCCACGAAATAGGAATGCGATAGGATGTCAAGGTGTGTCCTGCACCTGTATTATTTGATTTTGCGAGACAATTCAGAATCTCTCGTGTTAATTCAGGTCCTAGCTCATCTGTATGCTGCATTGTTAATTCAAGAAATACTTGATGAATATCAAACCATCGCAGATTTCTCTGTAGCAAAGAATAGAGTGTTGCTCGAAGAGATTCGATATGCCGCAGCTCTTTTTGAGGTAGAGCACGAGTCATCTGAATCCAATCCCAGAGTACAGGGGCCCAGATGTGAAAGACGGGATATTGAACCGGAATAGGAATATCAAGGAACCAATCTCGGAGTTTATAAGGAACTGATTCACGAACTGTAAACCATACTGTGATATTGCCGGATTCACTGCGCATCTCAAGAATTCGCTGAATCAGAAGTACAGATTCTGTAGATAGCAAGTCAGCTTCATAGAGTACTAGAATGCGATCACCACGAAGTACGTGAGCGTTTTCGCCGAGAGAATCTACGATTGATCTGATGTAGTGCCGATCTTGCAGAGACATACGAGCAATCGAAAATCCGTTATGGAGAAGCGAGGTCTCATAAGGTAGACCATCCTTTTGCAACTCTTCAGATTGAGCCTGTTCATCCGATACCTTGCGATCGAGCCGCCACTGTTTTCTGGAGATCGTTAGAGGTAGTCCACGCTGAAAGGCAATACGCTCAAGACGTTTATGGACGGCTTCTTTTGATTTCTTATAATCTTGACATCTCCAGACAACACCCATCAAACAACTATTCATTTTAGACCTAGACGGATTTAGATATCCGTTTAGTCAAGACCTAAGCGGCCACACCTAGAATACGTAGTATGGAATTCGGTATTCCCTTAACTAAATTCGATCCAAATCACGTTCGCTGGGGCAATCCTCGTCTAGGCCCCTTTCGCAGAACCATACCGTTTGCGTATGAGGAGGGTCAGATTCATTTTCATTCTGTCATTTTGTCTCTGCAACCTCTGAAAATCGTGGAAATGGATATAATGCGTAATCAGATTATACTTGAGGAGTCGCGGAAACTTTCATTCTTGTCAAAGATTGAGCAGTTTCAGACTCTGGTTCAGCATAGTCTACTGAAGCACGGGGCCCAATGGACAGAGGGATGCAAGAAGGCAACGGAGGTCGCAATTCCTTTGCAGCCACTTCTAAAGAATAAGCGCCTTTGTCTATACTTGTCTACGCAAGCTGACTCGTTGAGCTTTTTTAATGAAGGTGTTGCAGTACCTTTTTCTGACACGTCCATAAAGCCGGGAGATTTGATTCGCATAACAGTAAAACTTCAGGGCTTGTCTCTCCAGATGGTAGAGGATAACATCTGGACAGGAAAATCAAGAATTCAGCATCATATATTACAGATTTACAAGGTCTCTAAAGACGATGATGACTTTGTCTAGTTATTCTGTATAGTTAGAGCAATCGACAAGGCGAACAAGGAGATAATCGTGTTCATTGAGGTTGAAAAGAGTAGATATAAATTCATCGATAGGGGATTGTAGTTGAAATAAGTGTACCAAAGAATGGTATGTAGAAGAACAATTGCACCGAGAGTTCCTGTTATCGGCAGAACTTTCATTGATAGATTATTGGCAGTGTCCTTGGATCCGACGAGCTGGGAAAATAAATAAACGACGGTTGCAATTAATCCAAGTTCAAGACCACCCAAAACAGATACTAGAACTGTATTTGATGATGTAGGCTTTGCGGCGTCCATTACTATCCTATGCTACGTTTTTAGGAATTGCGGGCAACTTTCCTACCATAGTCTTTGCGCTTCCTAGAACATCCGGAATTGACATAAATACAAAAAAGGTTTCACCGCCGAGGATGAGACAGAGTGCGGGAAAGATAATAGACCAAAAGCGTGTTGTATTTGATTGCATAAATAAAATAGGGCTGCACGTGTCTGCTGACATTCTAACGTAGCATCTCAAATTCTCTAGTCTAGAATAGATGACCCAGGGTCAGCAAACAAGAAGAAAACATACACACGCTATAGTACCAAAGCCCGGGCCTCAGTACTGTCATCCTAAGTATAAAACGGCAAATGGTTCTTGCTTACCTGCAGCTGAACTCAGTCTAATCGCAAGAGCTCTGAAAGCGCCAAATCATCTTACAAAAAAGAACTTGAAACGTTGGATACGCAATAGGACTCGGTGTAGAACTGAGCGTTGCTGGGTTGAAAAGGCGCCGATTCACGGAGTTCAAAAGCAAGAAATTCTGCGAAACTATTTCCGTCCTAAGATGCCTGAGGAATGGAAAGGTGATCCTGATATGTGGCTAGACAGTCTGAATATTGCTGATGTGATGAAGCAATATGAAGAGGCCTATCCGCACTTTAAGTTCTTTGGAACAAATCCGATTGATTTTGCAGCCCCCGACCCTAATGTCAGAGACAAGATGCAATGTGTACAGGAAGAAGTCTGCAATTTGAGACTCGATAACTTGAAGGCACAGGGAAAGACCAGTCTGGGATTTGTTTATAATCTAGATCCTCACGATAAGGGTGGATCACACTGGATTGCGAGTTATACAGATATTCCGGGACACAAATCGTATTACATTGACTCGTATGGAATGAAGCCGCCGCCTCAAATTGCTCGTTTCTTGAGATCGCTTACTTTGCAGGATCCGTTAATGAAGCTTTTTTACAGTGAAAGGCGTCTACAGTATAGTGATTCGGAATGTGGAATGTATTGTATTTACTTTTTGATTCGGATGCTTGAAGGAGATACTTTCAAGCAGTTTATTCGGCGCCGGCCGACAGATAAAGATATGCTTGGATTTAGAAAATGGATCTTTTCAAATGATGAATAAATGCAACGGGGATCAGCGACAAATGCGGTTTATGCCTATAGACTACATTTTGAACTATCTTGTAGAGTGAGCAATGGATGCTAAAACAAGCCAGAATCGAAAGCTCTTTTTTTCGGATCAAAACGAAACAATGTTAATGACTTTGCTATCAAAGAACTTTCAACAGCGAATGGGTGCTCAATTAAATGAGAAAGAGACCGTTCGCCTTGAAAGAGGATTGGAGCACTATATGAGTGAAGTCTTTCAGGCGAATTCTCAGCAGCCAGTACAGGTTCTGAATAAGGAGGTATTGACGGCGACCGCGTCTGACTTTCAGTCTTATCTCCAACGGCAGACTTCACTGAATTCTGTAACGGAGACGAGCTTTACAGAGACTTCGCAGCGCTTCGATCAATTAATGATTGATCGTCAGCGTGGTGGTGAAGCGCCCCGACCTGCAATCCCTGATTACGTGCAGCGCATTCCTCTTGAGGAAGACAATTCCGTTAGTGCTTTGACGGCATTCGAGGAGGCGAAGAAGAAGAGAAATCAGGAAATGGCAAGTCAGATGGATCAGCAGTTGGCCAAGCGCAATGCTAACGTAAATCAGCCCATTTACGCTCAGGATAACCAGCAGCAGCAGAGACCTGATCCCAGACAGCTTTTTGATCAACCGCTAGATCTTATTGTACGTGGATCGGAGTTGCCTCGTGAGCTGCCTGGTCGCGGTGATGGAAACCCTACGATTGCACGTTCCGGCACTAATCCGGCTGCAGCTAGAGGACCGTTGCCTCAGGATATCTTGATCAAGCAGCAGGATATTCAGAGCTATAAGGAAACCGAGTATAACTTGTCAATTTATAGTGCGGATCGTAAGTGGGAGTTCGATACGGAAGAAAATCGCTACAATTTTCACGTGAATCTGTATTCTGGAAATCCGACCAATGGAGTCAGTGTTGCGCCGAAGGGCACTGCGCGTTTCCGCAATATCACACGCATTGAGTTCGTGAAGGCCGTGATGCCGATCGAGGGTCTCGATGTGGTTGTTCTGAAAAACTCGGCAACTCAGGGCGACAACAATACCTCGCTCTTTTCTACAGTCTTTTCATTACCATTTGTTGCTCTGAATATTGAAGAGTTGGATAATAACAACTATGGAACAAATTCTTACATTGATAAGGCATTTGGTCTTTTACAATACGACGCTAACTGGATTTCAGATGCAAATGCGGGAAGTGTGACCGGTGGAACGATTGATTATGATCCTGCAATCTCAGGTAATCGCGGATTTGTCTCGATGATTCCTAAGCATATGAAGTGCCAGCGCGTCTACACACCTACGCCGCTCGCAACTCTGACAAAGCTCAGTATTCGTATGCAGCGCCCTGATGGAACATTATTATCTGAGATACCTGATACACTTGACATAAGTGGTATCTTCTTTAGTAATTCTTCTTCAACTTATATTTCAACAGCCTACACATCTGTTTCAAATAGTTATTACTTAGATACATCAGGTGAGTTTATTTGGATCGATTCTAGAACTTGCTTCAGTCGTTTTATGATTGCGCAAGGTGATCGCATTGTAATGCGCAATCTATCATTGACAAACCCTACCATAGCTCAAACTGATTTTTTGAATTATTTAGAGCGGGCAGCAGGTCATATTGTTGTTAGTGTGTGTAGTTTGCGATATGTATCAGCAGCTCCAAAACCGCAGCAGCAGATTAACGATGGAGCGAATCAGCTTGGATACGCTCGATTTATCATTATACGAAATCAATTCAGAGATCCTACAACAGGAGCAATTAATCTCCTACCGTTTGGTGGACAGCCGAACAATACAGCGCTTGGATCATCGATTGTCACGCAAAATTTCTTACCCGGCAGACTACTTAACCTCAGCCACCAAACACAACTTCTCTTCCGCGTCATAACAAGAGATTATGATTCGACAAGTTTAGTTCGTCCTGATAATCTCTAAATATCTTTCAGAATGCGGTCTGGTAATCGCGAGATCTTACTATTTATAACTGTGTTAGCCATTTCGTTAATAGGGTTGTATATTCTTGGAAACAGAACATCTGAAGGCTTTGATGCAGCAGCAAATACAGCTATCCATAATGCTTTTGTTGAACGTCAGAGATCAGAGTTCAATCCAGTAGCTATCGCCTTATCTACAAGCAATACTTCAGGATCGCTGCCTGCGAATACAGCGGTTCTAATGGGAACCTCTACGATAACACCCACTGTATCAGGTGGAACAACAATTGTAAGGGATAATCCTTATCCTCAGGATCAGGATCCTAATGGATTACCTGTAATGATCAAGTTATGCGAGGCTGTCAAAACAGTTGACGCAAATGCATTTAATGATCCTAAATTTGCGGCTAATTGCGGTATCTGTGTAGACATTGGTAAGAATAGTGCAGGAAATCCTACAAAGGGAGGTCTAGTCTTACTTGCCAGAGATAAAGAATATGCACAGAAGCATCAACGGGGAGATTTCTTGCCTGACTACAAGCCGACAATTGGAAGCTGTCCGGCACAGAGGATGGCAGGAAATGCGGCTGAAGTGAGACGTATTCAAAATATAATGAGCTGCCAAAATTCAGCTAGTTATGACATTACGGGATGCTCACAGTGCTATGCTGATCAGAGCTACTTTCCTGTAGAAGGAAGCGTTAATGTTAACCCTCCTGCCATTTACGTGACTGGAAGTGGAAACTTGACGTGGTATGAGTCTGGATATACGAATGGTGCAGGCGTTTACTTGAGCTCTTCGCCGCAGAAGCTTCAGCTGAAGGGTCCTGAGGCGACACGTGTCACTCTCAATGTAAGCCCAAATGATCCTAATGGATGCTACATTGCTGGATATCTTGAGGGCGTCACGTCGAATGGCTATTTCAGAGTCGATCTACAGAGAATTGTACAGACCGATGGATATACAGGCAGAAAGCCGCGTCTAACGGGACCTGCTACGATCAATGAGGTTGCCTGCAATAATATGAGTCCTGGATTTGGTCAGGAAAATATGAATCTGATTATTCCTACACCCTTTACTTTCGTTGACACGAACTCGCACGCAGGTGATATGTGCTCTACAGGCCCGTTTGTCACGAAGCAGTCGAGTGCTGAATTTTTAGCAAGTGATCCTTGCTACAAGAAGGGATCTGGTCCTGGTAAGTATAATCAAGAGTGCTTACAAAACAGTTTCTATTCAAATGGCTGCTTGGATTCTGGAAAAGGGTTCCCGATTTCACAATCTTCCAATTTAGCATTACTTACGGGTATTGATGGACAAAATCGTTCCTTAGCTCAAATTGCCGAGCATATTTACGAGAATGCAATTCGCAGTGCAACAGGAATGTCGAGCACAGGTTTAAAACTCAGCATTGCAGATTGGTCTGCAGCTAGTGAATTCTGTACTGGACGTAAAATCACGAGCCCTTGTGATACTGCAAATAAGGATTCGGGACCTCTCAGTGGCGACTGCTTGGCCTATCTCTGGAGAAATCAAGGCAACGGTAATCCTCTTGGACCTACCTACAGATCAAATAGTATGTTTAGCAGCTTATTCCCCGACAATAAAGTACAATTCTGTACATCAAGTGGTACTCTATCACCAGTAAAAGAAGATGGAAGTACAAATCAAGCTGCTGTTGACTACTGGAGAAGGCAGGGGGGTGTCAACAATGTCAAGAATATGATGGACCAGATTCACGCGCTTGCCAGCCAGCCACTATCGGATCCTTCAAGAAATGATGCAGTGCTCAAGTGTTATGGTAAAAATCTGGCGAATCGGCCAGTGCCTTCAGGTGCTGCTGTTCCAGGTGTATGTTCGGCAAGCTGTGGTGTTACTGCACGCACAGTTAGAATCTTACAAACCCCTGGTCAGTACCTCCACTTTTCTCAGGTCGCAGTGATGGACTCGAATGGTGTCAATGTCGCTCAGGGCAAGCAGGCATCCGTTCAGTCAACCTGGCCCGGTGGTGATCCTCAGACACCTCTTGATGGCACACTAAGGCCGCGCCCGTGGAATCAGAACTGGCATATCGGTCCTGGTCAGACAAGCGGTGGCACGTGGAGTGTAGATCTGGGTGCAAACTATGATATTGTTCGCGTAGTTGTATTCCAGCGCACAGATTGCTGCACAGAACGCATTAAAGGTGCAGTTGTTTCACTCATTGATGCTGGTGGAAGAGTAGTTTCTAATCAGACAATTAATTCAACAGGTCTCGTGCTACCTCTTGATTTTAGAAGGGCTGGTGCTCCTGCAGAGTGTAAGTCGTGCGGTACTACGAAGAAGAATGAGGTTTTCTGGATTGCCCGAGGTAATGGATATTCGCACGAAAAGTCTGAAGCTGAAGATGTCTGTAGGGCAGTGGGTGCAACAAATGCAACACAGGCTCAGCTAAATATGGCGCAAACCCAAGGTGCTGATGTATGCGCGAGTGGATGGGTTAAGGATAATTCCAATGCAGTCTATCCAATCTCAGCGACGATAGATGGTGGATGTGGTAATGGAGGTACAGGTATTATGACATATACTCCTCCGAATAGGAAAGCAGGTGTATGGTGCTACGGAATTAAGCCTGTGGGTGATTCAATTGAAGACGGCTCTAGAAAATTGGCGCTGGATAATAATACTCCCTATTATATCAGAAATTTCGATCAAACAAGCTACAGTGCTCCAGGGGCTCCGGCTGGAAATTCCATCTAAACAACTAGAAGTCTAAGTAAAAAACCAAAGTATCAAAGAAGATTGATGTTTTAGTTTTTCTGACTAACAAACAGGAGACTAGTATGCCTAGAAATGCAAATAATACTATAAAAGAACCTTTTACGGGATCTGTTGGCGAGAGGGCGCAGGCTCTGAATACCTATTTTTCAAATACACTTCCCAATCCTCTACTGGTCGCAGATCCCAATTTACAGATTGGTAGTTTGACGACAACGAATAGGCTTGGAGCTACTGGAACATCGCCTCTTATTAATAATAGTCAGGCGCAAACAGCATTATCAAGTACTTTACTTGATCAACGACAGGCAGCGTGTGAAGGCGCAGGGTCTGGTGATAAGTTTCAGCATCTTACTAGTTTAGTAAATTCTCAGGACCCTGCTAGCCCTGGTCGCTGTGGATGGATCTACAATGTTCAGAATCCGCAACAAGGTGCTGGAGCTTATGGAACATCAAGTGCTCCTTATAAGCGCCCCATAAACGGTCAGTGGATGTGGGATTTGAAGGAGGCAAAACAGAAGGTTCACGCACATTTGTGTAGGCAAGTCCAGACTTGCGGCGATTTGGCATCGCCGATGTACCAGGGCCGCTGTGGATTTTGCAAAAGTTCAGGAAAGGCAGTGCCTATCGAGAATGGAAAAGTTGCATATCCTTATGATCCTAATTTAACGTGCGAGGTGACAGGCATCATCACGGCAGCTGCGTCGTGCCCTCCTCTTCCTTCCGGCAGTTCCTCTCTTCCTGGAACTCCTGGTTATGTTCAGACAGATGTATGCGCAGCATTGCCTAACGGTGCATTGAAGCGCGACTGTCTCATTCAGAAGGCGACACAGGCTGGATGTCAGAATTCTGGAACGATGATTCAGGCTCTAAGACAGGGATCCGATTCAAACTATTTGGATTCATTGATGCAGGCAAAGGCTTACTCGATCTACCAGGCACGTGCTACAGTACCACTCGATGAGACTTCTCTGAAGACAGGTAAGACAACAGTCGGCGACGCATTGTCTGAATTCAAGAGGGTGAATGATCAGGCAAGCTCAAGTCAAGTCACCGGTCTCCGTGCTTCAGCCCGCGATCTCTGCTTTCAATCAGGTGAGGTAGACAAGTATGATTTCTGTGCTGAGATTTCAGATTCTTCAACTCCTCCATTTACTCTTGAATGCTTGCAAAAAGTCTTTTTGAAGGCTGGAGGGCAAAAGGCTGGATTTCTGTACCCCCAGCCGGTCAATATAACGAAAGAATGGAATTCTTTGGCAAACTGGACTGCAGTCAAGGGGAAGATCAATACGCTCAGCAGCAATTGCTCATCTACAGATCGCGGCACACAGCAACAGGCAATGTACAATTTCTTGGGAACCTCTTTGGAGGATAAGTCTAAGCCGCTGATGCCTAAGATGGCGGGTGTTGAGGTCTTCTGGTTTACTCACCAGTGGGATGTAAATACACCGACGGTACTTCTTGGACGTCGTATTCGTCCTGGTATCCCTACGATCAACCAGAATGCCGAGCTGAAGGGAACACAGGGTACGGGTAATCGCACGGACTTGATCTCCTTCAATTACATAACAAACCTGTTGCCACCGTCTGATATGAGCATTCGTATTCGGGTGACAGGCGATGACGGCTATGCGACAAAGCTGAATTCGCCGATGACAGGCTTGTGGACGTGGAAGTGGGCGGCAAGTGGAAATGATTTGTCGTACTTGGGCTACTTTCCGCCAACAACGATGTGGAACTGGTGGACATGCTGGGGTCTATCCACTGCGGGTCCTAATATTGTGCACGGATACTGGTTCAACGGAGGTGGTGGTCTGTACTACTTACTTGAGTACCAGGCGAATTGCGTGAATTACTGGTGGAACAATTGGTGGGCTGGATGGGGTCAGATTCCTCCCTCAATGTGCTATCTAACACAGGAACCGTTTGCACCTATGATTAACCTGGAGGTCTATCCTAATTTCTCTCAGTATGGTGCACTAATTAGCTTCTGCGATAAGCGTCTGAGTGGCAACAAGTTGCAGTGGAATTTTGTTGGAAACCGGCCGAATATGGTTCAGGCTCCTGCAGCTCCAACGGATGATTTTCCGTTTGCTAAGTCATATCTGCAGTTTGTGACGAATACTGGTATCGGATCCAATTATGGAATGAAGATGTACTCATTTATGACAATGACGATGCTCGTGCAGTTTGACACAGTTCCGAATAATGCTGCCAGTACTCCTAACTTCACATACTTTTACAATCAGCTCAGAGATCAGTACATTCTCCTCGAACTTGTTGGAACTGGCGACTACAAGACTGCGAAACTCCGTCTCGATTACTTGAGCAAGACTCGCGGCTTTTCTGCGAAGGTAGATGGTCCTACATTGACGACGGGTGTGAAGTATTTGATTACGCTGCGTATGCTGCGCGATGACGATTCGGATATCTTTTCACTGACTGGAATGCAGGTGGGTGCTGGAGCCTTGTCGGATTTGCGTGAGGATGGTGGTAAGCTCGAGGAAAGCCCCGTTATGAAGATGCAGTGGCCGTCTGGTGTTGTTGACAAGACGCTCATTGAGGATCCGAATGACAGCGGTAGCTCAAGACAGCTAATTGGATATGGTGGAATGCGTGTCTACTGGACACACTTCTTTGACTACAAGATGGATGCGGCGGCCATCAAGAGAGAGGCCAAGCAGGATTGGATGAGTACGTGGTATGCGTGAATGTAGAGTATGCGTAAATTTTTTGTAGAGAGAGTAGAGAATGGATACGTTTACGCAATTCTTCTGGTTTTTTTCAATTCTTTTTATTGTATTATCTGGATATTTGTTGTGTTGCACAAAGCGAACACCTATTTTTTATGCACAGATTGCTTCCGGATGCGGTATGTTTGCAACCAGTAAGATTGGGCGTACATTTCTAGGATTAGAATAATCTGTAAAACAATCTCTAAAAATTGATTCTTGACAAGAACCAATTTTCAGATATGAAATATGTTCAATTACGCCTAGATGACTTCTTTGAAATGAAATCTGCCAAGCAACCGATTACAAAGCAAAAACGTGATTTAACGATGACAACCGCAAAGCAACTCCTTGAGCCACTGTTTGTTCGACCTATTCCTGATGATCCACGCTACACTAAACAACTTGAAGAAGAATATGAATTAATTGATAAAAATGCCTTTGCTCCAGTCTTTCTTCAAGTACGTACTGTATTAGAAATTATTCAATCACTGGGACCGCCTGCTCCACCTCATATTATTCGTGGATCTGCTGGATCTTCACTTGTCACCTATTTGCTAGGCATTACTCACGTAGATCCAATTCTGAATTGTATTGAATTAGCCCGATTTATGAATCATTTACGGAAAGATATGCCTGATATTGATATCGATGTTCCTTATAATCGCCGCGAGGAAATTTACGGTCTGATTGCAAAAAAGTATCCAAATCAAGTGGGTCGTGTCTCAAACTATTGTATGTGGACCGATAAAGTAAATGTGCGACAGTCAATCAAAGATGTTCTTACTAAACACAATAAGCCGATTCCTCAAGCAGTCAACCGAAAAGGTGCGATTCCAGAAAAATTCCTAACAACTGCCGAACTCAAAGAATACAAGGAAATAAAAGAAGGTCGTCAAGGAACACTCAAGAATTACAGTAAACATTGTGGAGGAATTGTAATCTTTGAGGATCAGGGGGAAGTGCCTGAGGAATTGCGATTGAAAGAAATCGAATCGAATGGCGTTCCTCTCTTTCAGATCAATCTAAATAAAGATGACACTGAAAATCAGGGGCATATTAAGATTGATTTGCTGAGCAACCGAGGCCTAGCTCAATTAGCAGATATTTGTCCTGAACTACCTCTCATTTCATATCCAGATCGAGATTTTAAAACAGAACGACTCTTTGCTAGAGGATTAAATATTGGTATTACTCTTGGAGAAAGTCGAGGAATGCGAAAACTCTTTATGAATATGCAACCAAAAGGAGTTGGTGATCTTGCAATAGCTTTGGCTCTTATTCGACCGGCTGCGGCAGCTGAAGGGCGAAAGCAAGAATTCCTAGAAAAATGGCGTAAACTTGATACAGACCATACTCCATTAACACAACCGATTGTCTATGATGATGATGCAATTCATAAAATCCGTTGTTTGCTGGGATGTGATTCAGCAGAAGCAGATCGTTGGCGTAAGGCATTTGCAAAAGGAAATCCGCGAGCCCGACTTGATTTCCGTAGACAGATGATTGAAAAAGGGTTTGCTCGTAAAGATATTGATCAGGTCATTGATGATTTATCACAACTTATCTACTACAGTTTCTGTAAGAGCCACGCAGTCTCCTATGCACAGTTGGTGTGGGCTCTTGGATTCTGGAAGGTGCATAAGCCACACGAATTCTGGTGTTCAGCTCTCAATCATTGTAATTCAGAGTATAGAAAGTGGGTCCATTACCGAGAGGCTCGTTGCTCAGGGCTTTTACTAAGCCGTGAGCCACCCCCTTATCGCGTATCGCAACGTGTATCGCAAGGCAAACCAGTTGCCGCATTGGTTCCTATAGAAACATTTGAACAAACACTACTCAAACAACCCTCTGCAATAGAAGAATTCAAAGAGTTTGGCTATTGGAGAACAGAAAATTTCTTGCCAACGTGTCGTCTTGAGATAGATCCTCAATTACGTCTGGATGGTAAACGATCTGTAAAATTCCGTGGTCTTATTGCGTGTGGCCGAACGATTTCAAGGGAATCAGGGATCGCTACATTAATTTGCATTGGTACAGGAAATCGTGAATATGTTGATCTTGTTATACCTGATAAGAAACGAGGAGATCTTCTTGCTTGGGCAGTAGTTGAAGGAAAGGGAACACAGAAGTGGCCTGGCACAATCGAGGTGTCTAGCATTCGAGGAGTTGCAATACGAAGCTTAGATATCTGAGGTCTAAATAAATAAATATCATCAATAGTAATGGAACAAATTGATGCAGTCTACCTTCTCTGCCATCCTGAAAAGGAACCATTAAGATGGGAGAGATTAGTTAAACACTTGGATGAACGTGGCTTGCCACAAGAAAAGTATTTTCAGGTCGCTCCCACTTGGGGCGATACACTCAGCAATAATGTCTTTGATTTGTATGATCCATTCTGCCATCGTGAATGTCCTTTTCTTTCCTGGAAAGGAAGGTCTTTGACACTTGGCGAGATCTCACTGATTTTTAACTTCTGGTCGGCGGTGGATCACGCATTAAAACGAGGATTTCAGTATGTTGTTTTCTTTGAATCAGATGTGTTTTTGCGCGACGATTTTATGAAGCGTTTCGGTGAAATGTGGAGCCTTCTAGAGAAAACGGAGTGGGACTACGTTAGTTTGAGCGATGGTGTAGGCAGCCACACCAATGAGTATACATCGATCTATCAGAAAACAAGTGTAGAAAAGCCTCCGCATATCTTTCCATTCAGATGTACAGATTCTATGCTATTTCGTGTATCGTTTCTGGAAAAAATGCGGCCGAGGGCGTTTCCATTTAGAGAGTGTCTCGATTGGGAATTGAATTACCAATTGGGATCCATTGGAGGAAAAGCGTTGTGGGTTGAACCGCATCTGGTTGAACAGGGAACGTGTAAGCACCGAATGGCTACTTTACTGCCGTCTTGATTTCTTGGACTTTCTGCGTGTGAGTCTACGTATAAGTCTACGTATAGATCTTGATTTCTTAGTCTTGGCTTTTGATTTTTGCTTTCTGGACTTACGACGTCCTCCTTCATAGTTCATTCCATTGCCATTGCCATTTCCATTACCATTTTCATCATCCTCAGGCCAATCATCTTCATAATTCATTATCTCAACAAGATGTTCCCAACCATTTGCAAATCCTTCATTCTCATCAAATATAAAGTAGAATAGATCACCTTCACTTTCACCTTCTCCAAGGTGTATATCATTTTCATCGCAAATATATTCTAAAACTTGGTCTGATAGACCTTGATCATTTTGTAAAAAGATTTCACTCATCACCTCAGTTAGTAATTCATCTTCAGCTGGCATTCGACCTAATCGTTGTTGTACTGCGTCCTGTAAATCATCATTAAGATCCATAAATGTAAAATTACTAATTATCTCTTTTAGTTGATCGTACGATCCAGTACTCATATATCCGTATTTTACATAGGTTGCATCACCTCCTCGAACTAAATTAAAAGGAGATAAGTATGTATTTGTTCCTGGTATTTTAGCGGCATCTTGAAGATAAATATCTTCACCATCCTTGTTAGGCATATTCAGTGCAAATTTGGTTAATAAGACAGTTACTACATCTTTCGTTCCACGTTCTAGATAGGGATGCCCTGCTCTTACAATGCATCCCTTTGCTGGAGAATTAGCATCTACGTGTGATACATATCCTTCATTACCGAATGATACTTGGAGACAACCATTCTGAATATTTAATGTTCCATCGTAAGTAACCTCAAAGGATGATCTGTAAATAAATTGATTATAACGAATACTTATTGTAAAGTTAAAACTAGAGTATCCTTCATCTTTTTCAGCGTTTCCATCTGGCAAATTATCATAATGCTCAATTAATCGTTGGCATTGTGCGCTTAATCTGTCTAAAAAATGTTGATCAGGTAAATCCATCTAATTTGAGATAGAATTAATCTAAGCCTTTACAGTCCACTCGACGCAGAGAATCTGATTGGCATTCTGATCTGTCCACTTGATTGTCGTTATGATTTTGCCGCTGACACTGGGAAAGTCTGCGATGCTCTTATCTGAGTGATGTCCAACCAAAAGAGGGCACGGGTCGGGGCAGCATCCTCCGTTCATTTCAGTACAGAGATCATTGACTGTAGGGCTGAAGGGAATACCATTGAAACTAAATGCGTAGCTCGCCTTGCCGCTGGTGATTTCAGATTCCAGATCGTAGTCGAAGGTTGTGGTGACGGACTCGCCGGCCTTGGGCGCATCGGGTACGATCGAAATAACGAGATTCTTGGCGAGATCAGATGAAGATCCGCAATTACGATACGATGCATTTGCAGGTGTTAGGAAAACACCAGCAAGTGCAAGAAAGAGGGACACGAAGGTCATTATACTGAGACTAGAGGTAATTAGAGGATCAATTTTTTACTACTCTTTTGGAACGCCTACTCGGTAGGAGGCTCAACAACAGGACCCTTAGGAAGTCCTGTTGCAGGATTCGCCTCCACATACCCTACAGGTCGTGTTAATTCAGTGTCGGTTGTATTGAAAAGGAGATAGCCGAGTGGTTTGCCAGTTCCATCTTTTCTGATTTGGTAAAAGTACTCAGTCTTACGGTAATTAATACGCTTAGGCTTGGGCTTGACAAGTGCTGCAGCTGCTTCTACTGCTGCTTCATCTGTAGGTGCAGCTGCAACGGGTGCTGGAGGCAGCTGGACAATTTGGGCTACAGCGGGGCCTTCAGGCTCAGGAAGAACGGCTTGCTCGGCAACAGCATTTACTTTAAGAGGAGCAGCAGCTTGTGCTTTTACAGGAGCAGCTGCTTGAACAGGAGCAGCTGCTGCAGGAGCAGGTGCAGGCCTCTTAAACTTCGCCTCAGTCTCCGCAATGTCCTTCTGCAGATCAGGATGATACGCAAAGTCGCCGATGGAATCACCAAGATTCAAGCATCGGAAAGAGCCATCATTATTGTCTACATAGTTGAGCTCGCAATCAACTGCAACTGACTTCATTAGCGTCTGCAGAGATGTTATTACGCGCTCTTTGCGCAAACTAATGAGGAGAACACGCTGGTCGCTGGTTAAGATGATTGTACGTTCATCATCTTTAGCGCCGCCTTTTTGGCTGGCGTCAGCTGTGGCTTCAGCTTCTTGCTCAGCAACTGCCTCAGCATCTTCATCAGCTTGTGCAGCCTCTTCACCTTCATCTCCAGCTGCAAGAGGCTCTACAGCAGCTCCAGCAACATCTTCCTCAGGTCCATTCTCACCTGCAAAGGCAGCTTCCTCGCTTAGTGGCGCAGCAGCCACAGCCTCTGCAGCTACAGGAGCAACAGGAGCAGCAACCACATCCTTCATCTCCTCGCGAACCTGCATCAACAGCTTTCCAAGGCGATTCTTACCATTCTTCAGCCGCCCTTCTCCCCAAAACGCATCAGGTCCAGCCTCAATCAAAGGACGAGATCCAGTATCCTTCAGCTGTTGTAAAAGCCCCGCATTCTGCTTAAATTTGGCACGCAGAGCATCAAGCATTACTCGCTCCCTGATTTTTGGCCAGTCATCACGAACCTCGTACTCCTTTGATGCACCGAGTTGTTTTGCCCGAGCAGGCGTTGGTGCGACACGAACCGCCTCCTGCCACATCGGACTAACGAACTTCATTGACTGAAAGTAATGCTCCACTGTTGCATACCGCTTGCCTTGAATCACCATCGGCGACGGCGCAAAGTTGCTAAAGCCACGGTACTCATTTGCCAACTTGCTGTAAAACTTAATCGGGCCGTCGACAGCTGCAGCAGCGCCTGCAGGAGCACCGGGTAGTCCAGGAACAGCCTCAACTGCCTCGAACATTCCTTCAGGAACTGCAACACCTTCCACGGCCTCACGCGGAATAGGAACACCGAGTGCCGCAGCCGCTGCAGCATTGTACGAGTCGCTGCGCTCGAGTGTCTTGTCGACTGCCTGAGCCTTCATTGCCTCCTCAGGAATCACCGTACAGTACGTGAAAATCTCAACAGTCTGCTGATCTTGCGGCAGCTCCATATGCGAGCAGATACGCACTGCACGACCCTTCACCTGCTGAGTTCTTACAGTGTTCCAGTACGGCTCCATAATGTGAACTCCCCGGACGCATTTGAGGGATAGACCCTCAGCACCGGCTGAGGTGATGCAGAAGACGCGGCACAGTTCACCCTTGTAGTTGTTCTTCCACTTGGCATCGCTGAGTACCTTTTGCATTGAAGGAGACAGTTTGTCGAAGCGGGCGTTGAAGACATTGACGGCCGCGGCACGCTGTTCCTTTGATCCTGTTCCGGTGAATTCGATATAGCGCATTTCATTGGCTTCTGGACCTTTTGCCAAAGAAGTAGCTGTGCGTTGCGAGAACTGGAGTTTGCCATCGGCGCCCTGGTTGATCTCAATTGGAACAAAGCCGTTGGCTTCCATACAGATTCCGAAAATGCCAATACCCTCCATCTCAAGGAACTGCGAGTAGACAAGACTGCTACCGGGGAGGTCCCGAATTCGCTGAAGCATTGCTGCAAACTTCGGGCTGTAGCGAGCTAGATTCTTGTCTGCTGGGCCATCGAGCTGTAGGTGAGTGGGGCCGATCTTACGAAGGGCATCCTTGGATTGTCTGATCGCACGCCGATACGCTTCAGCGGCTTCTCGAGTTCCTGGAACTGCTGCTGCGCTAGCGCTAGCACCCTCCTCAGCCGCAACTTCAGCCGCAACCTGATTATCCTCCGCCTCCGCAGCAGCCTCTTCAGCAGATTCATTACGACCCGCCGCCTGATCTTCAATGTCATTATCCACAATCAGATCACGATCCTTGCCAGTCTCCGCATCGAGTTCATCCAGATTTCTGGGGCGAGGACGGCTAATTCCATCCGGAAAGACAAAATTGCAGGCCTGACGACTGCTCATACGGTAGTTGCTGGATGTCTTTGCTGTAGCAATCTCAGCAATCTCAGCCCAGATTGCATCTCCTGCTGTAGGCCCGGTAGCTGCAGGCTTGCTCATCTCAATCTGAATCTCCTGGTTGCGGTACTTGTTGTACAGCTTCAATGCATAGCCGGTCAGAGGAATACTGACGATCTCATCCTTCGTGACTCGAGGCATCACATTGCCCTGAATACCTCTGTAATACGACACAAGGCCACGAATACGTTTCTTCAGAACAATGTCATTCTTTAATGTTATACCGTCTTCCTGAAGAAAGGCACCGCGGAAGGTGCTGTCCCACGCAGGCAGAAGCTCCTGGGCCTTGAATACCGGCTTGGTTTTGATCACGATACGATCGGCCTTCAGAGCGGTCTCAAGATTCGCATAGACTTGGGCTAGCGTAGGCGCAATCTTGCCGGGCTCACGACGACGAATACCCAGCAGCTCAGAATCGTCCCCAAAGACTTTACTGAATTCCTCAGGCAGACGAGTGAGTGTCGCCGTCAGACTTCCCTCGGACACCTGGAAAAACACGGTGTCGAGATCTTCATTGAGAGCAACAGCTTTTTCAATGAGTGTACGGACATCACGCATCGGCTCAACCTTTACAGTCATTTCAAAGGTGTGAATCGGCCCGTGCAGAATATTCATCAGAATACCGAGCTCTTCAGGAAAGTTGATGAGAGGTGTACCGGATAGACCGATGACTTTCGTGTTCTTGGCGTCCATAAAGAGACGGTAAAAGAGATAGCCGCGCTGGTACTTCTTGGCTTGGCCGCAGAGAGGGAGTGCTTGCCGATCGACTGTGAGCTTCTCGACGGGTGCTGTACGCCGACCACCCTTGTTGACAAAGTAGTATTCTAAAGATCCCTGCATCAGACGCGTCAGATTGTGAATCTCGTCGACGACAATGACGGCATTGTCAAAGATCTCAGGAGTTGAGCAGACCATACGCTTCAGCTCAGTTGCTGTTATGCCGTTGTAGTTGATAAAGGTTATACGATTCTCAATAGTCGCCTTGATCTGCGTGGTAATCTCGTCCTTCTCCTGGGCTGACAGGCTGTCAAAGTTCGGCTCAGATTCCTTGTCAAAATCGGGAACCCAGATGCGCGTTAGTTGGTCGCGTCCCTTACCGCGCTTGACAAAGTAGGAATCGGGAATTCCGTAGACGTTCTTGGCGAAGATCTTGACCATTTCGGGATCGAATTCACCGCCGGCATTTAATGACAGAGCGACCCAGTGATTCTGGAGACGGAAGTGCTTGAAACCACAGAAGCTGATTTCGCTGATAAAGTTGTCGCGCAAACTGAAAGGAGTCATTACGATGACACGGCTTCCACGCGTTCCGAAGAGCGCCTCGGCCGCCGCAATGGCTGAGCACGTTTTACCGCTGCCGAGACCGTGGTAGACAAGAAGACCCCGATACGGTGTCTCGAATCGCAGATATTCACGAATAAAGGCTTGGTAGTGGTAAATCTTGACTTCTTTCTTGCCTTCCTCGCCCTTGGCTGCGCACTTGGCAACGTCGAGGAGTTTCTGGTTGCCCTTCGGAAAGATAGGTCCGTACTGGTTGATGAGGAAGGAACCGAAGCCGCGACGAGAAATGGGGAAGAAAGTATCTGGGGCGGGTTCGATGATGTAGGGATTCGCAGTTTCAGTGTCGAGGAGTGTCTTACTGAGCGCTTGCAGAGCTTGGGGTAGACGACCGACTTGAGCCGCTTGTACATCGCGAGAGAGGACATTGAGGCGACTGTAGACACGAGGCTGTACAGGCGCTCCGGGGACTCCTCGGCCTTGTCTTGCACGTTGTAGAAGTCCAGGAAAGGCTTTCCCGGCATCTGCTCTAGCTGCCGCTCGTGCAGCTAAATCAGCAGCATCCGGTTTAGCTTTCGGTGCTCTAGGCTCGGCTTCACGCTGCCGTTTCTTGAACATCTCAGGCTCGGCCTGCACAGGCTCACCGTCCACTTCGCCACGCCCTTCATCTGCTGAAGCGCCTTCAGCATCGCGAAACTTGCGAGGATGAAAGGTTGCAATGTCAGTCTTGATTTCAAGAGGCTGAGGCGTCGCTTCCAGAGCGAGGGACACCTTTGTTTTTGTAAAGGGCTTGAACTTCGGTACTATGCCCGAGGACGACATTCTAACTGTTCTGCGATGTTTTCTTAGAGCTACGTAGCGCTCAGTTATCTAGCGACTTGTTGAACTTGTTCCCTGTTTCATATAGATCTCGAGTGCAAGACGGCTCGCTTCCTGCTCGGCGACTTTCTTGTTGCGTGCGGTGCTGGTAGCAACCACCTTGCCTTGCGGATCAAGAACACCCATCGTGAACGTGCGGTCGTGAGGAGGACCTTCCACGTTGACTTCGGAGTAGCGAGGGGGTGTATGAAACTGGGCCTGGAAGTACCGAAGAAGCTGATCCTTGTAGTTCTTGTCTTCAGCGATCATCTTGGCAAAATTCACGTGCTTCTCCATAATGGCAGTGACGAAGCGACGAGCCATATCGTAGGCTGCACCTTCGTTGCCTTCGTGCTCCATAATGGCGTCAATCCAGGCTTCAAGCAAGCTTCCGAGAATTCGCAGGTTTTGGCGGCCATCGCACACATCTTCGACGTGTCGGCTGAGAATGAGATAGGGGGCAAAACCCATTTTCTTTGCGAGCTCGCCGAGGTTGTTGTTATTGACGATCTGAGTACGAAGACTTGTTAGAAATCCTTCACCTTGTCCAGGGTATCGCATCTTGAGGTACTTCCCGACAATCGCTGATAGAACGGAGTCGCCGGCGAATTCGAGTTCTTCATTGTCGGCCTTCTTGAGCGCGAGACAACCTTCGGGCTTCTCGGCCATCACCATATGCTCTCCGCCTTCTTGTTCAGCCCAGACTTCAGGTCGGTCCACGTAGGACTTGTGTACACAACTCTGTGCAAAATAGTGGAGCTTCTTGACCTTGAAATCGGGGCAACCATACCGGCGCATAATGCTTTCAACATCTTGCGTCGTGATGTCTTTGTTTTTCAGATTCCAGGGGTTAAAAATCTTTACAGCAGCGTCAGCCATCTATAGAATAATTGTCAGGCGGTTTTAGATAGGATGGCTTCAGCAGCGTCAACAGAATTGTCGCCTGCAGCAACAATTCAAGATAATTGGAATAGAATACTTTTAAATGTAGATTTTTATACAATTGATACAACTCCTGAAACGACTGATGATGATGATATAAGAAATATCAAGGTTTTTATAAAAGCATTACAAGATAATTATGATGAAGGTGATGTGTACGGTAAAGGCGATACAGAATTGCAAGAATTAACATTAAAATCAGGAAAAGTATTATCAAGGGATCAAAAGGATTTATTTAAAAAGATGAAAAAAAATATATCTAATGATGACTTAATTACTATAACTGCTGGTTGGAATAAAGATAATATTTTTATTCCGATAAAGGATGAAGCAAGAGAGGCTATTAAGAAAGCTTTACCTAAAAAATTAAGTAAGGATAGCGCATTTTACAAACAAGTAAAGTTAGCTGTATCACAATCACCTCAGGTGCAGCGAGCAGTTGCAGAGTCTACTCCTCAAAAAACGGTCAATTCCCCTGAAAAAGTTGCAAAGCGTCAGGCAGAATCAAAAAAGCAAGATTCAGTGCAAATCCTTGTTTCTGTTCTTGTTCCTGCAGATAAGGAAGGTGAATTTACTAAGTTTGCACAAGAAAAGAGTGTAAAGTATACAAAAGGAACTGAAGTAAAGCCTAGTTTTGTAACATTAAATGTATCAGCTGATGATTTACAAAAACTAGAACAAACTGTACTAGATGAACTTCAAACTAAGCTTCAAGAGTTAGGAGGAGCGCACAATAAGTCGGTTGAAACAGCTAAGGAAACTAAGGTAATAGACGGACCAACTTATGAAGAACAGGAAAGGAGAATTCGTGAAATGAAAGGACTTCCAGTAAAAGGTGGAACTGAAAAAAGTCCAGATCAGAGATTTGCTATTTTGTTTTCTGATGGAACCACATTAAAGTCAAGAAAGCAACTTTTAGATGAAGGTAAGCTTCTTGAAATATTTGAAGCGCTAGATACACTACAAGGATTAGCAAATGATAAGAATTACAAACCGGCCGAAAAAACAGAAGATGAAAAGAACTGGTTTAAACGTCCAGATGTAAAGAAACGAATTGATGAACTAGATAATGAATTGAAAGTTGAAAAAACTAAATTAAAGGCAACTCCCCCCTCCAATGAGATACAGAGAAATGAGATTAAAAATAAGATTCAAAGATTAAATTCAATTATTACAACTTATATTCGTGGAAACTCAAATTCTGAAGAAAATCTTCGTTTAACTGTTGATTCTTCACTTGCAGCGAATGATGCACGTAAAGGTGATCCTGTTGCTCAGTATATTCTTGCTGATTGGCTGCGCAACTATACGCGAACTGATAAATTCAATGTAAATTTACTAATGGATTTAGTTATAACACAAGCACAACAGAAGAAATTAGATGAAATAAAAGTACTTGTAGATAAAAAAAATTCATTATATAAGGCCTATGAAAAAGCAAATTCTGAATTTCAAAATGCATCATCAGCAGTATCCGCAGCATTAGAAAAAAGTCGTTTAAAACCAGTTGCAGATGCTGCAAAAAACGCTTTTGATGATCAAGTTACAAAAGTTGCCACTGCAGGAGTTGATTTAGATATGTTAATACTAGGTGACGAATTAACACGTATACAAAAGCTTTCATTTTCTCAGGTACAGAATGAATTAAAAGCAAATGGTATTATTTTAAAGGGAGATGAAGGACGAGACTTATTAAATGATATTTTAGCTAGAACAAATCACTGGGAAAAGGTCGAGAGAGAATTATATAAAAAGTCAGCAGTTCAGGGCATTGCTGATGCGCAATTGCAATTAGGGCTTTTTTATCTAAATGGACCTGGTGAAATTGATAAGGATCGAGCTAAGTATTACTTAGAACAAGCACAGAAACAAGGGCAACCCGAAGCTGCAAAGTATTTGAAAGAGCTTGTTGATGTTAATCCATTTGGACCGCCACCGCCTTCAACGCCGGTTCAACCATCTGCGCCTCCTGCTGCAGTTGCTGCAGTCGCTTCTGGGCCTGCTGCTACTCCTGCTGCTGGTGCTACAACACCTACTTCTGCAGGCACTTCATCTCCTTCAGGATCCACAGGATCCACAGGGTCTGTAGGTGCAGCAGGTGCAGCAGGTGCATCAACACCGAATCCTACTGTGAGCCCAAGCTCTGGCCCTGACCTCTTTGTCAAGATTGGATCTGAAACATTTGTTCTGAGTGCGCAAGCACCTACTGCAATTCTAGGAGCAACACTCGTTTTACTTCTGGATCAGTATGAATTGCGATTTGGAAAGGATGCGAAAGTAAAGAACACAGTTGCAAAGTACTGGAAAGTTCCTGGAATTTTACAGAATCCTATTTCAAACCCTTCAGCTAATGAATTCCGTGTACCGTGTGGTACAACTGAGATTTCAACGCTAACAACTGGATTTACTAGCTATCTAGATTTTTTGAATGCAGCCCTTTCAAATCTCGGTGCAGCAAACACAGATCTAAAGAATGCAATGACAAAACAAAAGGATTTTGTCCAGCTCTATCTAACTAAATTAGCTGAACCCATTGATCAAAAGACGTGCATCAAGGTTCAGGATACACCTCTTGATGTTTCAGTTGGTTCTGCAGATGGCTCCGTACAAACAACAACTTCAGTGAATGCGAGCGCTGTTTACTATGAAGTCCTACCAAAACTGTTTGCGCTTATGTATAAGAATGCACAAGATCCTGGGCCTTTGGATATCAGTGCTATCTTTGCAAAGTACGGAACCACAACAGAAGAAATTAAGGCTCTCTTGGATGGTCTGAAGGTGGGTGCAAAGCCTGATACATTCAAGGATGTAGGAAAGGATGGTGTTCACGGAATGGCTGCGGCTGTTATAGAACTCTATCATTTACTGCCGATTCTATTTCCTGACATTTACGGTAATTTACCTGGTACTGGTGCTGGTGCTGGTGCTGGCGCTGGTGCTGTTCCTGGTGCTGTTCCTGGTGCTGTTCCTGGTGCTGTTCCTGGTGCTGCTTCTGGTGCTGCAGGTGCTGCTTCTGGTGCTGCTGGTGCTGCAACCTATGATCTAATTGGTCAACTTCAAGAGATCATTAATACATTCGGATTTGATGATCCAACAAAAGCCTTAATTATAACCGACTTTCAGGAAGCAAATAATGCCTATCTAGCTGGAAAACCTGAAGAGGCTGGTCCTAAGATTAAGGACGCCTTAACAAAAATACAATCCAATGTTGATGCTAAAATGCAGGCCATAATCAAAATCATAACTGATATTTCTACAAAGTTTGCGGCTCTACAAGCTGCAAGGAAAACAGCGATTCTGACATTATCTACATCGGCAATACCCACTACTGCAGATTCAAAGGCTATACGTGATCCTTTGCGTGAAGGTCTTATGGAGTACATTGCTACACTTTCTGATCCAGCAAAGCAATTGTATACTACAATGTTTGCAAATGAATATGCATTTGATGCTGCACTTGACGCACTTGAAGCAAAACTGAAGACGCTATCTGCTGGTACAGGTGCTGCTGGTGCTGGTACAGGTGCTGCTGGTGCTGGTACAGGTGCTGCTGGTGCTGGTACTGGTCCTGGCAGTGCTGGTACTGGTCCTGGTGGTACAGGTGCTGCAGGCGGAATTGTATTAAAGTCAGGAGAGACTGCAGTAAAGACTGCACACTTAGTATCACTAGAGCAAATGGTAAAGGAAGCAACGGATATAATGAATGAAGAGCCTGATGAAGATAAATTAAATGAAGAGTTAAGAAAGCGCTTAGATGAAGCAATTGCTAAACTCACTGCGGCTGATTTATCAACAGGTACAACACGAGCTGCTCTGCTTGAAAGAGTCGGTGAGGCGATAGGTATTATGAATGGAGATCCTGATGAGGATACACTAAATAAAGCTATGGCTGATCACTTGACAGCTGCTTTAGAAAAGATTGATTATCTCGAAGCAAATCCCTCTGCAGCTACACCTGAAGTCAGTGCAATTCTGGCTGAAAAGGCTGGTATTCAGCAGAGACTTGAGGAAGCGCTGCGACAACTCGAAGCAGCTGAAAAGAGGCGTCCTATTGCATTTGAAAAAGAGGATAACGAAAATGATGATGAAGGGCCTGAATCTGAAGGTGTAAGTGAGGGAATTGCGGGGCTTGGTGCAGGTGCAAGTGCAGCTGCAGCTGAACTGGAGAGCTTAAGATCTCAAGTTGACCAACTTACTACAATAAATGAAAGTCTTCAAAGAGAACTTGATGAATGTTTAAGAAGGCAAGCTACAGGTTCATCTGAAGAAGACAAGGCGACAATACAGGATTTAAGAGATCAAGTTGCCAGGCTATCAGGTCCAACACCTAGCAAAGAACAATTTTTTTCATTTAAAAATGAAATTTACAAAGATGTGAGTGCTAAATTAAAGTCTATATTAGATCAATTAGCAAATTCTGCAGTATTACCTGATGAGTTCAAAGACAAATTACAGTCGTACCAGGATTCTATGAAGGGAGATAATTATAAGGTTAAAGATAATATGAGTGATCAAAAGGATGTAGACCAATTTGAACTAGCAATTGGCGAGTTAATTGCTCTTTTACCTAAATTATGTGAGGGTAAAACAACTGTAAATGATTTAGTTGAGCAAATGACTAGAGATGAAGAAAGATTAGTATATTACTATAATTTAATAGAAGATCAAACTAAAGATAAAGATGATAGTGCAATACTAGAGTTAATGAATGAAGAGTATAAAAAGCAAATTGCTGAAAGTCAAGGTGTTGATCTAAGTACAATTGAAAATAAATTTAAAGAAGGTGATGTTGCAAAGGCGCGCGAGTTATATACTAAACAGTCTACCAGTAGAGCTGCATTCAATTCTAGATTTACTTCTCCATCTGAAGACGAATTATTGCTTAGACTTTTCAATAAAGTAAAAGGGGATGAGAATCAAGATAATAAGATTGTTGCAGAACTTATGACAGCTGAATTGCGAAAAGAACCAGGTAAACATACAAGTGAAGATGATATTACTGAAGAAGACGTATCACGTATTCGTCAAATTTATACAGATAAAAAGTCAGGTGAAGCAAAACTAGCAAGAAATAAATTACTTCTTGGTCTTTTTAAGACAGTAAACGGCTCTACTATAGATGATGATGCAGAACTTGCGACCCGTATGACAACTGAACTACAAAAGGTTCCTGATCATACTACAGATAGTATATCGGTCGATGATGCTGAGTTGGCACGTTATCTATATAACAATCAATTTAGAGGAAAGGATAGATTTAGTTCAGCTAACCCTTTGAGAGAAAGATTATTAGCAAAAAAAGTTGCAGATTCTTATCAGAAACCAACAGGAGCTGCGAGTAGTGATCAAGACGCAGCATCGGCTGCATCTTTTTTACGTCATCAACCTGCGGCAGTTTCTTCAGCTCCACGTGTACAACCATCTGCGGCAGCACGTGCACCATCTGCGGCAGCACCTGCACCTCTTTTACGTCGTCAACCTAGAACAGCAGCAGTTCCTTTACCTCAACCTGCACCTGCATCTGCACCTGCACCTCAACCTGCACCTGCACCATCTGCGGCAGCACCTGCATCTCAACCTGCACCTGCACCGATGCCCCCGCAACAATCCGGATCTGAAGCTACAGAAATAACGCCTGTAGATAATAAAGATAGTCAAATAAAAGAAAGTAAACTTATTGCAGAATTAGAAGGTATATCTTCGCGAGGTACAGTACAACCAAGCCAAAAACTAAAAATAAAATCATTGAAAAACGTAGATTTTTTTAGAGATTTCTTACAGAAAGCAAATATATCAGATGATGATATTTTAACAATAGCTATGAGCGAGCATTCTGAACTTTCAACAATTGCTGATTTTGCCAAAAATAAGAGGTTTACATATGAGAAGTTATCACCAATACAAAAAAAGAGAGTTGATGCATATTTATATTTCATATGGGCATTTTTACACGAGGGTGCAACGCCAGCTCAAAAAGGTACTGCACAAATGCTTATTAAAAGTGTTAAGGATGAAATTGATAACCCACCTTTGCAGCGTCAAGCTAGGAGAGGCGGCGCCTACACCCCCACACCGATTCGCGGCCCCGAAGAACTCCCTGACATCCTCGAGGAGCAAGAAGCCTGGAATAAAGCCAACGATGCGTACAATAATCTCGATCCGACCTACAAGACACTTCTCCCCCCTCCTGAGCCCGCACCCATCTCCTCTCTCGCAACACCCTTCCAGAACTACATCAACAACGAAGCCGACCCTGAAGCGCTCGAGGAGGCGCGCGATTCTCTCGGTATGGTGTCGCCTGAGGAAATTGAGGACTACATCAACAACGACGAGTACGAGAATGAGATGAACGGTAACGCCGTGTCTCAGCGCGTTGCTCCGATGTATCAGACAGCTTTGCCGAGAGTTAAGCCAGAGTGGGTCCCTATTATGATCCGCGCTGACATTTTACAACAACTCCTACAAAACAAAATGGCTTCAGTACAGTAGATGGCATCCGGCAAGTATGATGACTATTTGCCCATTGGTCTGAAGGCAAAATACTCCTTTTATTCTGCTCTAGTCTTTTTTCTACTTGCGAATCCTGAAACATACAAAATGACGCAGATGCTCTTTGGATCGTTCTTGACAGTGGCAAATGGCGGCTGCCCTACTCCGTCTGGTCTGTTTCTTCATTCGACTCTATTCTTTGTAGTTCTTCTGGGTTTGATGCTTTTCCCACGCGACTCATAGAGTCGCCTGTTGGATTCTGCGAATCTGACACGCGACTCATAATCGTATCCAAATCTGCAACAATCCTTGAATTCTTTGACCACGAAATGCCTTTGTGTTTCTGTAAAAACACATACGCTTCTCCAGCTTCGAACGCCCGATCTTCAGACCACCCTAAACACAGACCCGTCGCGACAACACCCAATAGTCTCCGCTTATCGGTGGAAGACCAACGAGGATCAAGCGGTCTTGCCGCAACACTATACAGGCGACCATTTCTAAATCCAGCTGCCCACATTCTGTCTTTAGTTTGTAAACCACGTTTAGACTTGCTTGAATTCATTTTTGTAGAGCACTAACAGAAGATGACAACCGTTGCACTTACACTTGTTGTTGGAATTGTAGTTGCAATTCTCGCTTATATCGCCATCCTCTACACAGGCGGTGGCCTCTCGTCGATGGACGGCTTCAGCGACACGGAAGGCCCGACGTTCACAATGTACTATATGAACGGCTGCCCGCACTGCGAGAGAATCAAGCCTGACTTCCAGAAGTTCGTCGCCGCTGGCCAGGTGCTGACCAATGGAAAGCCCGTCAAGATCCGTATGCTGGAGCAGGGCGAGGCCCAGGATGAGGTCAACTCCCTCGGTATCCAGGGATTCCCGAGCTTCTATCTGTCAACGGCTGATGGCAACCAGATTGAGTACACGGGCGAGCGCAGCGTCCCCGCCTACAAGAGCTTCATCAAGCAGAATATCTCCTAAGCACAGCACCCTTCTGCTTAACACTGTAGGAATTCGTAAGCCACTTTTCAATCGTGCTTTTACCGAGCACAAGCAGCATCAAGCGATCGTCCCGGCTCAGCTCGAAATTCCACGAAGGATAGTGATCGATTGAAATTCGGCAAATCTTGTGAGACCAGTTCTCATACACTTCTTTATTCCGTCCTTGAATGAGGCACAGTAATACCTTATTCATATAGACGAGCACATCGGCGAATCCGTCCGTCTTGTCGACCTCTGAATCAGATCCGAAGCCGAGAGCGAGCATAGTCTGCCGTTCAGATTCGCTCAGTAGAGCTACAGGCAGATTTCCGTGAATGCCTCCGTCGGTCAGCAGATTTCCTGTTATGGGATCTGGAACGGGGCAGTAATAGAACGGCAGCGACATTGACGCTCGCAGAGCATCTACAATACGTACAGTCGGTGTTGCATCGAAAGAAAATTCCCGAGCTTTTTCGGCAATCAGATCTGCAGCCCAGCAACGAAATCTGACGGGTGAACGCTTCTGTAGATCTGCAAATGTCAGAAACGGATCTACCTTGACGGCAATACGCAGAATCGACTCTAGGAATTTGACGAGATTCGTGCCGTCATCGAGGCCGAAGGTTTCGGGGAAACCGATCAAGCCTTCAGGCGTCAGATTACGAATAACGCCGAAATCGAGCTCGAGAATGAGGGTTCGAATGGTTTTGATATGGATCTGCAGGGCCATCATAAACGCAAGAAATGCACCAGCGCTGACTCCGCAGTATTCTTTTACAGATCGCAGATGTCCTTTTTCTTCTAGGTGCTCTAACGCACCTACAAGAGAGATTACTTTGACACCTCCGCCACTGAGTACTATGTGCCTCGGTGGGATCATTAGGGAAAGAAGAGGAGATTGATTTTATATGGGGAAGTAATAGATGCCTCCTAAGCCAGGTACAGGTTCAGGTAAAAAAGCAAGTGCAGCTGCTGGAGCAGGTGCTGGAGCAGGTGCTGGAGCAGGTGCTGGAGCAGGTGCTGCAAGGAGAGTTCCAGGTTTATCTCAACAACCTAGAAAAAATAATCAACATACCCTCCCTAACATCCCTCAGGCTGTTGCCGCGCATAATATTTTAATTCAAAATTGGAAACCTAATCTTAAAAACGCTACTATTCCTAATACAGACCGCTTTGGTCGTAATCTAAAAACAGATTATAATCGATGGGATGTATGCAAAGATTTTTTACGTTCTACACTAACACTTATACACTCTGAAAGTGATAGTAATCCTTTTTTTTTATCAATCATGAATCTTTTATTCGGGACTGATGGAAAAGAACCTTGTAGAGGTTTACAAACTGGACTTGATAGTATTGAAGATAAAATTAGAAATGAAATGAATATAACTTCAAGTGTTCTTAAAATACCAATTAATTACTTAAAAAAACCAGATGGCTCTGATTATGCTGGAGGAAAACATCAATTGCCACCTAACATAAGTGAATATATGTATGATTCAGGCGAAACATTTTTAGCAGTTAATCCAAATTTGAGAGATTATGGCCCCGCTTCTAATTGGACAGATCCTGCTCCTAGAAATAGAGTACCTCCAGGAAATCCAACATTTCCTACGGTTGGTATACCTTTAATTATTGAAGATGCAGTATTTGAACGTTTTATAAATCCTGGCATTTTTACTAATGTTAGACTTATTATAACAGAAGATCATTCTTGTATTGTACTTTTTGATATATTCTTCAAGAAAGTATATAAATATGGTGTACATATTGATAATTATTATAAATCAAGATCATTAAGTGAATTTGGCATACAAACTAGCGATAATAAGAATTATGAAGATGCAAGCATATTTTTTGATCCTGAGATAACACAGAGAAGTGGCAATCCTGCTAAAAATCTTTTTTTCAATGAAAACAAGAGTACAAGAGATCCTTTTCTATCAGATGCTAAAGCAAAAGGTCTTGCTTATATTTGCGTAAAAGAATGTTTAGGAGATGGCTTTTTTTCTTTTTTAGGAGCACAATTCAATAAGCACGGATATTTTCTAGAACTTGAACTTAATGCTGCTCAGATGGTTGATGATGCCATAACTAATGCTATTATTGAACGTAATATAGCTACAAAAGAAGCTACTGATCTTCCTCATACAAATATGATTGGCCTCACCTCTGATAATATGTTAGGAGCAGGATTTAATATGTTTGGTATTAATAACTTACAAAGAGTATGGTCTGATAAGCATGAAATACACTATACAAATGGTACTACTAAAATAGTAGGTCAAGATACTGCTGAAGGTGTTGCTTATATTTTTAGTAATGATCCTATTGATAATGCTAGAGAAGCTAAACTTCGTACACTTAATGATATTATACAGTCAAATTATCATATAAAACGTAGATTATGGAAATGGTTAAATAATGAAAATAAACGCTTTCTAGGCCAACCACTAACAATAAATACCTATATTTTCTTTAGTGATGTAATTCTATATATTGATCGGATAAATGATGTTTTACGATATGCATATAATATAGCAATTGATCAATCTATTGTGGCTAGATCGAAAGCTGCTGCTGCTGGCAGACTTGCTGCTGGCTCTGGTTCTGCTATGAATGAACGTGAAAATATAGGTCCTGCTGCTGCTGGTGCTTCATCCTCATCCTCATCCTCATCCTCATCCTCATCCTCATCATCATCCTCATCATCATCTTCGTCATTGTCTTTTATTCCTCCAGATGATCCTACTATAGCATATAGTAGAGAATTTATTACAGAAGCAAATAGATTACGTGATATATCATCACAATCTATACCGATAGTAGACCATTTAGTTAATTTTAATATATCTATAAAACAATTTGAAGTAACTTATAATCGTTTTAAGGTACTAGATTTTATCTTGCGTTTTACTGATAACAATAATACTATAATGATTCGTACAATGGGAAATCCATTCATTCTTGTCCCGTATGTTGCACCATTACAAATTGATAGAGGTTTACCTAATTCCCCTGTACCTCCTCCTAAAATACCTCATAATACTCCTCGTTATCCTATTGTGCAAAATGGTCCTAATGGTACAAGAAAGCGTGCAAGAAATAATGATTTATCATCTTCTAAAGCAGCTTCAGAGAGAGCAAGCAAATTATCAATGCTGCCAGGGAGACTAGGAGCAGGCGCTGGAGCAGGGGAAGCAGCAGCTGCAGAAGATGAAGAATCACAAGATGAAAACCGTATAATTCAAACAGTATCTACAAAATATCTATTACTAGGACATTTACAAAAATTGCAATCTAGTGGAATAAAAGATATAACTTTAGGAATTGCTGGAAGGCCCGTGTTTGGTGCACCAAAAATAAGTTCTGCCGCTGCTAGAAGAAGAAATATTACAAGACGTGTAGCAGCAGAGCAACGTGCGGCTGCGGCTGCTGCTGCAGAGCAACGTGCGGCTGCTGCAGCTGCTGCGGCTGCTACTGCCCCCTCATCCTCATCATCTTCATCATCTTCATCATCTTCATCATCTTCATCATCTTCCGCAGCTGCTGCTCCTACTATTGCTGCTATTGCTGCTGGTGATGCTGGTTCTGCTGTTGCTGCTAATGAGGATATTGTTATAACTAGCGGGTTCGGTGAAAATGCTAAAAATGGTGCTGTTGAAGCTGAAGTTGAAGCTCAAGCTCAAGCTGAAGCTGAAGTTGAAGCTGAAGTTGAAACTGAAGCTCCTGCCAAACGAGCAAAAAGGGGAGGTGGAAGAGGACCAAAAATAATGGATTTTATATACAAGAATGGAAACAAAGGAGAAATACTAGAAACTAAATGGTATAATTCACAATTAGAATACGATCAAGAAATAAATCCTACTGATACGCTACTAAGTATTATAAGTAATATTGTAGATGCGAATGTAGTTGGAGATCCATCACAAAGTGATAAAAATGATTTTGTAGATAGTATATATACTGTATATTATAATATTGTGAATATATGTGGTATTGTTTGCTATGATGATAGTATAATTAAGAATTTTATTATGAATTATTATAATTTAATAAATGATGTACTTATTGTAGAGAAATACCTTAATGAGATTAGAAAGTTTAATGGCAAAAAGGATTTATTTACTGTTTTAAAACCTAGTGAATATAGAAGTTTAGTAGGTCCAAATCCTTATTTTAATACTGCTGTTTTTGCTGGTGCTGCTGGTGCTGCTGCTGCTAGTGGTGCTGCTGCTGCTAGTGGTGCTGCTGCTTCTTCATCCTCATCATCATCCTCATCATCCTCATCATCATCTTCATCTTCTGCATCTCCACCTCGTTCCCCTCGTCCTGCCCAAGGTCTTTTTTCACCTCCTTCTACTGTTGAACGTGGTAGTGTTGGTAGAGCTGGTAGACGTCCTAAAAATGTGAGTGTTAAAAAATCGATTGGAAAAAAACTAGTATTTTCTCCTAATGGATCTGGTTCAGGTTCTGGTTCTGGTTCCGAGGGTTCAAAACCGACTGGATTTGGAATATATTCTGCTAAACCTGCTCCAGCTGCTGCTAAACCTGCTCCAGCTGCTGCTAAACCTGCTCCAGCTGCTGCTAAACCTGCTCCAGCTCCTTACAAATCTAATCCAGCAGGATATCTTTCTAATGGTTCACAACAAGCAGTTTCACAAGCACAAGGACTTTCACAAGTTGGAACATTATCTCAAACTAGAGTAAATTTAGAAGAATTTGAAGCATAAAATACCTAAACTAAAATCTGATCCAAAAGTGAAGAAGCAGAATACTCTTTCATTGATGATCCCACAGATAAGTGGGTCTCTCGCCCTATTGTCATTGCCGACACCGTGAACGGTACTTCATCCGGTGTCGGCGCAAAATAATGAAACGACTCGACAGACTCTAGGTTCGTCTCAGATGCCAGCAACGACGAAAAGACCACATCGATGCGCTCGTGAAATCGATCACGAATTCCATACAGATCTGTTGCGGTGATTCCGTAGACAAACAGCCAATTCAGCATCTTGACAGCCTTCGACTTCATACAGAGCGCAGCAATGGCATTCTCATCACTGTTCGACGTAAACGGCAGAATCAACGGAACAAACACATTTTGCGGTAAATTCAGGCCGCGTTCCTTAGGATTCTGGACGACAGCAGGAATACAGTAAATGATTGTTTCTTTATTACACGCTGCACGAAACACTGGATATGTCTTCTCAAGAAGCGACATCGTAAAGGTTTTTCCCGCGTGTTTTTCAATGTGTTTTGACGTGGTTGCAATGGTTCGAGATACCACCCGCTGCTTCTTATTATCGGCTTCTCGGTCGGCAGGACGAAAGAAGAGAATGATAAAGGCCGCGATATAGTACATAAAACACGCAAATTCCTGGAGCCACGTCAAACTACTTGGCGTAATCGAAGGCTCAGGGAAGGTATGGCTCGGATTTGCCAAGTGCAGCGAATTAATCCGCGGTAGAACACCGATCAGCGCAGTTCCATCACCAATTCCGTGGTGCCCCAGCATTCGAATGGCTTTTACTGTGGATCCAGAGCCTTCGATCTCAATGTGGCACGAGGCCTTTGTCCAGGGATTACAGCCGAGTTGTACAGTGTCAGATTCAGATGCAAAGCGAACCGCCAGCCTCGTATTGTCCTGGTACTTGAGTACAGACGGATTCTCGACTACACCAAAGAATGGTCTGTATGACGCAAAACAATCATAGATACGGGAAATAGCCTGTTCTCTTGACTCGAACTCAATCGGCTCTCGAAATCCAATGCGACCGATGATATCGTGGCTCGGTAGATTCGTCCAGAACTTGTCCAGAATCGCTTTCGGTACACCCTTCTCAATCATATGTTGATGATTGCCGCGCGCCACGTAGAAACACGTCTGCTCATAGGCTGCATCCTTATTCTGCAGCACAGGAAAGTAGGCATCAGGAACGGTACTCTCAAAGCGCTGGCCATCTGCAAATTGCGTTATAAAGTTATTGACTTCTTGATGAAATCTCAAGACTTTGTAGCCCCACGGTGTCCAGGCTGACCACCCTACGAAGCTACGAAGTTTTCCAACAAATTCAGCCTCGCTGCAATCTACGATCTGAATGGGTAGCTTGGGTGCAAGGCGCTTTAGAGTCTGAAGTAGGCGCGGCATTGACATATTCCACGTAGAATCCTCAGACTTGGCACACACTTGCTGAATCTGAAGAGCCTGTAAATCTGATGTCTGCTGTGAAACAACTGTATCTACAATGCATCTCGCAACAAGATCTACAGGAATCGTCGATAGATACATCGTAGACGGTAATCTAACGTAGAGGAGTCGTCCTCTCAAAATCAGGGACAGAATTCCAAGATGTGCCATCGCGCCCGGTGTGGGATGAGCATCAAGCCATCCGCAGGGTGCACCGACGCAACTCAGACGTACCAGTGAAATCTGGAGTTTATCCTGGTATTCAGCGGCGACGTGCTCACCGAGGTATTTCGTATACGTGTAGTCGGTTGTAAAGAGTGATTGAGGCAAGTCCGCAGGTAGAAGAGTCGCCTTGCCAACGGTCGTTTTAGGATGCACATAGCAGGTCGAAATCAGAACGAGTTTCGAACAGGACCACTGAATCGCAGCCTCGCAGATATTCTTGACACCGAGTACATTGTCTGCATACAGATTTGCGTAGGTATCGAGAGTTTTTACATTGGCTGCGCAGTGCACAATCAGATCGGGTCTAGAATCGGCTGGCCATTGTATTCCAGCTAGATGATCCAGATCACCTTCTTGAATCTGGACTTTTGCCAGCGCTTCAGCAAACCCCGAAAAGAGTGAGTCGGCAACAATCTCGGAGGCCCAGCGATCGTGAACAGAATGGCCTTTCTTAGCTCGCAGCAAGCAAACAACAGTGTCTTCTTCTAAGTCGAGACGTTCAAGCATATGACGTAAAACAAATCGCCCGACGAATCCCGTACAGCCTGTTAGTAATATCTTCATCGCAGCAAATTCTTTGCTGTTAGGGATTATTTAGAAAGAGGAAATGATAGCGCATCGTTAGGATGGCTGAGTCAACGCCACAATTGCCTGCGGCAAGTTTATTTGATGCACGAACAAAAAAAGACCAGGCCCGGCTGAAGGCGTACAATCATATTCTTGAACAGGTCCTGCACAAGATTGCATTCTCGGCAACTCAGCCGAGTGAACCGACCTTTATTTACTATACGATTCCGCCGTTTGTACTCGGTCTGCCTCATATTGACCTACAGGATTGTGTGGTCTATATAGTCTTTCAGCTGCGAAGCCAGGGCTACGATGTTCGGTATACCTATCCGAATTTGCTGTGGATCTCGTGGGCTCATCACGAACGCCAGTATTTGCAGGAGAAGAATCCGGTAGTGCAGGCGATGATTCCGAAAATGGCGGGGCCGGAGAAACGGAAAGGCGCATCTCAGGTGACGATGAAGACTGCACTGCAGACGTCAGGGCCTGCATTGCGTGCGACAGATTACACGCCGCCAACGGCCTTCATAGAAGTGCTGGAGAGGCCGAGTCCGTATGCGAATCAGGGACAGCGGCAGAAAAACTCGGTGACGTTTTCGGAGGCGAAACCGACATCGAATGTTTTGGACGACTTATGGAAATTCTAACTTGGCCTGCTACCAAGATTAGAATTAGTAAAATTCTAACTTGGCAAAAGACCAAGATTATCTGCACCATACCATTCCCATATCAAGTCTTATGACACTATTCATTAAATGTAGTTTAACAGTATCTATACTATAAAAGTCTTCTGATTTGGGTCTAAAAGTATAAGCATCGCCATTTTGTAAATAAAACTCTGTAAATCCGATTGTTAACAAATAATCAAGACATTTAAATGTTATGGCATTAACTTCTGAAGCCCATTCAAAACAAAGAAGATTCACTTTTTGAGTTAATGAGCTAATACATTCATATTCTCCTGCTTCAACGTCAATTTTGATAAGATCCGGAATGCCAAATTCAGCAATAAGTGCATCAAGTGTAATAGTCTTACAAATTATCGGAAAATGGGGGTGATTATGAAATCTGGATTCAGGGTCCAAAAACCAGTCTTCATTGACTGTTGATAATGTGTCAGCATCACCTTGATAGAATGTAATATCCTTACCGTCATTATTACACGCTGCAAAATTAATGCAGACTATATTACTATTTTTTACATTGTTTACTAATTTCATAAATGTAATGGGTGAAGCTTCAACCGCAATAATTTTATCAGTCGCGTGAATATTTGCTTCTGCCCAAAGACCTACATTAGCACCAATATCAAAAAACATCTAAAATAGATATTTTTTAATGTTTAGACCAACGCTCATTTTGCAACAATAAAGACTATGACAAGTACAATAGCAATAATAATAAACAGAGTAAAAACAATAAAGATTCTTTTTTGAATAAAGTTATCTTCTTCAACTTCAACTACTTCAGTGGTTTGAGGAACCCGAATTACCATAATAGGCCGGCGGCAGATTGGACACAGATTACGTGCTCGAACCCACTCTGTCCAGCACTTGGGATGTACTGTAAAACGACATCCACAAAGATGAAGCGTTAGCGGATTCATAACACTTTCACCTTGTGCATTCAGCCCAGATTCCAAGCAAACTATACATTCTGGATCTATATCAATCGTTAAGGTTGTCAAAGAATTTGACGAGCTTGACGCCTTCATCTTTCTAGATACCGGGTCCAGATTTAGACCAACCGTTTGCAAAAATTGACCTTACTTACCTGGTTTGCAGGTGCACAGCAAAATGCAGCAGATTGACCCTGAATCAGATTCAGATGATTCTTTCGACATTGCGGCAATTGAGGCGCAGATTGAGCGATCTCTTAATTTGAATCTTGAGACTAAATACACAGAAGCGATCAAGCAGTTTCGCGAGCTTTCAAAGAAGCGATCAGAGTTGAAGAAGAATAAGACTACAGATCCGGTAGTTGCAAGAGCAAAGCGTGATGTAAAACAGCAGCGAAAGGCTGCGCAGGAGAGCTTTATTCAGTTAGCTAAGGAGTATGAAAAGGATGCGGACGAGTTTATTACGTGGACGATAAACAAGAATCCTTCCCTGACATTTATTAACTCGTGGAGCAATCTGAAGAAGAAGAAGTTAGCTCTGTTCGTTTGCTGCTTAATGACGTGTGCTGCAACTTTCAATGAAGCAACAGTCTTTGCTAACATTGGAGGAAAGGCAACTAAGAGTCTACTTCAGAGACTTCATAGTTTGATTGAGCCTTGGTATATGTCTTATACATCTGAGGCTCCTAAGAATACAGATGAAACAGTTGAGGCTCCTAAGAATACAATTGAGACAGCTATCCTTGTAGAAGTCAGCAAAAAGCTGCCTTCGCTAAAGGAGGCGATGGAGGCTGTAGATCAGGCTTCACTAAAGTTGTCGATTGCAAAGCAAATGCTGCGAGAGGTAATCAAGCATCAGGATGATGAACTACAGATGGCAAAGGCAATGATGAAATCATTAGACTGAATGCCGCAATTAGCACGTAAAAATGAAACCACTTCTATTATTTTTGCTATCATAGTAATGAGCCGAGTTCTCTTCTTTGACACGGAAACCACTGGCCTGCCCAAGATGCGAACCGTCAGTGCTCTAAGCAAGCCTGACAACTGGCCCGATCTGGTGTCCATCTCGTGGTCAGTCTACGATGACAAGGAACTCGTAGAGAAGCAGACCTATATCATCAAGCCGACTGACTGGGTAATCCCTGACGAGAGCATCAAGTTCCACGGCATAACAGAGCAGATGGCGAATAAGACTGGATCTGATCTGACCGTCGTTATGACGATGTTCAAAAAATCGCTTGAAGGGTGCAACCTTGTCATAGCCCATAATATGGAATTTGACAGGAATGTGGTATTCAATGCATTCAAGTGGCGTATGAATCTTGATCCGACAACCTTCTGGTCATACGGCGCTGAGCTCTGCACAATGCAGAAGGCGAAGGCTGAACTTAAGAAACCTGGAAAGGGATTTCATCCGAGTGATCCGTACAAGTTCATTGGCCTTGATGAGCTCTATACTGATACATTTCAGAAGCCGCCACCGCCGGCAGCTCACACGGCAGACCGAGATGTCGATGTGCTACAGCAGATTTGGTGGTCCCGCTGGTCTTAGTTCCTTACAATATTTAATAACCTCATTTTTGCTTACGAAGAGCTGATAGCTACCGTAGGCAAGCGGATTCAGTATGACAAGGGGCGTATGATGCCAGAATCCATTTGGCCAGGCGTATGCGAGGCCGCAGCCGAGGGCGATAGAACGGAGGTTATATGTTGTATACTGTTGGAACACTTGTGTTATGTGGGGTGCGACATAGGTAGGTAAGGACATTTTTCTTTACTCATATCATATATAATCTACAGACTTCGTCTTAGTAGCTGCTTACCGACTTCGTCTTAGTAGCTGCGCTTACCATCTGCGACCACAATGCGAGCTGTGCCCACCGGAACAGTAGTCCTCTTCCTTGAATCCCTCCTCTTTTTTACAGCAGAACGGGTCGTGATGGTCCTTGGCTGTCGGTAGACGTTGACCGGTTGTAGGATCATAGTAAGGACAGCAGTATTTCTTGCCGCATTGCCAGCACCATGTGCGACCACACCCCGCACCCAAAACGAATTTGCCGGTTGTTTCTAGACCACAGGCAAATACGTAATCACAGGCGGCATCTTTGAGACACCATCGTTGGCACCAGGGGCACTGTTTGGCATCGTTTGACATTTCTACTATGAATCAATAAGTCTTTACGATTCCAATCACGCAACCAATGATCATACCAAATGACCATCCAAAGACAGATCCAGCAATGAATCCACGCCACCAGCTGTCTTCATCATCTTCAATTGTGAGTCTTCGCAGCGCAAATGCATAAGGATTGAATAACGCCGTCATCTACTGTATGTGCGCTGCAGTGCTTTAGATAAAAAAGACTTAGTTTCTGTGCTTGCGGGTTTTTTTTGTTGATGATTTTCTACTGGATCGTGTCTTCTTTCGGCTACCGCCAACAGCAAATGAATTAAATCCAGTAAATTTTCCTTTGTGAAAATTAATAAAATCAAGAATTTCATTAGCAGCTTTTAAATTATTTTGAATTATTTCAGACACAGCTGTATTAATAACTATTCTATTATCTTTCCACACTATTTTTTCTTTATCTGGTCTTGTTCGAGGTGCAGGCGAATTCCAATCATAAACATATTTTTTTATTCTAGCAAGTGCTGCTACTTCTGCTGCATTTACTTCAGCCTTTGATTTATTATTATATTTGTCTAAAGTACTTTTTAACGTAGTCATATCTGCAGTTTTTTCTATAGTTTTCTTTATTCTACCTAACTCAGTATCGATATCTTTTTTTGATTTTTGTTTCCAAGTTTTTTCTGCATCAGGATTAACTGTAATAACGCTTTGCTGAGGGGCAGGAGCAGGCGCAGGAGCAGGCGCAGGAGCAGCAGCACTAGGAGCAGCAGCACTAGGAGCAGCAGCACTAGGAGCAGCAGCACTAGGAGCAGCAGCACGCGAAAAAAAACTAAATCCACTTGGTTTGCTAGGAGGAAGAACTAACCACCATTTTTCTATTTTATTTATTATAGGATCATTATGATTAACTAACCATTTTTCAATAACAGTATTATAGCTTTCTATTTTTTTATTGGTAGCTTTATAGATATTTTGCTCTAACTTAAAATCTTTAATACTATCATTTATAGATTCAGCTATTTTAGAACCTGCATGATTTTTATATTTACCATATACACCTTTCAACTTATCATAATTGACATTATATTTATCTTTAGGATCTATTTTTTTATTTTTACAATATTCTTCTAATAAGAGTATGTCATTTTTATTATTATTTTCATATGCTATGGAAATATAATCAGCAATATCTTTAGCAGCATGTGCTGCTGCTAAGTATGTCAATACATCTGGTATGTGGAGCCTACCCAATATTGTAAATGTTAAATTAATAACATCAGGATATAGCTCGATACATTTATCAATAAACTTATTTATACTGTTTAATATTATAGTATTAAATTTAAACATATATTCTTTTTTCCAATATGTAGCACTTTCATCATATTTTATTCCAAAATTAAATACTGGGGTTTTATCTATATTGCAGGTGTTTGATAAGTGATCTTTTATTTCTTGAGTCATATCATTAGTTTGCTCTATAAATCTAGTTAGTTCCTCATATTTTTTATCATATCTTAACTTTGCATTGTTATATTTAGTTTCTTCTAGACTAATCGCGTCATTAACTTTCGTTTCCATAGTAGTTATTCTATTTGCATCTGTTGCTTTATTTATATCATTTACAATTGTATCAACACGTTCCGTAAAATCTTTAGCTGTTTTACTAGGCTCTTCATACGTATAGGCTACAGGAGCAGGAGCAGCAGGAGCAGCAGGAGCAGCAGGAGCAGCAGCAGGAGCAGCAGCAGGAGCAGCAGCAGGAGCAGCAGCCTCATCCTTCTTTTCAGGATTCATAATTTCCTTGAAGCCATTAAATGCATTTTCATCTATTTGCTTTTTCCCCTCAAACTCATACTCGAACTTAACAAGACCCCTATTATCAAGTAGTTTCTTATCAAATTTTTTCAAGAGGTCGTCGACAATCGCAGTCTTTTTTATATCCTTCTTGATATCATCCTTAAAAAATAATTCATTACTATAGATATCTGTAATTGTTTTACCTATAGCAAGTTTAGTCTCATCCAGCTTTACTTTCTCAGATAAGTCTGATTTATTGATAGCGTCAATTAGTCTTACAACCGTTATGTAGTAGACAAGAAAGAGTACTTCGTTTGATTCAAAAAATGCCTGATCTCCTAATTTCTTTCTGATTTGCAACAGATCATTGTAGATTGTGTGTACAGTACAGAAAAAATGGATTAAATTATGATTAAGATTGCTTATAATGAGTGAATCTTTAATTCTTTTAATAATCTGTTTTATTTCTCTGTACATTAGCTGCGAAAACTCAGATTTAGTTAATCCTTCAGTATCAACATTTCTTGTTGCTGGCCCTGCTGAATTCGCAATCGGCATTGTATCAAATTCTGCTAAATATTCGTATGCCATCCTAACTACTAGTGCTTGATAAAATTGAACCGCGCAACTACGTGCTAGACCCTACAGCAATGGATACTTTGTCTAAGGGCACTGTCATCGCAGACGGTTCGACAGCAAAGATCATTGTAGACGGCAATGATTCCAACTACGTCTACAAGATCTACAAGAAGCCGAATTATGATGAACCAAATTTCCACTACGAGATCTACAGCCATCTTGACAATAAGATGTCAGATCTCGGGGTTGCGGTCCCGTCCTTTTACGTCAACAGTGGACTCTACCGAATGCAGCGTATCGACACGTCGAAGCCCTTGTATGATGAGGATGTGTGGGCCTCTCTTACTCCAAATCTCCAGAAGGAGTACCTCTGGCGTGCGCGAATCTTTCTCAAGTCGCTCGCCGGGTACGGCCTCTTTCTGAAGAACGTCGAGGCCTACATTCAGGATGATGATACGATTATGTTTATTGATTTCGGGGATGTATATCGTGCTGAGCCGTCTACGATCTTCAGGATTGAGTCATCTCAGGTTCTTCCTCTGTCGGTAACGAAGGACTGGACTGGTTGACACCACTCGTCTTGTAATGCAACAACTCAAACAACTTCTTGGCCTTGGCTTGGCCCACTTTCGTTTTTCCATTCGGAATCGCTGCAATTTTTTCTACAGAAGCAGCCATAACACCTTCTAACGACCCACCACACCCTTCCAGGATTACCTTTGCAGTCGCCGGTGAAATGCCCTTGCAGCTACTCAGTACAGTTGATGCAAAGACAACCGGGTCATCGCGTTGCTCGCCTTTCGTATGAGTGTGCTTAATTGTGGTTATGTAGTCGGTCTTTTTGCCGTCGCGGAATTCAGTGTAGTCGCTAAGCCACATTGAGGCGAGGACTTGTAAAAGATCAGCCGTTTCTTGCTTGTTGCGTGTCTGCAGAATGGGAATGCGGTGCACAAAAGGCAGTCGTAGAAACCACTTCCAAAGGACGGTTTTTGTGAAGGACTTTGCGTTATCCAGATTTCCCTCAATGATATAGGCGATGTGCGCCTTGTGCTCCTCGGCGAAGGCTTGGAGTCTCGTCCGCTGTTCTCTGTAGCGGCCGTCCTTCATAGATGCCTCTAGATCGAAGATGGTCTTGCGTTCAATGATGATAGCACCAGGTGCAACGAGTTCGCCGCTAATTCCAATCCAGAAGTCGCCGACAGGTAGAGTCTGTACTTTCCAGGTAGGTAGCAGAGCAGGAAAGTCCTGTTCTCTGTTATCTACGATGTTCGTGTAGCTGTTCATTTTCGTAGTTGGTCTTACTTCTTTCCTCTTAGACCCTTCAGCCGCGGACGATCACAAGCATCTTGTCATTGTTCCAACCTGGCGAGAAGCGGTCTGCGTGCTCGCACATAATAAAGGTCTTGAAGGAGATGAGCGACTTCATTTCCTCGAGGGCGTCAAGAAACGGCTGCTCCGTACGATCGCGGAAGATGTCCTCGATGATGAGAAGACCTCCCTGCTTGAGCTTGCTCAAGCCAGTCCGAATCATTAGGCACTGATCAGCAGGGTCGTGGCTTGCGTCGTCGATGATAACATCAAAGAGTTCACCATCCTGAATGTGCTTCAGGAAGCAGGCTTCCAGGGTATCGGGCTTGCTGGCGTCGCAGTAGTCGAGGAATACACCAGGCAGATTGAGCGTCTTGATGTGCTCGAGATTTGGCTGATCCCAGTCGAATCCGAAGAGTCGGGCTCGTGAAAAGAAGAAACGCCAGGCGATGAGCGATGCGCCGCGATATACACCAAATTCGGCGAACTTGATGGGCTTGTTGCGTAGCGGCTCTAAGAAGAGAGAGTAGGGGGCTGTATAAGGGTGTCGGTGTCCGCCAATACAGTAGGGAGACTTGTCAGTTCCCCATTTAGCACAAAGATCACAGAGATCAGATCGGCAGTTTGTGCTGTCGATTACGATCGTATTCATCTGCTTTTCTTTTTGTTTGTGGTTTAGGTCTATCTGCGTCTCGTTGAGATCTTTCTGATCTTTCTGTATTTGGAAGTCTTGGCCTTTCTGTTATTTTTCTTGTGAGTCTTATTAACGCGCTTTTTATGAGTAAAACGCTTTTGCTTGCGACGACCACCGCTTGTTATACTTGATTCATGTAAACAATCTCCACCTGTAGGATTACTGCAGTAATTAAATCCTTTTTTATTACCATTTTCATTGGCAAAATGATATTGTAAATAAGGGTTAGAACCAGTTTGTATAGATTTAGGCCGTTCAGGATGCTGCTCTTGTGACTTTCCATCTTTTGTAAAAATAATAGTTAAGAATGGATCGTCTTCATTGTGTGGCCTTGACCAATGCTCACTAATTACAGGCGTCCATTTCTTTCCTTCATTGGTTTTAAGAGTATCTTTTGCTTCTTCAAGAATGTTATTTAAATCAATATCTTTATGTTCTTTTCTAACATATATATATTCTTCACCTTTTTGAAAGTAAAAATCTTCATTTGTTAATGATGTTAAACCTTTTTTTTCTAAATACTCTTTCACTTCTGGTTTATTTAGCCAGTCAGTTATAGGCATAGCTATTGACCATTTACCTGGTTGATTTGCAGCATTAGCATTAGCAGCAGCAGCAGGAGCAGGCGCAGGAGGTGCAGGAGCAGCAGCAACAGAAGCAGGCGCAGGGGCAGCAGCAGCCTCAGGGGCAGCAGCAGCCTCAGGAGCAGCAGCAGGAGCCGCAGCAGCAGCCGCAGCAGTAGCAGCCGCAGCAGTAGCACCAGCCTGAGGAGCAGCAGCAGCAGCCGCAGCAGCATTATTAGCACCAGCCGCAGCAGCTGGAGCCGCAGCAGCTGGAGCCGCAGCAGCAGCAGCCGCAGCAGCAGCCGCAGCAGCATTATTAGCACCAGCCGCAGCAGCAGCAGGAGGAGCAGGAGGTGCAGGAGCAGCAGGAGCAGCAGGGGCGGGATTAGCTGCAGCAGCCGCAGCTATCTCATCATATTCATTATCTGTCATTTCATCTCCCCCTTTTAATTTAAGATCTTCATTTATTTGTTCTATAAGATCTTTTTTTGACTTTTGTCTACTTGATTCTAATTTATTATTGTCATTGATAAATAGTCGTATAATACTTTTTCGCAGCATTGGTCCTAGTGTTGGTAAAGTTCTTGCGGCTGCTGCTGCTGCACTTATTGCAGCTGGTGCTTCAGACGATCCAACAGAACTTGCTGCTGCTTTAATAGCCGCACTTACAGCCGCTTCAGATGCAGCTTGCTTATTTGCGCCCGAAGCTGTCGCAGCATCTCCTGCACTCGCGGCTGCAGCTGCAACAGAAGCTGCTGCAGCTGCATCATATCCAGTTAGTTTACTAGCAACTTTAGAAGCAGCCTTAACAGGAGGTAATTTCTTAGAAGCTGCAGTCGCACCAGAAGCAGCCGGGCCGGACACAGGTGCTTGGCCCAATGAATTTAAAGTATCCTTAATATACAATAGCTGGCACTTAGCTTGCTGAAGATTAGTCGGTTTATCTTCAATTGTGTACTCAGTGGTTGGATTGTCGCATCCGTAATAGTGATTACCAGCGTGCCACTCCCCTTTTCCCTGAAATGCAGGCGTAGCAAGGTTGGTTGATTCAACCGTGTACTTTTTCCAGTTCTTTATGTTTGAATTGGCCTCGGTTGGCATCTACTTATGCTTCTTATTCTTTCTGCGTGTTCTCTTAGCCTTACGAGATCCGCCTGCTTGTGTTGGTCCAGCTTTCATTGTTTCGATGAGTACTTTCATTTCATCTAATTTCGCTAGGACACGCTTCTTTTTTGTGCTTTTTGTGCTTTTTGCGCCAGCAGGGGTAGAAGGAGTAGGAGGAGGGGGAGTAGGAGGAGGAGGGGGAGGAGGGGGAGGAGGAGGAGCAGGAACAGGAGTAGAAGCAGGAGGAGGACCAGCAGGAGCAGGAGCAGGAGCAGCAGCAGCCGCAGCAGGAACAGGAGCAGCAGCAGGAGGAGGAGTAGCAGGAGGAGCAGGAGGAGCGGGTACTAAAGGTCTTAGGGGCGCTCCACTAGAAGTAGAAGCAGCCGCAGAAGTAGAAGAAGGAGCAGCAGCAGCAGCAGAAGGAGCAGCAGCAGCAGAAGGAGCAGCCGCAGCAGCAGAAGGAGCAGCAGCAAGGGGCTCAGGAGCAGCCGCAGCAGCAAGGGGCTCAGCAGCAGCCGCAGCAGCAGAAGGAGCAGCAGCAGAAGGAGCAGCAGCAAGGGGCTCAGGAGCAGCCGCAGCAGCCGCAGCAGCCGCAGCAGCAGAAGGAGCAGCAGAAGTAGAAGAAGCAGTAGCAGCAGCAGAACTAGAAGAAGCAGCTTCAGCGGCAGCAGGAGCCTCAGCAGCAGCCGCAGCAGCATCAGCAGCAGCATCAGCAGCAGCCTCAGCAGGAGGAGCAGGAGCAGCAGCAGAAGGAGCAGGAGCAGGAGTAGAAGCAGCACCAGAAGCAGCAGGAGCAGCACCAGCAGCAGGAGCAGCAGCAGGGGGCTCAGCAGAAGGAGCAGCACCAGCAGCACCAGCAGCAGCAGCAGGAGAAGCAGGAGGAGCAGCCTCAGGAGCAGGAGCAGCAGGGGCAGGAGGAGCAGCCTCAGGAGCAGGAGCAGCAGGGGCAGCAGGGGCAGGAGTAGAAGCAGCCGCAGCAGGGGGCTCAGCAGCAGAAGCAGTGGCAGTAGCAACAACCCTGGCAGCATCATTAGCGCGACGCTTAGCCTCCACTTCAGCAGAAGCAAGCGTAGCTTGTCTAGCAGCTCTTGAACTCATACCGGGTATATTACTATGAGGTGGGTTTATTTGTGCAGGATTAGCCTCCTCCCACATTGTAATTGTTTCTGTACCTCCACCACCTACTTGTTTTCTTGAAACTCGGTTGTAGAACCGATTCTTAGTTGTTTTAACAGGAATATTTTCGAGTAGAAGGAATTCTGCACGATGAGTATTATCTACACGGCCATTATTACCAAAGGCCTGACTCATACCAATATCAACAAAGGCAAGCCCAGGGCCAGTAGGAGTTTCACATCCAATTAATACACATCCTCCGTTATCACAATTGTGACTCGTATAACTAGATCCCTTACGGATTTCTGCTTGGTGTGGAGCAGCACCCATAGTAGTTGGACAATGACCAACCGCTACAAACTTGTATATTTGTTTATCAAAAGCACCAAGTTTATTAACATCGCATACCTCTTCTGGCTTACCTTCAGCATAAAAGCGAGTCCATAATGGACTTGCTGTTGCTTTGTCACTAGCTATGGATGATGTACCAAAATCAATAAAATCATAAGTTAATTTAAAGTTAGGTTTTTCATAATTTATTTTTTCACTTATTGCTGTTTGTTTTGCTGCATAAGGAGTTAAATTATCATCAATTACTAAATCTAAACGGTCAATAAGATATTTTTTAAGCGAAGTTCTATATTTTTCTGGTACTTCACTATTTATTGATTCTACCAATTTTTTTGAATTCTGTATTTTAAGTTGTAAATCATTAAGAATAGATTGATAATTTAATGATATATCATTAGATCCACGTAATCCACCGTGAACACAGATAACTTCTTGATCAATTGTTAAAAAAAAGTAAGGACAACATTCATAAAAAGGTAGTAAACACTGTCTTCTATTTTCAAAATCTGAATCATCCTTACTTGGTGTTTCAAAATATGTTTTTGCATTGTTATGAACATAACGATAAAAAATAGCATCATCATCATCATTATTTAAAACACTAGACATATCGTGATTACCAATTGTAAACCGAACTTCAGAGTTATTATTACGAGCCTTTATACGTAAATTATACAGGAAAATATGCAAAAGTAATTCGATATTACCTATTCCATCTTTTACTGTTCCAAAACCTTCTCGCTTTCCATCCACTAAATCACCGATAATCACAAGTAATGTTTTGGGAGAAGCAATCCATTTAAAATCAGTTAAATATGCGTTAGGAATTAGATCAACTGTCATAACAGTATCCTTAATAGTCTTATCAGTATATTCAATCATTCCTGCACTAATCAAAAGCTGTATGAATTTCCGAAGATCGGCGTGAATGTCGCTTGTTAAATATACTTTCGTATAGTCTTCCTTTTTAATATTATGACTTTCACCCGCGAGCAGGACTCTTGCGTTTGATAATTTCTGTTGAATAGAATCAGGTAGCTTATCTAAATTTGTTCTAAAATGTCCACTACTGTTTAAATTTACTTCCTGAAGATCAACTTCATTAATTAATTCTGGAAATTGAGCCTGTATCCCCGTACGTGTTAATAGTAACGAAGAAAGATTAGGAGCAGCAGGAGCAGGAGGAGCAGCAGGAGCAGAAGCAGCAGCAGGAGCAGCAGGAGCAGCAGGAGCAGCAGGAGCAGCAGGAGCAGCAGGAGCAGCAGCAGCAGCAGGAGCAGAAGGAGCAACAGAAGCACCAGAAACCGCAGTACCAA